AAGCGCAGATGCTATCAACTGCCGAACAAAACTTAACTCAATATTTAATTGATTTGGGTGTAAGTGAAGTAGATGCTCAAAAGGCTGCGGCTGAAGCAAAGGCTGGTAATATACAAGAATATAATCGTATTGTTGGCGATGTAGCAGATGATACAGCTAATAATTTAGCAAATGCTATGGTAGCTGCCGCTAATGCTACAAGAAGTAATGTTCAAGGCATGGTTTCAAGTCTTGATGCTCTTGGTAAACAATCTGCCAGCGTTGCTACACAGATTGGTAATATGGGTAGTGGTAAGACTACTTATTCTGGACCTGTTGCTGTAGGTGGAGGTTCTGCTGGTGGCGCAAGTTTTAGTGCTTCAACTTCTTCTGGCAATTTTAAAGGAGTAACTGCTACTGCAATAAAAGCTGCGGCTCCTGAAATGCAGTCATGGACTGACCGTTTAAATATGGATTTGAGTGGTTATACTCAAGGTATTGCTCAAATCAATGCCCAAATTTCTGTTTTACAAGGTTTAAAAAACAGAAACGCCAATAAGAATTACAGCAAGAATGGCGGTTCTGGTGGTAAAGGCGGAAAAGGAGGCGGCGGTGGTGGAGGCTCTGATACCGAAGAGTACATTGTTGAACTTGATAAACTTAAAAAAGCAATGCAGGCTTTGGCTGATGTTCAACAAGAGATTGAAAAGAATGATACAGAGTTAGACGCTGCTGAAACTTCGCAAGAGAAATATAATTTATTAGGTAAGAAAATTGAATTATATGATAAGGAAAGAGTCGCTCTTCATAATTTAGCTGATGCTCGTAGAGCAGTTATAAAAACCAATGTTGAAGAGCTGCGTTCTAAGGGATTTAAAGTCGATTATGACCCTAAAAATCATAAGTTAGAAATTAAAAATGAAGAACATATTAATCAGTTAAAAGGTAAAGATACTGAAGCTACTAATGAGTTAAGAAAAGAAATGGAAAAACTCATTAGTACAACAGAAGACTTAAATGATGCTAATAAAGATACATCTCAATCTTGGTGGGAAAATTATTATGAACAGAAAGATTTATTAAAGGAACGTCTTGATACAGAGATTGAAATGTATAAAGAGCAGCTTGAAAATGAACGTCGTATCAGAAATGTAAGTGTCGAAGACATTAAGGACTCTTATAATGATATGATTAACGCTTTAAAGAAAGCATATGATACAGGCGTTATTACCTCAGAAGAATTCTGGGATAAACTTGTCGAAATCGGCAAAGAAAAAATGTCTGCAATTCGACAAGATATTGAAAATACCATTGAACACGCTAAGTTAATTGGTCGTATATCACCTGAACAGGAAGCCGCGCAATGGATTGCCTATCGTGGACAAGTCAATGAAATGATGGCTCTTGGTCAGATTGGTGACTATGATGATTATATTAGTGAACTGGAAGACATATATGAAAAAATTGACAGCTCACTAAAAGAAGTGTATAATAATAGTGTAAAGAATCAGGAACACGCTATTAATATACTGGCTCAGACCGCAGGTACAGAAGAGAAACAAATTGCGATTTACCGCAATATGATGGAAGAAACTTATAATGAAGCCCAGCGTTTAAGAGCTAAGAATTATGAAGCGAATAAAGAAACTATCCAAGAACTTGAAGAACAATGGTATAGTTATTATCAAAATATAATTGCTCTTCAAAAGCAAATGTTGGAAAGACAGCAGGAAGATAAAGAATCTACTGTTAATGCTGTTGTTTCAGTAATTGATAAGAAAATTCAAGAGTTAGAAGATCAAAAGGATGCTCTTTCTACTCTTGGTGAACTTGATGATATGCTTCTTGATTTGAAGTCTGACCTATTGAGCGCGGATGAAGATGATAAGGCATTAATTCAAGAGAAAATTGATTACTTAGAAGAGCAAAGAGATATTTATGCTTCTCTAACAGACACAGAAGAAAAGCGTTTGAAAATGCAAGAAATTGAAAAGGCTCTTGCTGATATTACTTTAAAACAGTTAGAGCGTAAAGTAGAACTTGCTAAAAATAATTTGGTTCAGAGAGTTTGGTACGAAGATAAAGGTTGGGTTTGGGAAGCTGACCAGAGTGCCATTAATGATGCTCAAAAGGAATTAAATAATTTCAAGAAAGAAATGGACCAAACCGATATTGATAATGAGATTGATAGACTTGAAAATTATAAGAAGAAATGGCAAGATATTGTCGATGATTATGAAACTGAACAAGATAAATTAACCGCATTACAAGAACTCGGAGCAGATTGGGAAGCTAAAATTCTCGACAAGAGATTAGATGTTTTAGAAACATTTAAAGACGGTTATGTCGATGTATTGAAACAGTTAAATGGTTTAGCTGATATTGAAAATGGTATCGGCGGAGAAAAGATGCCAGATTATACTGTTAACAAGGGTACAGATGACATCTTTGGTGGCGGAAATGGTCATGTATATGATTTGGAAGCTAAGTATTATGGATATGATGGCAAGGGATATAATGCTTCTATAGATTATTCTCAGGCTATTATGGATGCTAAAAAGCGTAATGCTTCTGAAGAAGAAATCCTTGAATTAAAGCGCATTCGTAACTTGAAAATCAAGGGCGAAAAAATGACCCAATACTATGATTCTCTTGATGATTTTACTGAAAGAGAGAAAGAGTTGTTAGCACAACAGTCAGCTAATGTTGCTGATAATGCTACTTCTACTGGAATTAGTATTGCTTCTACTATTCAGAATTTACAAGCCTTAGACGCTCAATGGTCTACCACACTTGATTTAACTGACCCTCTAACTCAATATAAAACTCAATTAGATGAGTTGTATGAAGCAGAGCAGAAGAATTATAAAGACAGATTAGAAGCCGCAGAAAAATTTGTTAAAGAATATAATGCGACAATGGCTAAGATGGCTTCTACAGCCAGTGGTGGAATTCAGATTTCTGGAGGAACCTCTACTGGAGGTAGTGGTGGTAAGAAAACTTCTTCTGGAGGAAAGGTTGGAGCCACTATTGGAGCTGCGATTGGTAGCGTAGGTGGAGTGATTGGTTCTACTATTGGTGGTATTATTGGTGGAGTGATTGGTTCTGCTACAAGCAAGAAAAACACTTCAAGTAAAACTACAACTAAGAAAAAGTACGCTTCTGGTGGCGTAAATGATTATACAGGAGACGCCGCACTTCATGGAACCCCAAGCCATGTTGAAACTGTTTTCAATGCAGAAGATGGTAAAAAGCTATATGATTTAGTACATAATACTAAAGATTTAGCTGATACTATTGCGGAAGATATGGTTCCATATATTCCAAGTCTGTTTGAAAATATTGGTGAAATTGGATTTAATCCAAGAAATATGATGATGCCTACTATTCCTAAGGTTGAACCGCAGACTGTTGAAAATGATGAAAGTACAACATTTAGTAATTGCAAATTCGAGATTAAGACTGACGCAAATAATTTCGAAGCATTAGTAAATGATATGGAAGTTAAGATTAAAAATAGATAAATTGTAGGGAGGAGTTAAACCTCCTCCCTTAATTAAAGAATGGGGTGAAAATAAATGATTACTCAACCAATGAGTGTCTATCCTAATAATAATGCAATAGATGGAACTTTAAATAATACTTTTGAAATGGAAATTAAAACTTCTGGCGATACTGTAATTGGTTATCAGTTACAGATAACAAAAGTAAATTCTAATACTATTGTTTATAATGGCTTTGGTACAAGTACAGTTTGGATAGACCCTATATACAATGGTGAATTTTTAAGAATAAATGTTCCTGCTAATACTTTCACTAATGGTGAAGATTATAACTGGTGTACAAAGCTATATTCTCCATCTGCTACTATGCCTGTTGCTAATGGTGTTATTCAATCAGGTTCTACTACAACTTCAATAAAGTTAAGACAACATAATGGTATAGAAAAATATATGCAACTAAAAATTGGAAGTGAAATAAGAGAAATAAGTTCTTATAATTCTTCTACTGGTATAGCAGTTGTTTCTTCGGCTTTTTCTTCAGCGCCTGCCGCGGGAGTAGCTTATAATATTATTACCAGTTTTATAAAAACAATGACTTATTCTTTTAAAGGCAGAGCTACTCCCATTGTTAATATTACTGCTCCTGATAACGATGGAAAAGTTATAACAAGTTTTAGTTATAATTTTATTGGTAATTATGAACAAAGCAATAATGTATTAATGAAATATTTTATTTTTAATATTTATAATGCTAAAGGAGAATTAGTAAATTCCAGCGGACAAGTATACTCAAAAAAAATTGCTTATTATGTAGAAGAATTAAGTAATGATGTGGCTATTAATCCTTATACTGTTGAGTTAATAGTTAATAACCAAGACGACATAACGATAAAAACTTCTAAAACTTTTTCTATTCAATACGTTCCTCTTGAAATTCAATTTCCGCCTACTATTAGATATGATGAAGATATATCCGCTGCCATTATTGAATGGCAACAGCAATTACAAAGTTTCGGTATAGTAGATGGAGCTGTTACTTATGAAAAAAATGCTTATAATGATTTTCATAGTGTAGTTTTGAATAGTGATACTTCTATTACTTATAATGTTATAAATAATAAAGAAATGAATTTATCAGAGAAATCTACTATATTATTTAGTACGGTTTTAGACTCTGATAAACAGGGAAAAATTATTGAAGTTACTTTGAGTAAGGGGGATTTAATTTATATTACTCTTGAAGGATTTGTATTTTATATTAATAGAAAAAGTAATAATAAATTATTGAAAAAAGAAATTTATAATATTTTTGAAACAGATTTAAGTTGTTTTCAATCAAATAATACAGTTCTTCCGACTGCTGGATATTATTTATATTCTGAGGAAATTTGGCCCGCAGATTCTGAGGGTAAATATTATATTATAAATGGTTCGGACGCTTTAACCACAAAACATTTTAAAATCAGTATTATCCCAGAAAATATTACTGATAGAAGTTATGAAACAGGTATTTACTTTGATGAAGTATCTGATTTAGATACTTTAGGAGATTAAAGGAGGTTAGAGAATGAGTATAGTAAAAGTTCAACTCTATCCTAAACAAAAAGCTGATTATTTAGTTATAAATGAAAGCGCAATAAAAGAAGAATATTTGTTAAAAAGCAATAATATAGATGCGGATACTGGAAAAGGGCAGAATATTTTTGCCCCTTCCTTTAATCCAGATTGGTCTGCTTCTTTTTTAAATGCGCCAAGAATAATATTACAATTTGAAAATTCAGTGGATTCTTCTATGTTGCCGGAAATTTCAGAAGAAATTTTAGGTTTTAATGTATTTAGAAGAGAGTTTAGGTTAGGCGCGGATGGTACAAAAGAAACCGTAGATTATAGTAAAGTAGGATTTTTAAGCAAAGATGCAGTTGGAATTATTGATTATTTAATTAAAAATAATGCTTATTATCAATGGGTATTAGTTCCTGTAACTAAATCTCATCTTGGTAAACAGTCTATTACTACAGACGACTTAGAAGACGCACGAGTTAATTTTGAAACTTGGAGCGTAATCTTCTTAAAAGAAGGAACTGACACCAATGGTGACACTACTTATGCCGCAGACAATATCTTTATTTTTAGATGTAATTTACAACCAGGAAGTTTAGTTCAGAATATTGATAAAACGCAATTTGATAATTATACTCGTTATCCTAAATTTTCAGTTGGTGCTAAAAATTATATTAGTGGCGATTTAAGTTGTCTATTGAGTGATATTGGTTATAGAGAAAATGAAACAGAAGATGAAGAAGCATTTAGAAATTCTCAAGGAACAGGTTATGTTTATTACGAAGAACCAGTTTATAAATGGGAAAAATGGAATGAATGTATTGCTTCTGGTAAAGATTGTATTATAAAAGATGATAAAGGACATATTTTTTATGGACAGATTATTAGTAATACTGGAACTCCTTTAGGGACAATGAAAGACCCTCCGACTACAATTTCTTTTTCTTTTGTTGAAAATGATACTATTGATGGAAAGTTAATTTATGATGAAATTATTGGTAGTATTTAAGGAGGAAAGGATATATGAGTAAGGTTGTTTATTTAAATAATTTATTTAGCAATGGAAATTTTGAAACAGTTAATCCTAATATAGAAGATAATAATAATGGTAATGGTAATGGTAAAGGAATTGTTTTTAGAACTACAGCTGAATATCATAGCCCTTCTCATTCTTTGAGATATTATAATGTTGCTGCTTGGACAGCTCAATATTACAATACTGGTAACAAAAATAATCATATTTTTTATTTTTCTTGTTACACTAAAGTAAAAAATTTTGGTGGAGGAACAGTGGGATTATATTTTGGTCATAGAGATAAAAATGCAGCTGATGCTTGGCAATTTGATAAAACAATTTTTACCACTCAGCTAAACACTTGGGAAAAATCAAGCGGTTGTTATAAAATACCTGATGAATCTGTAAGTGATGGAACTGCTATTTTTGCTTTTGGAGATACTTCTATAGCAGGTAATCAAGAATATTATTTAGATGATTGTTTATTAATAGATTTAACTGCTTGTTTTGGTTTCGGGAATGAACCTAACCAAGCATGGTGTGATGCTAATATTCCTTATTTTGTATCAGAAATGAAATTTTCTTTTCCCGATGCAACAGAGAAAACTACAAATTTTGTTGATGTATATAACACTGATTACATTTCGTTAGTAAAGGCTTCTGTAATTAAACCTAAATTTAAAATAGAATTATTAGACCTATATGAAAATACAATAGGTGAAATAACTAAAGATATAAGTGCTGATAATTCTGGAAGTATTTCAATAAATTATCAACAAGGCGTCCGCCGCAGTTGTAGTTTTACTTTATCAGATACTTTTGGTAAATATCGTCCTATGTCAAACGATAATATCTTTGGATTTAATACAAAATTTAAAATTTATGTTGGTTTAGAAAATATTCAAACTGGAGAAACTTATTGGTTTAGCCAAGGAATCTTTTATACAACGAATCCAACTTCATCTCATGCAAACTCAAATAAAACTGTAACTGTAAATGGCGTAGATAAATTTGGTATTTTTACAAGTGATACTGGATATAATCAATTAGAAGGAACCTATATTGTTCCTGCTAAAAGTAAACTTTATGCTGTTGTTAAAGATATTTTAAGTTTAGAATTAGGTAATGGATATATGATTGACCCTAAAGAGCCGCATATTGATACTGAATTTATTGATTATGAATTACCTTATGATATTAAGAAATCACCTGGGTCTTACATGGGAGATATTTTAATTGAATTAGGTAATGTACTTGGCGCAGATATTTTTTATGATACAAATGGTATTTTAAATATCACCAGCGGTACAACTGATATTACCTATTCAAAACAAAGTAGTATTTGGGATTTTTCTGATGTTTTACCAGAATATTCTAACGGTTCAGTTTCCTTAAATACGATAGACGCAATTAACATTGTTAAAGTAGTTGGAAATCAAGTTAATGATAGCGAAATTTATATTGGAAACGCAGAAAATCACAATCCTTTATCTCCGACTGCTATTGAGAAAATTGGACGAAAAATTTATTATGAAGAAAGTGCTAATTTACCCAATCAAGCAAGAGCAGATGAATATGCGAAATATGTATTAAATTCTAAATCTATTATTCAAACTGCTATTGGTTTTAGTTCAACTTTAATTCCACATTTAGATGTCAATCGAGTTATTACAATTACAGATGATTATTATAAATATGAACAAGAGAGATTTATTATTCAATCTATTACTTTACCTCTTGATTCAAAAACTTTAATGTCAATTAGTTGTAATAATATTGCATCTTTACCTTATTACGATTTGAGAAATGGAGGTTAAACAATGTCATCTTTAAGTGAGAAATTGATTAAGATTATAGATGAGAGAATAGAGAAGAAATTGGCTCAAACAAGTTTTGTCACTAAATATGTTGGCATTGTGGTTGGTGTTTCTTCTGATAATGCGACTATTACAGTTACTATTGCAGGATATGACACTCGTTTTACTTTTCCTAATAAGACAGGAGAAGTATTATCAGTCGGAGATGGAGTGAAAATTGAATGTAATAATGGACATTTAACTGGTGGATATATCTCTGAAAAGTTCGGTAAAAGTACAATATTAACAAGAGCAAGAAATATTTATATTGAAAATCGAGAACCAACCGCCGCAGATGGACAAAATGGTGATGTATGGATTTATTACCAGACTTAAAGGAGGATATATATGGCAATTTATAACATAGCGACTGGGACAGTTGATCCTAAGAAATTAAAAGCTGGAGATATTATTGATTGTCCTTATTCTGGAAGTGCTAAAAGTATAGCACTTCCAGAAGGTACTTATATATTAGAAGTTTGGGGTGCCAGAGGAGGTTATCGTTCTGATGCAACTTATGCTGGCAAAGGTGGATACGCAAAAGGAACTTTAACTTTAACCGCTAAATCAACTACTCTTTATTTGTTTGCGGGAGGAGCCGGTGGTAGTAATACAGGCAATACTGGTAATGTTGTAGCTGGTGGTTTCAATGGTGGAGGTTATAGATATGGATTCCCCGGTGGAGGTGGCGCTTCCGATGTCCGCATTAATTCTAATAGTTATTTAGCAAGAGTAATTGTAGCTGGTGGCGGTGGCTCTTGTGGTGCCACTAATAAATATGGACAATATGGTGGAGGAACTCAAGGAGGAGCTGCAACTGAAAGTTATGGTTCTTATGGATATGGTGGTACACAAACCGGTTTCACAACTTCTACTACTGCTTTAACTTCTATACCAACAACTAATAGTTCGTCTAACTGGCCGGGTGGTTTTGGCTTTGGCGGTTTTGGAGTTTATCAGAGTTCTGGATATGCTGGTGCTGGTGGTGGAGGTTGGTATGGAGGATGCGGCTCTGTACCAGATGGTTCTGGTGACGATGATAGAGGTGGCGGCGGAGGTTCTGGATTTGTATTAACCCCTTCTACTGTTGGTAGTGTCCCAAGTGGATATTTATTAAAATCATCTGCTTATTATCTATCTAATACTTCTTTAATAGCGGGTAATGCTTCTATTGTTTTACCAAGTGGAGCATCTTCTGTTGGTGTTAATGATAATGGTTATGTAAGAATAACTATCGCTGATATAAAAAGTGCAGGAGATATTTATGTAAAAGTTAATGGAGTGTGGGTTCCCGCGGGAGGAACTTTAGTTAAAGTTAATGGAATTTGGGTAGGTCAATAATGTTTAAAAATAAGAGTAAAATTTTCTATGTATATAGAAATAAGATTGAAAGGAGATTAACATGGCGATAAATTTTGAAACTGTAATTGGTAATCAAACCAGTGCCAATGTTTTAGCACAGATTAATAATAACTTCACTAAGATTAATTCAAATTCAGTCCCAAAAGCAGATTTTGCTACTAATGCGGATACTGTTGATAATAAGCACGCTTCTGAATTAATTCCAGGCGCAGCTACTTTTTTAGATAGTATAACCTCTTTGGCTAATTTAAGTATTGGTCGTTACTTTTGTACTCAAACCAGACAGAGTTGGGAACCTGTTACGACAACAGGAAGTAGAACTTTTTTAATTGAGGTTAGCTTAAATACTCCTAATAATTTGAAAAGTTATAAAATAAATTATATTGCCGGTGCTGGTGCTGGTGAATCTTATTATAGTGATTATAGTAGTGGTAATATTAGATGGAATAGAGTTATAAATAATAATAATGTTGGTAGTGTTGATGCGGTAAAACTTTCTTATGATAAAAATAATAACGCAGGAAAAATAGAAGTTTATGATGATTTAATTTATTTCCCAGAAACTACAAATGGTAAAAAAGGAATTTCTCCTCAAGGTTATTTCCCTATTAATGATGGAACTGGCAGATATTTTAGAGCAGTAGTTAATGTTTCGACTATTAGTTCAAGTCACACTTGTGATTCTTGTGGTTCTGGTTATGATACTTATAAATATAGATATAAATTGACTGTTTATATTTATAACTCAAGTTTCAATCAAATAAAATCTATTACAAGTACTAATTCTATTGATGAAACAAGTGAACAAGGTGGAGCTTCTGAAGCAGGTATTTGTGGATATATTAGTAATATAGATACAGGAGATATTATTATTCCTATTTATACGAGAGCAAGCACACAAAGTGGAGTTTTTTATTATTCAAATACTGCAAATACAGTAGTTTATGTTAGTAGTAATATAAAATTAGGTACAGCTTCTAAAAATTATAGTGCTAATAGAATAGAAATATCTTTAAATATGCCAGATTATTGGTATGGTCCTCATTTCGGCCAGTATTATTATCCTAATTATTGTGATAATTCAGTTGTGTCTTGTTATTGCGTGCAAATGAATGATAATAGAAGTGCGGTTACAACTGCAACTGATATTACTATTGGTAATTGTGGAAGTTATGGATTTGAAACTATAGGGCAGGTTGGTAATGAGGCTTTTTTATATGGCAGTAATGCTGTAGTTTTTAAAATAACAATTTCTTCTCGAACAATACAATCAGTAAATACTGGAGTAACAGTAGATACTTATCCTGATCTTCATCAAGGATTGATAGATAGGAGTGGTCAATATTTATATATTAATTTAAGTGGTACTCCTGTAAAATTAAATTTAAGTTTAACTGTTTTAAATAAAGGCACAAAAAGAAGCGGCGTTAAGGCTTTATTAGAAACAGAAAATTATATTATACAATATAGTGATAGCTCTTCTGCTTCAACTTGTTATTGTTTAAATAAAAGTAATTTAAGTCAAGTAGCTTCTTATAATAAGGCGATAGGCCGCGGTGCAGGTTATTTAAATAAAGTATATAATGATAATTTTTATTGTGGATGGTATACACAGACAATAAAAAGTGGAAATGGAGGTTCTTATGGAGGCGTTGCTTTAGCCGGCAATCGAATTTTAAATTATAACCTTGGTACATTAGATACTGCTGATGGTTATTATTCATATATTCAATTAAGAGAAATTTTTCAAGCAAATAACGGTACAACAATAGGCTATTTTGCTAATAGAATAGAACCCAGTGCTAAAGGGGTAGATGCTATTTATAAATTTGACGGTTTAGGTTGTTTATATAGAAATAAAATAATAGATGACAGTAAAAATAGTAAAATGTTAAAAGCATTTGTGTATAATTAAAAAAGGAGGCTTTTTATATGTATTATATTTTAAAAATAGGAGATAATCCTTGGGATATTGCAATTTTATCTTCTAAAGATGATCTTCCAGATGGAGCATTATATTTAGAAGTAGAAAATATACCTGAAAAACCACAAAATGATAATTTAGTTTTAATTTTTGATGAAGATACTAATTCTTTATTTTGGGGAGAGAGTCCACAATTATATAATCAATTAGAACTAAGACGCGAAGAGAGGATTCGAGAGAGTAAAGAAAAATTAGCTAATTATTTATTATTAAATCCTTTATATTCTAATGCTCATAATCAAACTTATGATTATTATAATGTGACAGAAGAAAAACAAGCATTATTAACTTCTGAATTCATGGGGTATCAAGTTGAAAAAGCAGCGGGTTTAAATTCTATTTTTACTTGGAACGCTGTAGGAAAACCTTGTGAAGTATGGCAAGAAACTGAAGGGGTACAATTAATTAAAGAAATTAGAGAATATGTAAAACCTTTAGTTAAATATCAACAAGATTTAGAAATTTTATTAAAACAAGCTACAACTATGAAAGAATTAGAAAAAATTGAAATTGATTATTCTACTGTACATAATCCTTTTGAAGATAATAACAACCAAAATTTGGAAGAAAGCGGAAAAATAGAAACTGAAAAAGTTACTTTAGTAGATGATACAAATGAATAAACCTGTTTATAGTTTTTCTATGATTAAAGATTTTTATTATCTTTATTATCCATTTAATATTAAACAATTATTATCAGAGAATGTAGGATTTTCATATAAATTTCTGACTATTTCTGAGGTAAAATTAGCAAATCCTGACTTTGGTAGTAATTTCTTATATGATGATAATAAATATTTAAATTCTGTTAATGATAATAAAATAAAATTAGCGGCGGATATTTTAAAAAATGGAACTTTTTGGCCTATGTTTATGACTAAAGATGGTTATGTAGAAGAAGGACAACATAGATTATATTCATTAAAAAAATATAATGAAGAGGTTTCGCCTGTAAAAAGAAAATTTTTGTTTATAGAAATTTCACACTATTTTTCTACAGAAAAAAATATGATAAATTATTTAACAAATATAGATTATCAAAATCCTAAAAACATTTATGCCTTAGATAATAATTATAATTTTTTTATCAGGCAAACTATTTCTCCTACAGATATAGAAAATGAATGTTTTAAAATTTCTTCGGGATTTTTGAATAGCTTAATATTTGAAATAAATAAAAAATCTCCTAATTATATAAAACCTAATCCTATTTTCAATGACGAAAAATTATTTGAAAAATACTTAAAAGACGAGTTGTAAGACTCGTCTTTTTTCTTTTTATATAAAACTTGACATTTGCAAGAAAAAATGTTATTATAATCTTAGAAAAAAACCTCAATATAATTTATAATATAAAGGAGCGCATATTATGATAGAGATGTTACGCGTCGTCGAAATAGAAATAAATGGCTTTTGCAATCGAAAATGCCCTTGGTGCCCAAATAGCAAAATTGATAGAAGTAAAAAAACCCCACTACCATTTATGACTTATATGAAAGTTATTCGAGAATTAAAGAAACATGATTTCCAAGGAACAATTAGTTATTCTCGTAATAATGAACCTTTTGCAGATTTCCGTCAGCTTCGAGCCTATACTTTAGCCGCAGCTATTATGTTACCAAAGGCTCGTTTAGTTACAAATACTAATGGAGATTTTCTTACTAAAACTAAGATTTTATTAAGTGGTATAGATGAATTATCTATTATGGATTATGATTGTAAAGGCATGGAGAAATGCAAACAGCAATTATTAGATTGGAAAGCTACTATCACAGATGTTATTAACAATGTAATTTATGCTGACCTTAATGGAGTTAAAATTGCTTATTGCACAGATTGGCCCAAGAATACCGTATTAGAAGATAAAGGTGGTTTCTTAAAAAAAGAAGGCGCTTTAAAAAATATGGAATTTCGTGCAGACTTAGCTTTAAGAGATTATCCATGTGTTGACCCCGCTTATTTTTTGGCTATTGATTATGATGGTAGCGTAATGCCTTGTTGTCAAATGCGCCATGATAATCCAGAACACAAAGATTTTATTTTAGGCAATGTTGCTAAAGATAAAATTGAAGATATTTTACAAAGTAAAAAGTATATTGAAATTTTAGGAAATACTTCTCTTTGTACTGGTAAAGATTTACCTCTTCCTTGTCAGCATTGTCAAAAGGGAGTAGGACGATATACAAGAGATAATCCTTCTATTTATTTTAGTGAAAGATACAGAAAAGGAGTTGGACCGGAAGATGTCAATAGGAGTTTATATACCTGCCCGCACGAAGAGCAACAGATTACCGAATAAACTTTTACTTCCTTTTGGTAAAAGTAATTTATTTGATTTAGCTTGCGAAAAAATTAGTAACCTACCAGAAAAGTATGGGCGTTATGCTTTGATATGTGAACAAGAGCTAATAGATATAGCCAACAAACATAATTTACCAATTTTATTAAGAGATGAAAAAACTATCCATATGGACGACCCTATTAGAATTACAATGGGCGCGGTCGAGCAAGCTAAGGAAGATTATTTAATGTTTCTTAATCCTTGTTTAGCTTTTTTCTCTTTAGATATGATAGTAGATTGTTTAGAAGAATTTGAAAAATTATTAGATGAAGGAATTGAATATGCGACCAGTTGTAAACCTTTTAAGAACTGGTTATTTGATTATAATACTCGTCAATCTCTTTCACCTATTGATTATAAGTCATTAAATACTAAAAATATAACTGGATTAGTTCAAGCCGCACATTGTTTTCATATTTTTAATAAAGAAGAATTTTTAAAAACAGGACAAATGCTTCAACCTAATCATGGTTTAATTCAAGTTCCAGATATTGCTACTATTGATGTAGATACTAAGGAAGATTATTTATATGCAAAATGGCGTTGGGAAAATTTATGAAGTTGATTTAGATGGGACTCTGTGTTCAAATACAAATGGGGCTTACGAACACGCAGCCCCATTTAAAGATAGAATAGAAAAAATCAATCAACTTTATAATAATGGTAACATAATAAATATAAATACTGCAAGAGGAACAACGACTGGAATAGATTGGTATGATTTAACTGTGCGGCAACTGCAAGATTGGGGAGTTAAGTATCATTCTTTAATAGTTGGTAAAAAACCTCATTATGATTTTATTATTGATGATAAAGCGATAAATCCAAAGGAGGATAATTGGGAATGTATAAAGTAGTAGAAAAGTATTGGGGTCGTGAAGACTGGATACAAGTTACTGATAATTATATGTTAAAAATTTTGAATATTATGCAAGGAAAAACTTTATTAAACCATTACCATAATATCAAAGAAGAAACTTTTTATATTATGTCAGGTAGTGGAGAAGCAATTATTAATGGTGAAAAGAGAATAATTACAAAAGGAGATTATATTCACATTCCTCCTAAGACTCGTCATCAAATTACAGCTTTTGAAGATTTACAAATTATTGAAGCATCTACTCCTTATCAAGAGGATAGCACAAGGGAGGCATTATAATGTTTATAGCAGAAATTGGAATTAATCATCAAGGAAGTTATGAAATTGCTAAACAATTAATTGATGTAGCTAAAGAGAATGGCGCAGATGTTGTTAAATTTCAAAAAAGAAATCCAGATATTTGTGTCCCAGAAAAATTAAAAAATACTACTAAAGATTCAATTTTTGGTAAGATGAATTATTTAGAATATAAGAAACGTATCGAATTTGATAAATCCACTTATGACAAAATTGATAGTTATTGTAAAGAGATAAATATGCCTTGGACTGCAAGTGTGTGGGATAAAGATTCTTTAGAATTCTTAATGCAATACGATGTACCTTTTATTAAAATTCCAAGTGCTTTACTAACTGATATTGAACTTTTAAAGAAAACTGCGGAATATCATAAGCCTGTTATTATTTCTAATGGTATGTCTTATGAAAAAGATGTGGAAGTCGCAGTTGAAATATTAAAAGATTGTCCGCTTTCTATTCTCTGTTGTAATAGCACTTATCCAACTTTAAATTATAATGAATTAGATTTAGATTTAATTCCTTTTTATAAACAAAAGTATCCATTTGCTAAAATTGGATATAGCGGACATGAAGTAGATATTCTACCTTCTATTGTTGCATATGCTATGGGTGCGGAAATTATTGAAAGACATATTACTTTGGATAGAAGTCTACCGGGCGCAGACCATAAGGCAAGTTTAGAGCCAAAAGCAATGCGTGATTTGATAAAAATTATGCGTCTAATAGATGAAATGAAAAATACAGGAAAGACTAAAAACACTCAAGGAAAAGTTCCATATGAGTCCGAATTATTTGCTAAACGAAAACTAAGAGGTGATTAATATAAAACAGTGGTTAAAGATTTTTATTTTATTTTTAATTGGTGGTTTTATTTATGTTGCTATTGAATTAGGTTTCAGAGGACATTCTCATTGGACAATGTTTTTATTAGGTGGTTTATGTTTTATTCTAATAGGTGGTCTTAATAATTATATTCCTTGGGAAATGTCTATTATTAAACAAGGGGTAATAGGGGCTTTAATTGTCACTTCTTTAGAGTTCATTTTTGGCTTAATTTTAAATCTTTATTTAAATTTAGGAATCTGGGATTATTCAAATATGCCTTTTAATATCTTAGGGCAGATTTGTCTTCCATTTTCAATAGCTTGGTTTTTCCTTTCTCTTGCGGCTATCTTTGTTGATGATTGGCTAAGATATGTTCTATTTAAAGAGGAAAAACCGCATTATCATTTATTTACTGTATGTAAGGAGGAAAACAAGTGATGTTAGAAACTTTCTTTACAGAAATGCTTTCTAATCTACAAATGGTTGGTATTGCTTTTGTAGTTTTTGCTTTTGCAGTTTTAGCAAACATTTTTGGAAGCTGCTATTACAATACTCATACCTTGAAAGAAGATTGGAGCACTTCTAAGTTCCTTGATGGAATTCTAAAGATGGTAGTTATTGGATTAGCTACTGGTATTTTAGCTATGGTTGCTACTGCTTTACCTTATATTTTGTCTATGGCTGGTGTAACTATCACAGACGAAATGGAACAAATTTATACAGTAGTAGCTATTTTGGGATTGTATGCTAATGGTATTTTGAAGTATTATCGAGAAGCATATTCTACAACAAAAGAAATCATAGAAAATCGTGATATTGTAGAAGATGTAGATGAACAAATCAAAGTTACCTTTGGTAATAAAGAAATTAATGACACTACTGATGCAGTAGGTTAATTAAAAAAGGAGGAAAAACAATGTTTGATTTAAAGAAGTACACTTATGATATTTTCTGTATCGCAAGAGCCAATGAAATGGATATTGGCGTAGGTAGAGATATGTTCTTAGCTAATGTGCGTGCTGGAGACCATCTGTATACAGGAGAACATACTATTCCAGATTATAAAGCACTAAAGCGTGAATATGATAACTCAACTGATACTGATATTATCGCGGCTCTGCAAGATTATAGTAATTTTACTAAGGAAAATTACAAAGCGTTAACTCAGATGTATGTTAAGAAAGACATCAAAGGCTTTAAATGTCTTTGCGGGGTGACTGGCTTTACCCAGGCCGCAGTTGAAGAAATAGAAGAATAATTTAGAAGAGGATATTTAATATCCTCTTCTTTTTTTTTTATCTTTTTGCTATTGTATGTTTTTGTGCAAATTGCACAAAAATCTTGCAAGATTTTTCATCCAGATGTAGAATCAAACAAAGTCTATGAGAGCGTCGGGAAAATTTGTTATAAAGTCCAAATTAAAAATTCATATATATATGAAAGGAAGGAGAAAATTTTTGAGAAGGAGAATTTAATATATGTATCAACCTAATTATTTAAATCCACCGCCACCAATAAATAACCCTTTGTTATCACAGCAACAAAGATTATTGCAATTAGAACAACAGCAAAATATGATGAACAACAATATGATGCCTCCATCATATCAACAACCACAGGGAATTTATTTAAAGGGCAGAGCTGTTACCGGGATAGAGGAAGTGAGAGGGACTATTATTGACCAAGATGGTAGTTTGTTTATTTTCCCAGACATAGGACATAATAAAATTTATACAAAACAAATTAACATTGATGGAACTGCTACAATTAATTCTTTTGCTTTAGAAAAACCTCCTGTTCAGACAGAGCAAAAATATGTAGAAGTAGAACAAATGAATAAAATTATAAATAGTTTTAATCAACAAATTCAAGTTTTACAACAGCGGATTGAAGAATTATCTCCTGCGGAAACCCAAGAAAATCCTTCCAATAAAAAAGCAGAAGAAAAATCTGCTGATAAAACTAAAATAAGTTGGTAAGAAAAGAGGAAAATAAAATGAATAATATGATGATGAATCCAATGATGATGTTCCAAAGAATGTTTGGTAATAATACAAGTAATTTAAATCCTATGATGCAGATGATGCAACAAGTAATGGGCAATAATAATGGTCAAATGCCAAGTTTGAATCAAGCTCAATTTAAACAATTCTTACCAAATATTTCAGAAGACCAGCTAAAACAGTTGGCTATCCAAGCAAAAAATCAAGGAATGTCCGAAGATGAGATTGCGAAAGGTTTAAATTTCATTAAGGGGTTAATGAAATAATTTAATTTAAAAAGCCTAAATATAGGCTTTAATATATTAAATATTTTTGAAAGGGGAAAACAAAATGACTGATGCTTTAAGTGCAGCTGATGTAATGGCTTTAACAAGAGGAGACGAAGATAACAATATGTGGAACAACCCATTTGTATACTTAGTATGGATTTGGGCTTTTTCTGCATTTGGTGGAGGTTTCGGTGGCTTAGGTAACAACGCTGCTACTCAGGGTGCTCTAACTCGTGCTGAACTCTATGATGGTTTTTCAACAAATAACCTTGATAGACAAATTCAGGGAGTGCAGAGCGGTCTATGTGATGGCTTCTATGCTATGAATACTTCTATGCTTCAAGGACAAAATGCTCTCCAGAGCCAGATTTGTCAAGGTCTAAATGGCGTAAACAACAATATTGCAGAAAATCGTTATGCCGCACAACAGTGTTGCTGCGAAACTAATCGTAATATTGACGCTGTTCGTGCAGAGAATTATAGAAACACTTGCGAAATCACCAATGCTATTCATGCTGAGGGAGAAGCAACTCGTGCTTTGATTAATTCTAACACAATGCAAGAACTGCGTGACCGTCTGACTGCAAAAGACCAGGAGTTACAGACAGCTAATTTCCATCTGTCTCAGCAGGCTCAGAACTCTACTTTGATTAACGCTTTGCGTCCATTCCCGCAGCCTGCATACATTACTTGCAGTCCTTATACTTCAAGTAATGGATTCGGCGCTTGTGGCTGCTAATTTATGTATATTTACATCATTAGAAAGAGCGAGAATTAATCTCGCTCTTTCTTCTTAAAGAAAGGGAGAAAATTAAAATGACTATGAATCGTAATTATCAAAAAAGCACTTTAAATGCTTTTACTACAGCTTCTCAGACTTTATTAGCTGATAATAATGTTGCCTTTGCTAATAATGGAGTATTAACTGGTTGTTCTATCAGCCATGCCGCAGGTACTCCTACTATTGTTTTAGGTAAGCCTGGTCTTTATTATGTTTCTTTTGAAGCCGATGCTTTACCTTCAGCCGCTGGTACTATTACAGTAGCTTTACAGAATAATAGTGTAACTATTCCAGGTGCTATTACTTCTGTTACAGGCGCAGCCGCTACAACTACAAGAATTGTTTTAGATGCTATTGTAGAAGTTAAACCTTCTTGTTGTGCTGTTGATAATACTAAGAATTTAACTTTTAATAATGGTGGAGTTGAAACTGCCTATACAAACGCAACAGTTTCTGTTATAAAACTTTGTTAAGGGAAAGGAGTTTTTATTATGAATAAGATGAAAACTTATTTTCTCTTAAAAGGTCATATAACCAATGAAGACCATGAAAAAAATGAATATGATGAAAAACATATGAGTATGAAAGAAATTGCAGAAAAATGGACAAAAGGAATGAAAAATGAAGATGGAACCTCTGGTCCGCATTGGAGTTTAGCAGAAACAAAAGAGGTAGCAGAAAAACATAAAATGACTAAATATGATGAATATGCTTGGTATGTTACTATGAATATGATGTATAGTGATTATTATAAAGTAATAGAAAAAATGAACGCTGACCCAGTTTCTTTTGCTTGTTATATGTCGGATGCTTTCTTAGGAGATGCAGATTCTGTACCGGCTAATAAGAAAGTTGAAGAATATTTTGAACATATTGTTAAGCATTAATTTAAGGACGCTATTAATTTAGCGTCCTTTTTTTTTATTTGGGTAGAAAAGTTTAATTAAAGATAATATTTTTTCATAATAAACGAAAAGGAGGTATTCAAATGAAGTACAGTATGTCAAAAGGTTTGTTTGTGCAATTAAGCGCAAATGATATTGAAAGAATTGAATATATCCATGGCAAAGAACCAACAGAAAGTATCCAAAATGCCTATAATAGATTAGGCTGTGATATTATAGTAAATGCTAATTTCTTTTCTATGAGTACAGGTAAAACTTGCGGAGAAGTAACTGATGAAGGGAAAATTTTATCAACAGGAATGTCTCCATATGGTTTTGCTTTTGTTGATAAAAAGAAACCAGTATTTTCTTATAAAAATTCTGTTAAAGCTATTGATTTTGTTGGTGGTTATCCTTGTTTATTAAAAGATAATAAGGTTTATATCGACACTAATGAATCTGGTTTTAGTGCGACTTCAACTGCCGCGAGAGGTAGAACTGCTTTAGGTATTACTGCTAATGGAGATTTTATTATTCGTTCTATTGCTGATACAGATAGTAAAAATAAAATTAGTATTAAAAATTTAGCTTTACAATTACAAAATTATGGTTGTATTAACGCTATCAACTTAGATGGTGGAGGCTCTGCTCAATGGATTACTCCCTGGGGTAAATTTATTAGTGGTCGAAAAGTTGATGGTTTTGTTGCTGTATGGTTAAAGAAAAAGACCCCGGAAGGAGATAAAACCATGTTTAACAAAAACGATGTTGTAACTTTTTTAGGCGGTAATGTTTATTCTTCTGCAAGTGCGACAAAAGCAGCTAAAATAATTAACAAACAAAGCGAATGTACTATTACTGCTATCTATGAAAAAGGGACACATCCTTATCATTGTATTTCAAAAGATGGTAACGGAGTTTATGGTTGGGTTGATGCAAATTGCATAAAGGCAAAAACTCAAGAAACAACAAAAGAAGATAAACCTACAGATTATGCTAAAAAAGCATGGGAAGCAGCTTGTAAGAAAAATATTTTAGATGGTACAAGTCCTCAAGGAAATGTTACCAGAGAAATGTTAGCTGTAATTTTAGATAGATTAGGTTTATTAGATTAAAATAAAAAGGAGTGGCTGTTAATGTCTATCACAATTAATTCTGATATTTTAACATATAATGATTGTTATAAGGCAGGCCGCACAATTACGCCAAAGGGTATTATGGTTCATAGCACAGCTACTCCAGGTGCTACTGCAAACAATTTTATTAAAAGTTGGAATAAATCTGGAGTATCTGCTTGTGTTCATGCCTTTATAGACAACACAGGAATTTACCAAACTTTACCTTGGAATTGGCGTGGTTGGCACGCCGCAAGTGGAAAAAATGGTTCAGCAAATAACACTCATATCAGTTTTGAAATTTGCGAACCAGGAGGATTCAGATATTCTTCTGGATCTAATATGGTTGGTTATGATGTAAAAAAGAATGAGGCTTATTTTAATAATGTGTATCAAAAAGCAGTTGAATTATGTGCTTATTTATGTAAAAAATATGGTTTAACTGAAAAGAATATTATTTGTCATTCTGAAGGATATACAAAAGGTATAGCTTCTGACCATGGTGATGTAATGCATTGGTTCCCTAAACATAATAAAAACATGAATATGTTTAGAAATGATGTAAAAACTTTATTAAATGGTGGAATAATTATAGAACCAGGGAAAAAAGAACCTACTGATAATGGTTATGATATTTATAAAGTAACCGCATCTGTTTTAAATGTCAGAAATGGCGCAGGAACTTCTTACGCTGTTGCTTATCAATTATCAAAAGAAGATTATGTCGAAGTAGTTTCTATTGATAATAATTGGGCAAAATTAAAAGATGGAAAATATGTTTCCGCGGATTGGATTACTTTATATAAAAAAACCACAGTGAATGAACCGGATGCTTGGGCGAAGGAATCTTGGGAAAAGGCTGTAAAAAAAGGTATTTTAGATGGAACTAATCCTCGTAATCCATTAACAAGAGAACAGTTATCTGCGGTCTTATTTAGATTAGGTCTTGTTTAAAGATATAAGAGGAGGATTATACTGATGGAAGAGTTAGAAGTAAAAGTAGAACGCGCGGAACAGCGTTCAAAAAGTAATACTCACCAAATTGAAGAAATCAAAGAAGAGATTAAAGAAATGAAAGAGGAAAACAAAGCTATCTATGATATAGCCTGCTCAGTTAAAGTTATGGCTGAAAGATTAGGTAATATTGAAGATAAAGTAGATGAAACCGCGGAAGGGTTAAAAAGAACAGAAGCTAAATTAGAACAAATTGAAAATGCGCCTTCTGAAAAAACTGCGGGAAATCTTGAAAAAATAAAAATAGCAGTCATCACCGCAGTTTGTACTGGTGTAGCAGTTTCTATCGCTACTGCGGTTTTAAAATTAACTTTTGGTGGATAAGAAAAGAGAGAACACAATTAGTGTTCTCTCTTTTTTTTATTCAAAATTTATAACAGAATGAAGTTGTTTGATATGATGAATACCTAAACAAATGGCATCACAAGTATCTTGGATAGGTTTTACTCCATATTTTTCTTCAATAAATTTTTGAGCATTTCTCTTTTGAGTTGCTCTATCTCGTCCTTTTACTCCACAAGTCGATTTCCATTCGGACGAATAATAAATCGCAGTAGGAACTTCGGCTTTATAAATTACATTCATTAGCACGCCTTGTAAGTGAGCCAGCACTTTGAAAGTCCGCACATCATTTCTTTGTAACTGAATATCTTCCAACACAACAGTAAGTTCAGAATCGGGTATGAGTTGAAGTTCTTGAATTTTATTATTTAGCCAATTCTTCATATCATTTATCTTTTGTGTTTCATACCCGTCTGTTCTTACTACTCCATAATCTTCTAATTTTTCATCTTTGAATAAAGACCAACCCGTATTTGAAGTGGCTTGGTCTAAAGCTAAGATGAACTTAGGCATTAGTAGAGCCGAAACCTCCGGTTCTCACACCATCAGCTTCGTCATCATCAGTCTTACAGAAACGAACGATTTCACCCTGACCAATGATGTCACCTTTCTTTACAACGATATTGAAAGGAGATAAGTTAATAATCTGGAAGAAAATATGTCCTTCATTATCTTCATTGTTGTAATAATCTGAATCAACAACCCCAGTTCCATTTCCTAAAAAGAGGTAGTGATTTAGTGGGCAAGAGGAGCGAATATAAAGGTGAAGTACCTGGTCGTCCTCTAATTTACATTTTACGCCCGTAGGCACCAGAGTCAACTTTGTTCCGGCAGCCTTCACTAAAGCCTTCATCTGATTAAGGTCTAAAGTGAAATCACCTTGGAATCTATCGAAATACTTCTGAGCTTCCTTCGCCAGAGCCTCATTGTCTTTTGCTTCAAGAGCCAAAAGTAGAGGAATGTCTCCCTGAACTTCTTTTGCGATTTCATCAATCTTATTTGTAAATTCACTATCAGTAATCTTAATACTTAGCATCTTTATAATAGAGTTGAAAAATGAAGGAATAGTAACTGTTTCTGCGGCGCAAATATCATACGCGGCAGCACCCGCCGTCTTGCGGACTGGCATCGGAAGGTCGCTATTAATATAATCCTTTACTCGTTCAAACTTACAACCCATATTACTCTTCCTCTCTTTCAACAAAATTCTTACGAATAGTTACAATATAAAACTCTCTCTGTTCAGTCTTCTTATACTTGTAAGTAGTAGAACTCTTAGTAACATCGTACTCTTCTTTTGCCTTAGCAATTAAATCCTCGGCTTCCTTTTCAGTATCAACTTCATAAATCTCATCAATCTGCTTTAACATTACTGCCATAATATATTTACCTCCGGTCGATTATTTTTAATTTCTTTTTCAATCTTTTTATAGATACCTAATTGCCCATAAAAAACAATCTCATTAACTTTATCATTTATTAAAGGCATTACTTCATTTATATCAGCTTTTGTAGATATGGCGTAAGAGTTAATTATATTATCTTCTTGAATAATATATAACTCAAACTGCATTGTAAAATGACCATTTCTAAAAACTGCTGTCATTTAAATTCCTCCCTTATATCTTCACAACGAAGGTGTCACAAGGGAATAAGCCAAAATGTTTATCTCCAATCCAAATTTCAACTAAATCAGGATTTCCATCAGCTTCAATCAATTTAAGCCGACCAATTGTTTTAAGAAAACTATCAGTTTCAATAAACTTTACAATTTGCTGAGCCGCACCAGAAATAGTTGTTAAAGTTGAAACTTCAAAAATAGTATAATATCTTAATTCATTACAAAGCAACATTAAATATCTGTACGGAGTCTTTGTCTTTAAAAACTCTTCAATATCTATGATACCTTGCTTTAGAGCCTCTTGATTTAAAGCAGGAAGAGAATTGGCAACTCCCTTATCCAACTGGTTCTTAGTAACCTTAGTAGGAATTTCTTGCTCAACTTTCTGCATATTTTATCTCCTTTGCTTTTTCTCTAAAAGTATTATAACAATTTTTTTAAAAAATGTCAAATTAAAAATACTTATCAGACAAAAATACAATTCGTTCGATGCAATCTTCTAAATCCTCTTTTGTTTCATTTTGTAATTTATATCCTTTATATTCAGAAACATCGAAAGAACTAAAGTCTTCCTTGTCAGTTCCATATCTACGGATAATTTCTCCTACATCTGGATTTTCTTCTCTATTTAAAGAACGAATTAAACGAGTTTTATCTGATACATCAATATAGAAAATTAAATTATCTGTATCTTTTTCATTTTGACAAAGATATTCAAGACCATCTAAATTATAAACTCCAATATTGATATAATCATCACTTAAAGAATCAATAGCAGTTCCATAAAACCAACCATTAAATTCAGAAACTTCAAGCATTTCATTATTTACAATTTTATTAGCCATTTCTTGCTTAGAAATAAAATGATAATCAATACCTTCTATTTCATTTTCTCTTCGAGGACGAGTTGTATATGAAACAATAGGCTTAAAGGAGTTTGGATAACGCTTTAAGATTTCTTTCATAATAGTGTCTTTACCAGACCCCGATTTTCCACATATAGCGATTACTTGCTTTTTCATATATCCTCCTTAATACAAAGGTAAATTACCAGTAATTAAATCAATTATATGAGCGGGAAGAGGTTCAAAAGCTAAACAAGTATAAGTCGGAACATTATGAAATTCAGTCAATCCACTATCTTGAATTAGAGAAACAATAAAACCATTCTCTAATCCTTGATTATAAATTTTAAACAGTTCTTCTTCTGAATTAACATAAACACAAACTTTTTTAAAAGAACCTCTCAACCATTGTGCCAAATAGCTATAGCCGCCCATAGTAATTCGACCTTCACTATCTAATTCAAAAGGATAGGTTTCATCATCTTTTAAAGAGGCTTTAATTACAGCGCTTACACTTGCATGGGCCGCCTGTGCCGCAATCTTGCCTTTCCGCATATTCAAATCTTTTCGTACTACAATTACTTGTTTTGTGTCTTCCATTCTATCCTCCTTGAAAGAGGGGAGAAGTTAAACTTCTCCCGCACTATCTCGTTCGCTTCTTAACTCTATTGTACCATCTTTATTAACTTTTTGGATTTCATACAAAGTATGACCTGGAGTTTTTGCATAACGCTTCGGCACGAATTGGTCTTCGCGTCTAAATCCAGTAATCATAAGTTTATTACCCTTGTTAAACCAAGACTTCTCAACAATTTTCTTTGTACCATCTTCACGTTTTTCAGAAAGCTGTTTATCGAAAGCCGCAAACATTTCTTTTCTAAAACGAACTAACACTACTCCATCTGTTGTTGATAGATTGATTGTACCCTTTGTTTTATTTTTACTAATAACAGTACCAATAATATGAGTTAATTTATAAATTGGAATTTCCTTTCCTGCTTTTGTAAATACATAATCTACCACAGGATTTTCTGGCAATTCACTAAAGTTACTAATTCCATACAAACCACGATTTACATTTTTCAATTCATGGTCGTGATAATAGAAAGAAATACTATCCATTTCCCAACCACTAATATTGCCATCGCCGCAATATTTATTCCATTCTTCTTTAAATAACATATCATTATAAGTCTTTAAAACTTCATCATGATGTGCTTTTAACCAAGCTCTTGCAATATCCATTTGCTTTTGATAAATCACTTTATCATATACTTTTTGATTGATAACATAATTACCATTTTTAGTATCTAATAAAGAAGTATCAAAATTCTCTTCAAAGAAAGATAAAGTCTGTTCATTATTTAAAATGAAATCATCGCCATCTTTAAAATACTTTTTAAGAATTTTAGTGTACTTATAAACTCGAACTATAAAAGCTAAATCTTCGGGGATTAAATTTGCTTCAATCAAACCATTAAAGTTTTGAAGAGTTAATCTTTTCTTTTCGTTACTAACCATATGAATAAAGTCTATCATAATATCAGTACGAGTTTTATCTTTATAAAGATTATCAAAAGCACCAGCTTTAATCAGATTAAGAACAGCCTTTTTATTTAACTTTACTTTTGTCAACAAATCTTCAATAGAGATATAAGGACGATTTTTAATAATTTCATTTACTAAATCATCATCACTAATACCATTAACTCCCTTCAATCCAAAAATGATTTGATTGTTTTCAATGTCAGGTTTAAAACCAAAAGAAGAACGATTAATGTCTACTAAAGAAATTTTTACTCCTCGACTTTGAATATCTCTAATGGCAATCGCCATTTTCGCATAATCTGTTGCCTTTTGAGTTTCATCTTCATCAGCTTCCGCAGAACCCGCATTAACAGTTAAGCAAGCTGTATTCCAATAAATACTTGGATATTTATAATAAAGATTTAATTCTTGTAAAGCAATAGCAGTATAAGGAGTTGTATGATTACGAGAGAAAGAATAACCTAATTGAGGTTTAATACAAGTATTCCATACATAAGTTAAGAATATTTTTCTTGCGCCAGTTTCTTCTCCCTTTTGATAGAATAACTCCTCAAATCCAGCCACTTCTTTCATCTTTTTCTTAGCTACAATCTTACGGGCTTTATTAGCTAAGGTTAAATCGAAATTAGTGATTTTAGAATTCATCAAAGTTTCCATCATATCTTCCTGTGTATTAGGAGTGCCATATACTGGTAGATAATGCGGCTCAAGGATTTTTACTTCTTCCGCAGTTAATCCCACTCTCTTCATTTCCTGATACCATAACTGAATATTATTTTTCATTCTTAAATATCTATCCATAGGCTGCTCTGCTCCTTGTTCCGCCATTAGACGCATCAAAGAGTTAGCAGAAGCTGCATCTACCAGAGAATGAGGTTTTAATTTCTTCGCGCATTGAGAACCTACCGCAGTATCAAATTGGAATAGATTAATAACTTCACCAGAACCCATCAACTTCCAAATCTCTGGATTATCATAATCTAAGACATCGGGGTGAAGATACTTATCATAAGTTTTTTTCAAACTACCTTCATACTCGATTTCTCCGTCTTCCAGAAGTAAATCCATACAAGTACGAAGTTTATCCAATGCTTCAACAGTTAAGAAGTCATATTTTAATGACCCCATATAATCTGAGTCACTCATATTGAACTGGGTAATCTCTACTCCTTTTGGAGTACGCATCATTGCATTGTGCTTTAAGAAACCAGTGTTGTAAATATATACGCCAGAAGCATGACTTGAACGCTTATTCACAATTCCCTCAATAGACAACATAATTTCCAATAGATTTGGATATTTTGCAATCTCATTACCAAATTGCTTAATAGGTTTTCTACCCTTTTCTTCATTACCATAAAGACAATCTTTAAGAGGCCAAGTAAAACCTCGTTCTGCGGGAATCATTGCAGTTAAAAACTGAGCGACGTCACTATCAATTCCATCTGGATATTCTTCTGAACGATAACCACGGCAAGCAGTTAAACAAGCTGACTTCGGACCTTCAGTACCAAAAGTTGCAATATTCAAAACATTCCAACAATCTTTAAACTTATAATTTCTATCATTAGGATTCATGTCTTTATTAAAGAACTCACGAACCGCATTTAAGATTTTCTTTCTACGAGAAGCCTGAGTATCAAAATCAATATCGGGAAGCTCTGGACGAGTTTCAGTTAAATGACGCCAATGAGGAAGATTCCATTTCATCGGGTCCATTTGAGTAATACCCAACAGATAACAACTTAAAAATCCTGTGGCTGAACCACGAGCAGGACCAACTAAACTATCGCCTTTATCCCAAACAATTTCGATAATTTTCTGCATAGTGTTATAATAAGAAGTCATTCTAACACCAAGTTTTTCAGAAATTAACCACATTTCTTTTGCTTCAATATTTAATCTATCAAGATAATTATCATTATACAATCCTTTATTCTTTAAAGACCATACACAATAATTAACCCAATATCTATCTTGTTCATATTCGCTTTCATTCATCTTATCAAGATATTCTTTATTTAATTTTCCTTTGATAAAATTTTCTGGCATAACATGAACTTCTGGAATAATTTGCGGCTGAAACAAATCATAATTTTCGCATTTACTCATTAACTCTAAAGTATTATCTGTAAAAATATTAAAGATATTTTTAGGAATATACTCTTTCATTAAATCATAAACTTCTTCAATAGACATCATATAAGTAAAAGAATAAAAATCATCAACTTCTCTTTCGCCGTCCATAGCATTAAGATAAGATTTATGAATTAATCTTCTTTCTTTTGACTCATAATGACTATCTGTAGAATATATTACTTTCAGACCATAAAAACCTGAAATACTAATAATTCTCTTATTAACAATAATTTGCTCTTTAGTAGTTGAAGGTTGCATTTCAAGATAAAAATCATCTTTACCAAAAGTATCTTCACAAAAATCAATAAAATCATTAATTTTTTGTTTATAAAAATAACTTTTTTCTACGTCTTCTTTTCTTTCAGCTTCATCCAACTTTACAATAAATTTAGCTAATTCTCCGCCTAAACAAGCGGTACTTGCAATCACATGACCTTTATAATCTTTCATAATTGCCGCAAGCTGTCTTTTCTCAATCGGTACTCTTTCCATACCTCTTTGAGTATAAGAATTATTCCAAGCAGTTGAAGAAATTTCCTTTAAAGCCTCATAACCAATAGGGTCTTTAGCGAGAACTATAAAGTGATAATATGAGTGGGTTGCCGCAGTATAGTTTTCCTTATAATCTTCAATATCATCAATAAGATAAATCTCATCGCCTAAGATTAATTTAAAATCTTCATTGATTTTACCTGCTTTAACTAACTCTTTTCTCTTTTGTACCGCTTGAACATGAGCAGAAAGACATTCGTGGTCTGTAATAGCAAAACCTCTTAATCCTATTTCTATTGCTCTGTCAAACAAAGAAGAAACTTTATTTATAGAGTCGAGTAGACGAATGTTACTATATTCAGTATGATTATGAATACTACAATAACTCATTAAAATCTCCTCTCTTATTTTCTATTATATTATAACATATTTTTTTAAAAATTTCAATTTGCTTTTACTAAAACAAGTTTTTGAGAAGCACGAGTTATTGCTGTATAAAGCCAACGCTCATGCGCGCTTGATTTTAAAAATTCTTCATACACTAATACTTTTTCAAATTCGCTACCTTGTGCCTTATGACAGGTAATGGCATAACCAAAATCAAACTCACAAATCAATCTTTTACTTTTAGAATTAGTCACCAAAGGGGCGTTACCTTTAAAGATGTTAGAGTCGATTTCAACGCCATAGTAATTAGGTAAGCTATAATCTGATTGAAAATCAATTAAAGTTTTTTGCCCAAGGATTCCATAGTCTTTTCCGGTAACAATCCCTGTTACTTTGCCTATGGTTCCATTTATTAAGGGATAGCCATCGTCATTTAAAATATCCCAATAATTTTTTAAACAAATAACTTTATCATTTCTATTAGGTAAATCTCCAGAGAAACCAAGATGTTCTCGCATTTCTGCATTTATTTGTCTACGAGTGTTGTTCCGAGCGCAAAGCACTTGGTCAGCCCAACAGAACATTCCCATTGTAACTTCGTCTCGTCGAATAACTTTTACATTAGCATCATCATAAATATAGGGAATAGGCTTTTTCTGTCGAGCCATCATAGATAATCTAATGATGCTATTGTCTTCTGCTTGACGATGAATTTCATCAAGGAAAATATCTGGTGCCTTTAATAGTCCATTATCTTCTCCTATTGGCTCTAATTGTCCGGGGTCTCCTAAAGCAACAATAGGAATGTTAAAACTCATTAAGTCTTTAAGAAGTTTCATCGGTACCATTGAAACTTCATCAATAACAATAAGTCTTATATCACCATCAAGTTCAGGCTTTAAAGTAAAATAAAAGCGTCCAGTTCTATAATTTTTATGTGCGTTATAAATTAGTTTATGAATAGTAGTAGCAGGTAGCCCCTTTCGTTGTAATACTAAAGAGGCTTTACCTGTAAAAGTAACAAATCGAGTATATTCCATGATTCCTGTTAAATCAATAAAATGATTTATAATCGTAGACTTACCGGTACTAAGTACCCGCAAAACCAGAAATAACAGTCATCATTTCTCCTGCTTTATAGTTTTGATTAACTATTTTAATAGCTTCTTCTTGTTTTGCGGTTAAAATCATAATAATACCTCCTTCCATAATTCTTCTGGAACTTTAGTTAATCCTTCGTGAATTTCTCTATGACAATTTGCACAAATTAAAATACATTTCTTCGCTTCTTTCAAAGATTCATTTACAGTTCCATACGAATCTGAAACAATTCCTTTTTTATCTTCGGGATTTAAATGATGGAATTCTAAAGCAGTGATACATTTGTCATAACCACAAATTTGACATTTATTGCCATGAAGTTTTTTAATCATAGAAATATAAGTAGACCGAGTCGCTGTTTTCCCTTTAGGTAAACAATCATAACAATATTGTCTACGATTAGCACTCTTATCTTGAACAATAAATTCTTTTCCACAAATAACGCAAGTCTTTTTTAAACTTGAATTTTTATTTTTTATTCTTTCTTTTCGAACTGCCCTTTGACATTCAATACTACAATATAATTTGTTTTGTCGTTGTGCAGTCATTTCTTTCCCGCATACAACACATTTTAATATCATAAATATTATCCTTCCTTATATTATATTATACCAAATTTTTAGAAAATTGTAAATAGAAATGACTTTTAAAAATCAGTTATATTTCCTTTTACTTCAAAATTATCTATTAAAATTTGAGGATAGGAATTACCATTCCAATTATTGATATTGCATTTACCAATAATGTCTACAATAGTGGAAGTATAATTATTAGGTGCTAAAGTTTCAAAAAATGCGGGGTCAATTTTGAACTTGATAAAACCAATATTTCCTATCATAATCTTTAAAGTAGGATTCTTATCAGGTGACATTAAAGTTTTATTTTGTGAAGTAATCTTGATATTTTTTATAGCTACAATAGCTTCTTTAAAACCGTTACCCCAATAAGGAGCCAAAGATCCAATATCCAACACGGTTTGAGGATTTAAATCTGCGGCTTCAAAGATAAAATCTACATTTAAAGTATCTTCTATTTTATTATAAGGTAATTGCTCTGTCGCATATTCTAAGAATGTCTTTAAATTTTCTTCTGTAAAACAAACACCAAAAGCGTTAGGATGTCCTTGAGCATATTCCGCCAAGCCACTATTTAAAATAAACTTTCTAAAATCGTGACAAATATCACCATCGACTCCTCGTGCGGAACCCGCATATTTTACAACTCCATCTTCTGTTGTAAATTTAGACATTACAAGAGCAGGTCGATTATATTTACCAATAATTTGGTTAGCTACTAATCCATTTAAATTTTTGTCTAAAGCACCTTTTGCATCAATGAAGATAACAGAATGAGTATTTAAATAATCTTCTGTAATATTTTTTTCAAAGACAATAAAGGCTTCATCTCTGTGTTTCTTCTGTCTATTTTTAACATTTGTGACAATGCGTTTGGCTTGTTCAAGAATTGTTTCCGTATCTCCTGGCTTATGACCCCTTTTAATAGAAGGAACTTCTTGTTCAACGGCATCTTCCAAAAAAGCCTTAAAAACAATTTCTCTTTCTTCATGTGTACCTACTCTCGTTACAGCGTTGATTAAAGGAGCAATATAGAAAAGAATTCCCATTGGAGTAATTTCTTGTCCATGATAAACTCGTTCTCCAGTCATAGAATAAGTTTGTTTATGGATTAAACCATTTAAGAAAGTATTATTCCAAGGATTCTGTTCTTCAATCTGCCGCAATCCATATTCAATTAACTTTTTAGTTTCTAAATTCTTAATATCCATCATGTCAGCATTTAGACCAAGAGAAACTAAATCTAAAAATAATTCCGCGGGCGCCTGATGTTGATTAAATTCATAATCTTCGTCTAAACAACGACAAAACTGCCAAACTACTCCAACGCCGGATAAATCCTTGTTCTGATAGTTTTTAGATAATTGATTATTAACTACAATCGCATTGCTGCTTTCATAACTACAATTATGGTGGTCTAAAACAATAATATCAATTCCTAAATCATAAAGTTTCTTATGTTCTTCAAATTGTTCACTACCAGCGTCAGGGATAAAAATTAAATCATAACGCTTATCAAGAATATCCTCTGTAATTTCTAAGCCATGAGTTTTATCATCATGGACTTGATATTCTAAATTTACTTCTGGATAATTGGCTTGTAGATAATTATACAACTCTGCCGCGGAAGTATATCCATCAGTATCACAGTCTACTTGAATTAAAATCTTACTTTTCTTTTGATAATGTTTTAAGAAACAATCTCTTGCTATTGTAATATTATCTAAATCTTGAAAAGGGTGAATCACATTATCAGGAGTATGTAAAAAATCTTCCATATCCCCAGTCGCGATTCCTCTATTAAATAATATCTGTTCTATTGTATTAAAATTAGGATTTATTTCATTGATTAATTTAACTTCCATATATTACGCTCCTTGCACTATTCTATTCGCAAAAAGAAATTCAAAAGTATCTTTTCCTTTATCTATTGGTGAATCTTTAAAATCCAATTTACCAAATTTATCAAACATAATACTAACTACACAATAATTATTCATTTTATTAGCTAAATTAGTTAATAATTTAGTATCTTTTTCAAAATCTTTATCACCAATTTCTTGAAACTGCTTATCATACGCTAAAATAATTTCATCGACGTCGCACAAAGTTTTTATTAAATTGATTTGCGGTAAAGTAACTGAATGACCGCAAGTGGCGACGGCTATATTGTTTTCTTTTCCAAAAAAACTGTCATATAACATAACTGACTTTTCGCCCTCGAATAAGAAAATTCTTTTAGCTTTTCGTATATTCTCTAAATTCATATTCAATCCATATAAATTATAAGACAATGGGTGATTATACATCACACCATTTATTTTCAAAGGCATATATTTACCGAATAATTCTGCTTCTTCTCGAATTAAAGTACGCCCTCTAATTCCTATGAGATTGTTCTTATAATCATAATGAGGAATAACTATTTTATGTTCTGTACCATAATACTTTATACCATATCTTTTCATGGTATCTATTGTTATTCCTTCTCGTAACCAATCAATAGAAGGAATAAAAGATAAACAATCTAATATCTTTTCATCATAAACTTTATAATCAAAGATAATATCGTCTCGATTTTTATTTAGATTGTCATAATAATTTAATATTCTTAAATCTTCTGCTGTTGCTAATAAACCATCATTAGCTTCAGCAGTTGGCGCGAACCCAAAAGTTCCTGCAACAAAACAAATCGCACGATACAAACTCCAATCTTCATAGTTTTGTATCTTCTTAACTTTGCAAACCAATTCAAAAATATCAAAAGTAGTATCACATTCAGTATAACATTTAAACAACTTTGTATTATCATAGTAATACAATTTTTGACCATGTGATTCTCCAATTTGATTATGACAGATGGTTTCCATCATCAAAACTTCATCATTTTTAAAAGTTGGGTTCGCACCAAAAGAAGTGACTAAATCCGCAATTTGATGAATATTAAGATTATTTTTTATAAAATCTTTATCAAAATATAGGTCGTCTATAATTATCACTCCTTAAAAAGTTATTTTCTGCTCTTCCTTTTCTTCTTCTTCAACAACAATTTTATAATCTTCAATAGGAATAAGTTGATAATTATTATCAGTTAAAAATAATGGTGTTACTCTACAAATACCTAAATCCGCAGAACACCACAACTTAACACTTTTATATTTACCTCGTCTATTCTTATAAATATGCAAAGCAATATTCGGTGTAACAATAGAACCACCAGCTAATAAAGTTTCCAGACATTTCAAATCATCTTCTGTAACTGGTAAAGCTATCATACCTAAGTCTACTTTATCCGCAATAGCCTTAGCACCTCTTAAAAGATTCTGATTACCATCTCTTTTTCCTTCCCATTCACCATTCAACTGTGTACTGGAAATAAGAAAAATTCCTAATTCATTACATAAATCTTTTAATCTGATAGCCAACATATACAAAATATTATCTTCTCTTAGTTTTACCCCACCAGTTTTACGAGTAATTTCTTCTAAGATTTTTAAAGAAGTATGGATATAATCGAAACAAACATATTTAACTCCGTGGTCGATTACGTGCTTTCTGATTGTATTTTCTACATCATCTAAACAAAAGTCAGGTAATTCTTCAATCCAAATAGGACTTTTTGAGATAATACCTGCGGCTTTCCGCACTCTATCTTCCTCTCCCTCTGCGTATTGTCCATTTAAGATATTATCTTCTGGAACAGCAGAAAGAAAAGCTAACATCATAGTTTGAATTTCATCTACTTCTTGTTCTGTTGTAATAAACAATGACGGTTCAGAAGTTCCATTTTTTACCCAACCTCCCATAAACAAGTCATATATTTCATTACAACCAAAATTACAAATGTCAGCAACACCCATACGAGATTTACCAACACCCGAAGGCGCAGACCTTAAATAAAACTTCTTTAATCTCGCTCCTCTTGTAATCGTATTGATAAGAGGTCCATACATAGGAATACCAACTTCGGGAGCTTTCTTTAAATTATCAATCAGGTCAAAAATATTTTGTCCTGCTTGGACACCAATATTATTACTAATTGAATTTAAATACTGACTTTTTATTTCATCTATTCTTTTATCAATAGTATCAGCAATAACACTTATATCAGTGCTATCTAACCAATCTTCTTGAGATTGTTGTAGTTTAATGTCAAGAGTAGAAGGATTATATAACCAAGTTACATCTACTCCATAATTCATATAAACTCTTAATAAAGTCATCTTTTTCATACGATTATAATAATAATCAAATTTAGAAGCGTCAGCTATTTTCATAATTTCATTGACATATTCCGCGCCCTTGTTATTATTATAAATCTTATATAAAGTTGGTCTACTTGATAAGAAATTATCAATGTCCAACACTTCAATTTTCTTTAAACCTTGCGCTTTTAGATTATTAACCGCACTAAAAACTATCTTATGAAAATCTTCCGCAAAATCATCTACATTTAGACAATATTTATCTGTGCGGTCGAAAATATTAGGATAATTTATTAGACAACCAAGCACTTGCATAATACTACGCTTATCTATGAATAAATTGTTATTCAATGGTGTCAAGTCCTCCCTCTAATAAATTTAAGTCTACTACTTTTATATTCTTTCTTTTGGATTGCGGCGAGAGGATTTTAATTTCTTTTTCATTTAAAATAAACGAATCAATATCTTTATCTTTATTTAATTGTTGAGCATAGAAAATTGTTTCAAAATACTTCTTAGCATCATCATAAACATATGGAACTATACCAATGCCGCCATTTGCTTTTTCTATTGGATTTTTCTTTATCTCAAAGAAATATTGTAAAGTTTTTAAAATACCAGAATAAGAATAATGATATTTCTCAACATAATCTTTTATTTGTTTCTTTATTCTCGCATTAACATAATCTAAACTAAATAATTGACAAATATAATTATCTAACTCGATTATTGCTTGTGCTGATTTTTCATTCTTTACTTGATACTGTTGATAACATATTTTATGCCAATATCTATTTTTGATTAAGATGTTTTCTTCTTCATCTCTATAAAAATAGACGCCACAACCGGGACATTTTACTTTTCTTCGCACACTTGTAGCCATCTTAATCTCCTCCTATAAATAATTATATCATATTTTTTGATAAAAGTCAAAAAAGAAGACCGCTCTTTCAAGCAGTCTTCTTAATTTATATCTTATTTACTGAACATCTTTCAGTTCAGAAACAATAATATCAATCAGCATTACCTGGTCACGAGAACACTCTGAAACTTTCTTTCCCTTACCAAGATGACGCTCAACAATTTCTGTAATACGAGGAGCGTAATATTCAGAATCCTTAGCTACCATCTTAGAAGTAATTGACTGGAACTCTTCCATCAACTTATCAAAATCAAGTTCAGAAGTAGTATCCATATGAACATTTTCTCTGTCATTGGTTACATACTCACTTCCGTCCTCTTCTGCCTGCTTATCAATAGCATCAGCAATAGCGTCAACTAAATTCTGATAAGTAAACTCAATGCGGTCAGGGGTATACTTGAAACGAGAACCAGCTTCAAAACGAGGTGTTCCGCGCATGAATAAGAAAGTCTTTAAGCCTGTTTCTGTATCAATTTGTCTTGAATATCCGATAATATCACACATACGAGTACAGATAATACGAGGTTTATTACCAAGAGTAGGAACAATACGATTGTATTCTGTTCCATCTTCATTCTGGAAAGTCTTGTCTTGTGCGTGAGAAATGATAACTAAACCATAACCAAGCTGGACAATCTGACGCAGTTTGGCATCAAATTCCTTACCTGCCTTGGTAAAACCTTGACCGAAAGGAACCTTATTGATGGAATCAACGCCTTCGATATTACAGATATACTGCTCGCAATAGTCATAAGCAATATCCGCAGTATCAATAACAATGGTTTCAAACTTTTCCTTAACTTCCTCTTGCTTCAACTCACGCAGAAACTTTAGGAATTCAGACCAGTTATTAATAGGCTGAGCGAAAACACCAGGTAAGGCAGAATAACCTTTCTCAAAAGCAAAAAGTAAAGCACGAGGGAACTTACTTGCTATTGTGGTCTTACCACTTTTAGGCTCACCATAGAACAAAACACTATAACCACGAAGGTCACGAGAAACCTTATGGGGCTGTAAATCTAAAAGACTCATTATTTTTCCTCCTTATTGTTAATTTATACTATTGAGGAAGTTTGATTAAAAATCAAACTTCGCACCAGCAGCATTATTCTTAGCAATAGGAGCAGAAGCACCAGCATTGCCAGAAGACTTCTTACGAGCCTGTTCAGTTCTGGTCTTCAAATCAGCCAGATAAATTTCACGATTTGCCAGAGCTTCCTTAACCTCGGCAACACTCAGAACAGCTTCGTCGCCAAAATCATAAGGCTCCGCAGCAACACCAGTCACAACATACTTCTTACGAGTATTGGTATACTCAACAACCTTATCGGCACCGAACGCAGACTTTTCAACCTGAGTAGTTGTAGTAGTCTGAGTAATCATATTACCCCAAACTCTGGTGAAAGTATTATTCTCAAGGTCACGGAAATACTTTACGCCTTCCTTATTCTCGACCAGCAGCTTCACAGGAAGAATCTTACCGGCATAATCGAAGATGTAACCGTTCAGAATAAGAGAACCAGTAGGCTCCATATCACCATCTGCGTTCTTCTGCATTTCGTCAGTAGTAGAAACAATTAGCATATCTACTTCAAAAGTAGCAGAAGGATTGATCTTATCAGAAACAATATGAGTGAAACCATTGAAGTTACGAATAGAGCTTACCAGTTCACCATCGGGACGATACCAATCATTCAAAGACAGAGCAGAATCAATACGAACCTTAGTAGCCATATTGGTAGTGTTGTTAGTTACAGAAGGAGCAGCCATCAGAGTCTTGAGAGTAGGATACTTCTGGTTTGCGGTCTTCTTCTTTGTAATCTCGCTCTCAAAAATATCAATAGAAACGACATTATCTTCATCAACCTGTACACTAATCTTACCACTAATATACTTAGCACCAGGATTTGCGGCATTCTCGCCAGCTACTCGCTCTTCCAGAGAGCACTCATAAAGCAGTCCTTCGATGTGAGACTTATTAACCATTTTCTTCATATAAATTTTCTCCTTAAAATTAAATATTTTTTCTTTTTTCTACTTACTTAAAACTCACATAATCAATTTAAATAAAATGATTAATCAGAAAAAGTTACATTTACTCCGGTGTCAGTAAGAGAATAACTTGCGGGAGTTTCTCCAATCTTCTCTACATAACCATCAGTAACAAGTTTACGCATTGCACCACTTACAGAACGAGAACTAATAAATAATCCCTCAGCAATTTCTTTTGCCTTAAACAGGTTATTAACATTATCTTTCTGTTCCTGCATATAAGTAAGAATCTTCTTACCGTTCTCTGTAAAAGCTACCTTTTCTTTTTCTTTTGAAGCCTTTAGACTTTCAAAATAAATCATAGCGTCTTCATAGTTGAAATCATCTGTCTTTTCAATCGGATACTGGAGTAAGTGTTCGACCATCGCAATAAAACTTTGCTTTTTTGTCATTGAATAATATCTCCTTTTGATAATTATTATTTCTCTTTTTTTCTATAATAATTATATCATATTTTTTGATACTTGTCAAAATAAGAGAAAAAGAAGGGACTTGAATAGTTTTATCCAAGTCCCATTATATTACTCAGCGGCTTCAGCAGCAGCGGGGTCGTAAGCCATACCAGCATCGGTCAGCTTCAGGAACTTAACCTGCTTGTGAGTACCATCCTCAATCTCAATCTCAGCAGCCTCACGGACACCCAGACCCTTCTTTACGAAAGAGTTAAAAGTACCGGTAATAGAGTTCACAGGTAGACCCAGTGCATCGCTAACATCGTGAACAGTGACATTCTCACCATTAACACCCTTCAGATAAGCCAGAACCTTCTTTGCATTCTCAGACATAGCAGCCATAATAAAAATCCTCCTAAAATTATAATTTATTTTTTTGATTTGATAAAGAACTTATTTTTTTCTTTATCTTGATTACATACATATTATAAACTATTTTTTCTAAATTGTCAAAACAATTTATAATATTTTTGAAATCTTTAATTACCTTAATTATTATAAACTATTTTTTCATCAATGTCAATCAAAGATTTCTTTTTTCGATTTCAGAGATTTTATTCCTTATCTCTGAATATATTATAAACTATTTTTCTTAAAGTGTCAATAAATTAACCAAATGTCGCTTCAAAAGTACAAGACTTGGCCTCTTTATCGTCACGAAATTCAATAAAACGAGGGTGTCGCAGGGCATCTGCGGTTTTCCGCATACAATCCACTTTTACTACTCTATTAATATAATCCTGTGGATTTGTAGCAAAAGCCGCACGCAATTCATCATTAAGACCTGACGAAACTGTACCAATCTCAATTAAAGTATCATCTTTATAAACACCAATTCGCATAGCAGTTTTCCAACCATAATAATATGGCTTAGTTACAGGAATGGTTCTAAAATTAATACCCCTAATTGCTTCTCTTTTGCCTACTTCACACTTTTTATAAAGTTGATATTCTCCATTTGGGTAATTCATATCTTCTTCAATAATCCAATAATCCCAACTGTCTTCATTTTTCCCGTCATATATTTTGGTAGCATCTTCAAAACCAATACATACGACATCAACAGTGTCATGCTCTTTCCATTTAATCATATCCCAAGCAGGACGCTTACCTTCGGTGTAGGGAGCAGTCTTTAATTTTAGTACTCCTCCCTCTTCACCATCAGCTAAAGCTGCACATAAAAAATCATAAATATCCTTTTCAACAATAGCAGCTAATTCAATATACTCATTTAAAAAGCCAAAAGAATTACAAATCTCTACTAACTTTTGATAACGAGCATACGCCCCAAGAGAAGTTAAATCTTCTCCTTCGTAACGAATAACATCATGCAGATAAAAATGAATTTTTCCCTTTTCCTTTTGTCTCTCTACTGCCTTTTTAGGTAGACAACCCATAATAGTTCTTACTTCATTAGTAGTCTTGCCTGGATAATAAATTTCTCCTACAACAACAGTATCATTAGGAAGACACTTTAAAGCCTCTTCAATATGAGGTACATTTTTAATACATTCTACTGGTAAACCAGTCTTAGTACTTACACCTCTACTAAAAAGATAATTACTTCCATCTGTACTTTTGGAAAATTCATACCAGTTTCCATCTTTCTTTAACTCCGCAAAATAATCTCCACTTTCGCAAACTTCTACGATTTTATCTTGCTTTGTTTTTGGCAAACTCCAAACTTCCATAGCTTCATAAATTGGGGCGCCAGGATAGAATTTATCTACTTCTTCTCGTGGATACATAATATACTCCTTAATAAAAAAGACTAACAAAATTTATAGCATTGAAAAATTAGTTGAATTAGTTTATTTAATTAGATATACTGTCGGATTTAACTCTGTTACTCCAGAATTTAATGCTTCTGAATGAGTATTATAAAATACATCTATTCTGTTACCTTTAATTGCGCCGCCGCAATCCTCAGCAACAAAGGTTCCTAAGCCTTCGATATAAACTGTAGAACCATAAGGTATAACTCTGGGGTCAACCGCGATAGTGTGATTTGCTCTTGCGGTTACACCAGTTGCAGTAATACCGTTAGCCCATTGACCACAACATTGACTACAAGGACAATAGGCAGTTAATTTAAAAGTACCAAGACTAATTCTTCTACTTTCCTCTTCTTGTTTACGCTTTTGTTCTTCTAATGCCTTTTGCTTCGCTAACTCTGCGGACTTTACCTTCCAAAGCTCATTAGCGTCATTCCAAACAGTTTTAGCCGCTTGAATAATTTCGTGGTCTTCTGCAAAGCCTAATTTACGAGCATTTTCTGCCAACTCGTGTGCGGCAGTTTTAGCATTAGTAAGGCTAACTACTTGCGCTTCCAAGTCCAAACCATTTAGACTTTCTTCAACATTAACAGTTTCAAGAACATATACTTCTTCCATGATTTCTTCCTGCTCTGGTTCTTCAACAGCACCAGCGTGTCCTAAGAACACAGGAGCAATCATAAAACAAGACATAGTAGCAGCCATAATCATCGCAATCATTTTTTTAATAGTATTTTTCATTATTTCATTCTCCTTTATTTGTCGCCCTAAGAAGAGAAACTCTTCTTAGGACTTAGTATTAGATACTTACTTTAATTTCAAATACTATAAAAATTGTTTGTTTATATTATGTTGATATTATTCACATTACCATATTTTGCAACATGATTGCCTTGAGCAATCTTGTTGACAGTTGGGACACCACTACAAGGAATCTTAATTAAACTATTCTGACTATAAATAATTATAGTGTCATTTTCATTAACAGACAAAATACTTAACGCAGTATCATTATCTGCAATTTTACAACCTATGGCGCCGACTCCATTTCTACCTTGGAAATTATATTCCTTTTCTTCGGTTTTCTTAGCAAAGCCATTCTTTGTGATGGTTAGAATATATTTCTTATCACCACAAATCGGGGTCATAGACACCGCATAATCATTTTCTTTTAACTTCATACCGGCAACACCCATAGTATTTCTACCAGTAGGCGCAATATCCTGAGTAGTAATTTTTATAGTCAAACCTCTGTTGTTAATAATAATTACAGGCTCATTATCAACAAAACAGATTTTCTGAACTTCATCGCCTTCCCGCAGTTTAATACCAATAGTTCCATTTCTCTTAATATTCTTATACTCTTCCAAATTACTTTTCTTAATAAAGCCATTCTTAGTTAAGAATAACACAAAATGCTTAGTAGTATCAGTTAAAATATCTACAATTTTTACATCTTGTAAATCAAGAGCAGAAATAATATTAGTATCATTTTTAATATCACACAAAGGAATTCGATAAACCTTACCATCATTAGCAAAGATAGTCAAAGAATCCGCAGTTGTAGTTGAAAGAATATACTGATAATTTTCTTTATTCTTTTTAGTCTTAAAAGATTTTACATTCTCAATAATCTTGATAGTATAATCTTCATCAATGCCTATTGTAATAGGCTTAGGAATAAATTCAACTTTAGTTTTCTTATCTTTTACAACATTAACTTGTGTAATATCTGTGCGGCGAGGGCTTGCAAATTTACGACTTTCTTCCGCGAGTTCAGAAATGAACACTTTATTAAGTTCCTCTGAATTATTCAAAATTCTTTCAAGTTCATTTCTCTTTTTTGTTAATTCAGCTTCTTCTTCTTTTAACTCATCAATTTGCAGTTTAGTTAAACGATATAGTTCCATTTTTAAAACTGCTATTGCTTGCTCTTCATTTAACTCAAATCCTGCCATTAAAGAAGTTTTTGCTTCTTCTTTTGTATTACTTTCCTTAATAATTTTAATCACATTATCAATATTAGCTAATGCAATTATATAACCAGTAATAACATTCAGTCTTGAAAGAATTTTAGCTAAATCAAATTCAGTACGACGAGTAATGACTTCATACTGGAAATTTACATAATACTTAATTAACTCTTTCAGAGAAAGAACTTTTGGAGAACCATTAACCAAACAAGTATGATTTAAAGAATAAGTGTTTTCTAATTGAGTCTTAGCAAATAAAACTCTAACAATATCTTCGGGGTCATATCCATTTGCTACTTCAATAACTAACGCATTTCGATGGTCACTTTCATCTCTTGCATCAGCAATTCCTTCAATTTCTTTATTCTCACACAACTTTACAATGTCTTCCAGAATTTTTTCTTTTTTTGTCATATAAGGAATTTCTGTAAAGACAATAAGATTTCTTTTCTTTCGAGTTTGAATTTCGTAACGACCACGGATTCTAATTCTTCCTCGACCAGTTTTATATCCTTCAACTAACTCATCTTTATTGATAACAATGCCGCCAGTAGGAAAATCTGGTCCTTTAATAATCTCTACTAACTCTTCATTAGTAATATCTGGATTTGCTACATATGCTTCTATTGCTTTTTCAACATCAGTCAAATTATGAGGAGCAAAAGAACAAGCCATACCTACCGCAATACCAGTAGTACCATTTAAAAGAAGATTAGGGACTCGCGCAGGAAGAACTTCTGGCTCGGTATATTCCTCAGAAAAGTTAGGTATAAAATCTACCGTATTCTTTTTTATATCTCGAACCATTTCTTCTGCGAACTTGGTCATTTTTGCTTCTGTATAACGATAATGAGCCGGAGGGTCACCATCAATAGAACCAAAGTTACCATGTCCATCAATTAAACAATATCTCATAGAGAAGTCTTGAGCAAGACGAACAAGAGAGTCATATACAGAAGTATCACCATGAGGATGATACTTCTTTAGTACTTCGCCTACAATACCAGCACTTTTGGTATATTTCTTATTAGACAGCAACCCCTGGTCATAAGCCGCATAAATGATGCGTCTATGAACCGGTTTTAATCCATCTCTTACATCAGGTAATGCTCTATCTGTAATAACTGATACAGCATAATCCAAGAAAGATTGCTCTACTTCTTCAGACATATTAGTTGGGAATATGTTTTCAATCACTTGTGACATTTAATTACTTCTCCCTTCTAAATATTTCTGTTCTGCTTCTCTTGTAGCTTCTTTAGCCATTTGGTCAGCAAGTTCATTAAACTCCTCTCCAAAATGACCTTTGATTTTCTTTACTTTAATACATCTTTCAAATTGCATCAAAGAATAAATTTCTTTTACAATTTCTAAATTCTCAGGTGGCTTTTTGTCACTTTTTTTAATCCAGTTATTTGCTGCCCAAGAATTCATCCAAGTATTTACAGTATTAACTACATAAGCAGAGTCACTAAAAATTTCAATTTCTCTTTTATTTGTTTTAGTTAAAATCTTGGCGATTTTAATAGCTTGTAATACTGCCATCATTTCCATTTCATTATTAGTAGTATTACTTTTACTTTCCTTATATATTTTAACACTTTTATTGTTAATTGTCAATATAACTGCATAACCACCAAAATTTTCTTTACTTCCATTCTTAGAACAAGAGCCATCAGTATATAATTGAATATTCATTAATAATTGCTCCTTTCTTTAAGACTTAACAGCTTGTTCTCCTTCTGGAGATTCTTTTACATCTTCTTTATCTTCTTCTGTTGTTTCTTCTAAATCATCAGGCGCATCTTCAATAATACCATCGTGAATTTCATAAAGGTTTTGACCATCAAAAACCTCAAAATTATCCATTAAAGTATTAGTAATTACAATAGGATAATCAACAAAAATATCTCTTTCACAAGAAGACATAACTGCGCGAATAGCTTTATCTTTAGGAGATAACTCAACATCTCTTAAAATAGTATAAGCACTTTCAGCCATTTCTGCGCCAGACCCTATTGCAAACATATCGTACAATTCTTGAACACAACCATCAGAAGAGATTGCATAACAAGAATCTCCATGAGCAATGATAAAAGAAGACTCCATGAACAACATTCCGTGGTCTGAATAAACACGATTAAATTTTTGCAGTTCCGCAAAGAACTTAGGGACGGTTTCTCTTACCATATTCTTAAAGTTGACATTATTCTTTAAAATATCATTTTCAGAAATAAAATCTACATCAGAGGTAGAAATGATATTCAAATCTCTTAAAGAACCAACTCCGCCAATATTTACTTTATTTCTGCCCTTAAAAATCTTAAAAGAGTGCTGAGATAACAACAGGCTCTTAGTCCAGCCTGCTGTTACCTGACTATCAGTTGCTAACCAAATCTTATCCTCATCTCTTACTGCAACTACCACAGACATATTAGTTTACCTCCATTAAATATCAACATTAGCTCTATGAGCATTTTGTTCGATAAATTCCTTTCGAGGAGCGACAGAAGAACCCATAAGTTTATTGAAAATTCGAGCCATCTTATCTGCATCATCTAAAGTCATTTGCTTCAAACGACGATTCTCAATATTCATAGTAGTTTCTTTTAATTCCATCTTATCCATTTCACCAAGACCCTTCATATAAGTTACCTCATATTTTTGACCTTGATGTGTGCGCTTGTATTCCGCAAGCTGGGAATCATCTAACAAATATTCAATTTTAGTTCCTTTTTCAACTTTATATAATGGAGCCATAGCTAAATAAACATATCCATGCTCAATTAAAGGACGCATATACTTAAAGAAGAAAGTCATTAACAAAACACGAATGTGAGAACCATCGACATCGGCATCCGCCATAATGATAATCTTCTTATAACGAACTTTATTTATATCGAAATCATTTCCAAAACCCGCACCAATAGCACGAATTAAAGACTTGATTTCTTTATTGGCTAACAACTTAGTAATATCAGTCTTTTCAGAGTTAAGAACTTTACCCTGTAATGGAAGAACTGCTTGAGTTTGTCTATCTCGACCTTGTTTAGCACCACCGCCAGCAGATTCACCCTCGACTAAGAACAATTCAGTTTCATCTGGGTCTTTACTGATACAATCTACCAACTTGCCTTTAAAAGCAGAAGGAAGAACACTCTTATTCTTTTCCCTTATTACATCTCTTGCTTTTTTAGCAGCTTCTCTTGCCTTTTTGCTTGTAATAGCCTTATTAACAATAGTTTTTAATTCAGAAGGATTTTGAGTAAACCATTTTCTAATTTCTTTACCCACTAACTTCTCTACTATTGTACGACCTTCCGCAGAAGTTAATACATCTTTAGTTTGTCCATTAAAAATGGGGTCAGGCATTTTCAAAGATAAAGCAAGAACTAAACCTTCTTTTAAATCATCACCAGTTAAATTACCATCTTTATCCTTTAACAACTTCATTTCACGAGCCATATCATTAACAGTTCGTGTCATCGCAGCTCTAAAACCAGTCAAATGAGTACCGCTGGTATTAGGAATATTATTGGTATATAACTTAGTTGTTTCTGAGTAGTTAGCACTATAACATAAAGCCAAAGAAACACAATATCTATCTTCTTCACTTTTGGTACTAAAGATAGAAGTTAAACGCTTCTCTTCTGGACATAAAGATTTAATATAATCAACCATACCATCTTTTGTCTGGAAAATGATAGGTTCATTATTTTTATAATTTAGTTCAATAATTAGACCAGGACACAAGAAAGAAAATTCTTTTAACTGTTTTACCAATCTATCTTTATCAAGAGTAATACCCTCTTTAAAAATAGTTGCATCAGCTTTATATTCAATAGTGGTCCCATGCTCTACATCTTTTTCAGAATCAACAGAGAACATAGTTCTATGTCCCTTTTTAAATTCCATGCGGGCTTTCTTACCATCTCTTACAGAAGTAACAATAAAAAAGTCAGACAGAGCATTTGTTGCCTTAGAGCCAACACCATTCATACCACCACTTGAGTTATAACCAGTGGAACCATCAGAACTAAACTTTGCTCCTGTATGAAGTTTTGTAAAAATATTCTCCAAAGTTTCAGTGCCATCTTTCTTTTTGCCGAAAGGGACACCTCGACCATTATCTTTAATATTTACAATATCATCATTAGAAACAGAAATTACAATCTTATTACAAGTTCCTTCGAGATATTCATCAATAGCATTAGAAATAATCTCAAGGTTAATATGATGGAGGCCATCGAGACCTACAGAACCAATATACATTCCGGGTCTTTTTCTGATTGCTTCAATACCTTCCAAGGTTTGAATTTGTTCAATACCATAAGACATTATCTTTATTCCTCCTTTGCTAATATTATTATAACATATTTTTAATTAAATGTCAAAAAGGGTAATGAATATATTTATTCATTACCCTTTCTTTTGTTAATTAGAATTTATATAATCTTTTAAATACTCCATAATTTCACTTACAGTAGGATGTCGATGACAAGAACGCTTCTTTGTTTCAGTACAAAAACAGAAAGGCTTGTTCTTCTCGCATTTAGGTACAAGCATATCTTCTAACTCTGGGCAAACCTTGAGTACCTCATCTCGCATCATTTTAGCTAAATTACGAATTTCCCATTGAGCGCAAGTACATAAACGCTCATTCATAAAATGAATTAGCTCTCTTAAATTCATCTTAACATTAATTTCAGAAGCACAAGCATTAGGAAGTAGAAAACGAGCGTCTTCCGCAGGAACACCCATTTCTAACAAATGTCCATAACCATCTTTAATAACATCAATAACATCATTAAAAACATTTAATGCTTCTGGATTATTCTGAATAGTAGGAGGAATTACAAAATTAAAACCATCTTCTTCACAATAGCGCTGAGAACGCTGAGCAAAAGAAGCCATACGATGTCGTACTAACTGATGAGTTAAAGCACGACTAACGCCAGAAATCTTAAAATGAAAATCAGCAAATTCAAGCACAGAATGATGCCCGCTCTTATAACAATGACGCATAATAGCACCCTTTGTTGGCTTACTATCATAACAAGTGCTTGCCGCAATCTCTATCTTTTCTACTGGATTAAAAGTATAAGAAACTAATTTAACTTCCATATTACTTCTTAATTACCTTTCTACGATTTTTCATATTCTTATAACGACGCTGGAAAGTAGCTTTGTGAGTAAGATAAGCCTTTAAATCAGTTTCCAGACAAGACTTGCGATTGGCATAAAACTCCACATTGCGCTCAGCTTCTGCGAGTTCCTTCTTTAGCTGCTCAACCTTTCTCTTGCTTTCACGACACTTACTATCCTCTCTCTTAATACGAGCACGAAATTCTGCAATAGTAATACCAGTCAGTCGACCTGCAATTTCTGCGTCTTCGGGATGAGCCTTAGCTTTACCGACAAAAACCTTGCCCTTGTCAATAATCTTAAACATTGCTTCCTTAGTATTATCATTATAAAAATCAAACTTTTTCATCAATAATGTCCTCCTTGAATTTTCCAGCTTCAAAATCTTTTTTAAAATCTTCGTAAGAATAAGTATCACACGCTCGAATTTCGACATGATTAACTACTTCCTTACAATAAATGCAATACAGTCTTTTTAAGTGTCCCTTTTCTCTAATTCGACTATCTCGGCGTGGAATCGGCACACCCTTATGACCACATTTAGTACAATAAAAGTCACTAATAGTGAAATTTTTAGTACGCAAATAAAATCACCACTTTCTTATTTTGCCTATATCTTTTACTGTATATATATTATACCATAAAAAATATAAGAAAGCAAGAAAGAAATCACTTATGTAAGACTATACTTCCTGTGTCAAAAGTCTTTTTTATATCAATAACTCTTTGATTAGAAGAGCCAACCCAATGTAATTGTAAATCTTTCTTTGTTTCGTCAAAAACACCATCGACTAATACATCTATCTTTTGAATAAAATCTAAATTTTTAATTTCTTCAAAAGAATAACCTGTATATAACCAAATAGTTTTTTCTGGAAAAGCAATTTTTAAATTATTTATCAATAACTTTATTGCTTCTCTATTATCTGGGAATAAAGGATCACCGCCAGTTAAAGTGATTCCTGAAATATAGTCTTTTTGTAGTTCATTACAAATTTCCATATAATCTTCCATTTTAAAAGGAATACCATAATGTGGGTCCCAAGTCTGCGAATTTTGACAATTTTTACAATAATGATTGCAACCAGAAACAAAAAGAGTTACTCTTATTCCATCTCCATTTAACATATCATCATGTTTAATGTCGCAATAATTCATTATTTAAACACTCCTTCTGAAATTCTATTAAGAGTGCGTTCTGTTTTAAAGTCAATCCAATGCTGAATATCCTCTTCTTTAATATTCAAAATATGCTGTAACCAATCTAAACAAATGATTACATCTGCCATTTCTTCACAAATATTTTCATAATCGCCTTTACCACGAAGATATTTAGTAATTGTCTTCTGCAATTCAGAACATTCCTCAATAGAAACAACTAAACCAGTATTATCATACTTTCTGGTAATTAACTCTGATAATTTTTCATCAATCTTAAACATTTCTTTTCTCCTTTATATAATTAAAGATTAAAGCACCAAACGCATTGCCGCAAATCATTATTAAAATATAAACAACAGCTTTAACACTCCAAACTCCAGCTAAAGAAAAATAGAACATATTAGCGATAGAGTGTTCAAAACCTGATAATATAAAAATTACAACTGGTAGAATTATAAAAATTACATTTTTTGTTTTATTATAATTATCAACAGCAAGATACATCATAATGCCACAGAACATAGCTAAAATAAAAATAGAAAGAATATCTTTATTCAACTTATTCGTGCAAATTATATCTGCGGAAATAGGTAAATTTCCTAATTTTGCAAAAACGCTTGTGAGAAAAGTGCCTATGAAGTTTCCTATTATAATAATAGGAATAGCTTTTAACTGTTTTTTTGTTTTTACAAAACCAATTTTTCCTGTAAAAAGGTTAAATTGTTGAATTATTATAGTTAAAAGTCCAAAAGAAAATAAAAATGCGGCTATAATTGGATTATCCAGGGATAGGTAGATAATACCACCTATCCCAATCATAAAACCAGCATAAACAGATTTTATAAAATTATCCATTACATACTTACTCTATCAGCAATCTCAGCATTTTTAGAAGCGTTATAACGAGTATCACCATGAACTCTTGTATAACCTAAATATCCGTTCATTCTGTCAATTTTAGTAATCATCTTAGAATGACACTTAGGACATTCATCCATTTCTAATTGCTCATAGCCACAATCTTCACAATAAGATAAGGATAAATTAATGCCTTCATAAAAACCTAACTTCATCGCTCTACGAACTAAAGTTTTAAAAGCACCTAAATTATAATCAATAGGATAACGAACATATTGAATTTTGCCACCATTAAATAAATTCCAGAATCTACTTTCTAAATCCTGTTTTTGGACTGGTGTGATATTCTCAGTTACATGACAATGGAAAGAATTACTTACATATAATTTATCAGAAACATTTTTAATAATACCGTATTTCTTTCTAAACTGTTCAACCTGTAATCCAGCTAAAGATTCAGCAGGAGTACCATAAATAGCATATAAAATGCCATCTTCTTCTTTAAACTTATTAACCTTTTGATTAATATACTCCATTACTTCAAGGGCAAAAGAACCGTCTTCAACTAAAGATTTTCCATGATAAAGCTGCTCTAATTCATTCAGCGCAGTAATACCAAAAGACATAGTAGCAGGCTTAATAACTTCTAAGATTTTTTCATCAGGTTTTAAATGACCCTTATAAAAACCACCTTCACAAAAAGCTAAAGGATTAATAGAAGCTCTTTTTTCAGCTAAGAAATTAAAAGTTTTAATATGAAGTTTTCTAATTAACTCTAAATAGTAATCTAAGACTTCATAAAAATCTCTTCCTTCTTCTCTTGCTTTTGCTAAAATCATAGGTAAATGTAAAGAAATTGCTCCCAAATTAAAACGACCTTCAAAAACAGGAGTATCGTTTTCATCCGCAGGCTTCATACCTCCGCGCTCATACCAAGGACTTAATGAAGCTCTACAACCCATCAAGCTAATAACCTTACCATATTTCTTATAGACAGAAGGAATATATCCTTCGCCAGTTAAAGAAAGATAATCTGGATACATTGCTTTTGAACTACATTCAATAGCCTTATCAAATAACCATTCATAAGGCTGACCAATTCCATGTAGATTTTCGTCATATAAGAAAGTTAATTTTGGAAATAAGACAGGCTTTTTGTGTCCATCTGCACCTTGACCATTCTTACGGACTTCCAAAGCTACTTCTGAAGCCATTAAACCCCATTTTGTAGTATCGACACCAAAAGAAATAGCAATAAAAGGATAATCTCCACGAGAGGAACCTACTGTATTAAAACGATATTCCCAAGATTGGAAACCTTGCTCCATATCTCTGCGAACTTTCTTAGTAGCCCACTCTTCTGCCTCTTGCTGAGAACAAGAAACGCTGCAATCTTTCATTAAATCATTATATTCTTTTAAATATCTTTGATAAGACTTTTCAGCATAAGGAGCCAATACAGAGTCTACTCTTGGAATAGTAAAACCACCATATTGCATAGCTGCGGCAGACATAGTGACATCACTCATAACATCAAAAGCAACATCTAATGTTTTAGGCTCATTGTACCAAACATTGCCCATTTCAAATCCGCCTTTTACAACAGAAGCCATATCAAATAGACAACAGTTCATTGTGTCTAAACGAGCACTTCTATCATGGATATAAATATATCCTTCTTTCATAGCTTGTCTTTCCTCAGAATTTAAAAAGAATTTCTTATATAGTTCTGAATTAAGCTCGCTATAAATTAAACTTCTTTGAGTACTTACCAAAGAACTGTCAGTATTAGCATTACTTTTATCACCTAAATAACGAATTTTCTGACCATTCTGATATACCCTATCTAACATATGTACGAAGTCAACTTTGTAATTACGATAATCTCTATAACTTTTAGCTACTTCGGGTTTTATTTCTTCCAATGCGCTTTCCACAATGAAATGCATGGTTGAAATATCTACAACATCTATATTTAAATCTTGTACTTTAGTTGTAACAATATTACATATTTTAGTAATATCTTCATCTGTGAAAGTGACCATTACTCGTTCCGCAGATTTCCCGATAGCAGTAATAACCTTTTGAATATTAAAAGGCTCTAATGTGCCATCTTTTTTTCTAACAGAATAACCCATTATAATCTCTCCTTCATTTAGTTTTTAGGGGCGTATTTATAATGAAGAAAATGATTTCTTAATTGAACCAAATTGCCCATATCTTGTATCTTATCTTATTTTATTATACAATATTTTCTACTAAAAGTCAAGGAAGAGACGATTAAGCCTCTTCCTCAAAACAATGTTCGCAATACCCCTTGCCATTTTTATACTTAATTTTCTCTTTACGAATATACTCGCCGCACCCATCACAATAAGTATATAATCCTTCTAAGCAATCAGGGCAAATGTAAATACCTTCCGACTCTAAATAATATAAGTCTTCAATATCATACTCTAAATGACAAACGCCGCAAATATTATCTGTCACAGTACAAGTATCGCAAGTTCCTTCTTTTGTTTCAACAGCTATCTCTTTTCCGCATTGTAGGCATAAGATTGGTTCTCCTATTGCCATAAAATGGTCAAAATTTTCTAAGGAACAACAACTGGGGAAAAATCTATAAAAAGTTTGAGGTCGTTTAGTATCATTATATTGGCAAGTATAAGGAGTTTGATAACAAACATATTGCTCCTCTTCTTTATCATATCTTTTAAGAGGAGTAAAATCTTTATTCTCAAATAATTTCAATATCATATTATCTACTTCTGTCAAAAATTGAGAAGAATGATAAGGATATTGTTTATTATAAAGAACAAAAATTTTACCATCTTTCTGTCCAATATGAACTAACATTCTCCATACTTTTGAATTCCAATCCATAATGCTACCAAAAGCATCGTTCATTCTATCATAATTATCATCTTCGGTAATATAATAAGCGACTAAAGTAACTCCATCAGCCATATAATTTAAATTACCAATGCGATAGTCACCATCATACATAGAATGACATGAATCCCAACCTCTATCATTATCTGAAATACTTAGATAATCATAAGGACAAATAGATAATTTTATACTACCCTTCTTTTTAGAATACATTTTTTGGGAAAAAGTGGAATAATAATTCTGTAATTCATTCTTTGCTCCTGTTGAAGTAAAGAAAAATTTAATTGCTTTAGAAAACTTCATTCCTTTGAGAATTTTGATTTCTCCAATTCTTCCTTCGTATTCCCAATTATCAAGAACCTTATTACTCCTAAAACCTTCTAAAGTAACTGCTTCATTCAAGAACTTATTAAACACATTCAATGTGTATAAGTTATTAAAATATTTATAAAGGTTCTTCTTAAAGAGAATAAAAGACTTTTGAATATCTTCTTCATCGTTACGCAACTCTAAAATATCATTAGAAATAATTTCTTGACCGCCAAAGAGTTGATAAAGTTTTTCTTTATTTTTAGACCACTTATCAAGAATGTCTTCAATAGATTTTCCAGCATTTTCAGTATTATCAAAATTTCGTTGAATTATTTGAAGAATATTCTCTTTATATTCTTCTTTAATTAGTGGCATATAATTCCTCCTTGAGATTATTGCTTAAAAAATGGTAAACAATCTTTACATAAGAAACTATTATGAAATCGTTCCATTTGAGTTTTAGGAAAAGATAAACCACAACACATACATCTTTCCATGCTGTCATTTTCAGTAAAATAGCTAAATCCTGTTTCTAACTTTTTACTTTCTTTTACCATATAATATATTATATCATATATTTTATCATTTTGCAATAAAGATAAATATTCATTTTGACAATGCTCGTTATAATAACCCACAGATAAATTAACACCTGCGATATTTAAAGTGGGAGATATAATACAAATATCAGAGAAAGTTCCAGATTTAGGAATAAAACCGAAAGAATTGATATATCTTTGAAACAATTTATTATTACAATCATAATAAACTGCGTCATTCTTTCCTTTTCTATCTAATTCTACAATAAATTTTATAAGTTTGTCAAGTGAAGCGTCTTTAAAATCTTCTGTAAACTGCTTCGCGCCTTTGCCACCTATTTCTTCATCTGTTGTAAATAATACATAAGGGCGCAAACCAGCTAATAATAATTTTATAATAATAAATATTCCTGCTCTGTCATCAGCTCCGAGACCTTCTGGTGACCATATTACTTTTTCAACACTATCAAAAAATAATTTCTTTTTAGATTGATTATGAGCAAAATCATTACCATAACAACTATAAAATTTGTGGTCATAAACTGTGTCCATATGAGCCACTAATAATATAGGATAATTTCCTTTACAGAAAATATAACTATCAGTAATAATTAAATCTTCTTTATTAAAATTAGCCTCGACAAAATTTGTAAGAGTTGTTTTCATTTCATCTTGACTTAATCCTAATAAATAATATAACATATTAAGTTCTGTCAATTATATACCCTCCTATATCTCTTACTATATAATTATACCATTTTTTTCTGGAAAAGTCCATAGGCTCGTCGCATATGGCAAAATTTCCATATAGGCGCAGATTTCGAATAGCGGTCGCTGACGTGACCAACCTTTAAAAATTGACACCTTATAAAAAAAAGTGTATAATAAATATGCAATAAAGATTATATTTAATATGGAGGAATTATTCAATGACTAATATTGGCGAGAAGTATGAGTGTTATAGTAAAAAGATTTATGGCTTTTTAACTATGAAAGGCTTTAGATATGACAAGACTTTTAAGCATAAGACAACAGGAAAAAAGTGCTGGGTTTATACTATGACATCTGAATTAAGTCAAGCTCTAACTGAGTGGAGTAATAATAAGCCTGAAAAATAAAAAAAATAGGGACAAGTGTTTTTAAGCACCTGTCCCTCTTTGTATTATACAAAAGGAATAATAGAATCATACAGACAATGATGTTTCGTATCAATATCTTTATCTAAATGATAATGACCAAAATACCAATTCTCATATTCAGTATGATTTTTGATAAAATCTAAATAACGAGTGACTTCATCTCCCTCAAACCAATAGGCTAATTGAGTAATAACACTTTGCGGTCCCGCATGAGTAATAATAGTATCCACCTTGCCGCGCGCATTATCTAAAGCGAATACTCCTTCTTCTTGCTCTTGATAAGAAGGTACTTCTTCTTTCCACCAAGTCTTATTCTCAACTCGTGTGTGTTTATCGGTAGAAACTGCGCCGCCCATTGTCCAAACAGTTTTACCATCTATTGTATAAATTTTACCTCTTAAAAGATGAAAAATATTATCTGATATTTTTCCAACTAAATTTCCGTATTTTGTAGTTTGCTCTACTTTATTCAGTAAAGAAAAATTCTCATGGTTTCCATCAACGAATAAAATCTCAAAAGGTAATTGAGAAATTTTTTGAATAGCTCTTTTTTCTTGCGGGGAGTTGTCCCATAAAAATCCCGCATCGCCGCAGACTATAATTGTATCTCCTTTTGTAAAATTAGGATTATGTTTATACCAAGACCGAATTTTATTCCAATCAATAGGGAAATGAATATCTCCTGTAATCCAAAACATTTTAAATCACCTCTTAATCCAACTATTCCATCTCTTGTTTAACTCTTTAACCAATCTATCACAATCAGTTTTCTCTTTAAAAACGCAATAAATATATCCACCTGTTTTCCCTATCAATTCTCCATTGTATTCATCTCTTGCCATACGCATGAAGTTAGCATAAGACAAACCAAAGAGTCTCGGCATAATAGCATTATAAGTACCATTCAAACAACAGTTAATATATTTACAACTTTCAAAAGTAAGACAAGGTTTATATTTCCCTTTGTGAGAAAAAGAATCGTCTGTTACAAAAGCAATCATAATAGAATCTCCTTCCTCAATTCGTCACACTCTTGTTTTTCTTCATCAGTCAGTTGCATAAACTCTTGCCACTCTTCTGGGGTTTGCGGCAAGGGGATTTCTTTTATATCTTTAATACCGCCAGAAAATCTTGTGATATTAGCTTCTACTATTGCTTTAGGAACATAATCAGTAATTATATACTTCTTAACTGTTGTGGCAGAAAAACCAATTTCTCTGGCAACTGCCGCATAGGTATGAAGCGAAATATACAATTCATTCATTTTTTCAATGTCTTGCGGCGTTACCAGTTTTCTTGGCATTTTTAATCCTCCATTAACTGCTTTAAAGCAGAGATTTTATCATAGAGTTCATTGATTAAAACTCTAATATTAGTTTCTTTTTCATTTTGGTCATTATCCATGACCTCAAAAATTTCTCCATGCTCAATTAAAATCTTATCATCTGGAACATAGATACTACAGTTATTATCAAAAGTAATACCCATAACTTTAGGAAAGAGTTGCTCTACTAAATTATCAGCATAAACCTCTTCGGAAGGAATATCTTTAATTATTTCTTGCCGTCCGCAGAATTGAGCATCATATATAAAATGTACTTTTTTAGTGTTCTTCATCATAAGGTACCTCATACCTTTCTTTAAAATAAACCATGTTATAAACAACAGGAGCAAAGATACTGCGGTTATCAGTAGGAGAAATACCAGAAGCTACTTGTACCATAATGACTTCGTCCATATTAAGATTTTTGATAATATTCAATGAAGCCGCGATGAATTTATAAATATAAGTCTTGCCATTCTGATACTGAACAATGAAACGCATTGCATTTAATTCAGAATTTTTATCACGCTCTTCAATATGTTTTGCTCTTGCAATTTTAATAATATCAGAACCAGTCATAGATATTCTCCTTTAGGCAGTAAACTCTTTATAAATTTTTCTCTTTTGATTAGTCAGATAAGTTTTTACACTTTTAAACATCATATTATCTTCTGCGATTTTATCTGCCTTTTGTTTGTATTCATCGCATTTTTCTTGAGAAATAGCATTGTATTTCCTTAAAATATTTAAAGCGTTTTTCGCACTATCAATATAATCACCTACAAACATATATCTTTTAGTTAAGACATAAGGATGATTTTCAAGTTCTCCTATCGTGCAGACACAACGATTTGCTTCGTAAGAACTCATATCATACATAATATTTCCTCCTTTATCTTATAATATATTATACTATATTTTTTGTTTTTTGTAAAGAAAAAAGAAGAACCAATAAGGTTCTTCTTTTTATATTTAGTCACAAATAATAAACTTATGACCAAGAGCCTTCTCAATCTCTGCGCGAGTCATCTTAATCGGCTCATCAAAATAATGAGTCTTAGTCTTAACCAGAGTTCTAACATCAGTCAGCCATTCAATGAAATCATCAATCGCGTCAAAAGGAATAGACACAAAATGGTCAGAATCTCCAGCGCCGATAATCACATTATTAGCCTCTCCCTCAACAACAGCATTAAGGAAATCCTCAATGGTGTAATAGTTAATGTCAGGAGAAGTAATGCCACGCTGGCGTCCAGTAGCATCAACAATAGGAAGAATAATTCTTTGATTATCAATTACTGAACGACGAACAGCATTTTCGTCCTTTGCAATCTTCTTACAAGTACACTCATGCGGCTGAGGTGCCTTCTCATTCTTATCCTTATTCTCAACTTGCGGCTTAGCATACTCATGACTAAGAATACCAAGCCCAGTCAGAACCTTGAACAGGTCATCTTCGTTGTCAATACGGATTCTACGCACGTTCTTATCCATTTATTTTTCCTCCCTTAAAGTTCAATATTATTATCTTTGCAATACTGTTTGTAATCATCAGAAGGCTCACCCAGCTGATATTCAGTATTACGGGTCTTAGCAGTTCGAGCCTTCACATCAAGAGCCTGAAGAGTAGAAGTGGAAACATTCATACCATCTTCAAAACGAGGGTCACCATAAATCCTACCGGCGAGACACCGGGGCCACAGCTCCGGCGCCTGAAAAGGATTAGTAGGATAAGAAACAACAGACCAATTTTCCAGCTTAGGCATTTTTCTTTTCCTTTCTATTACATATTTTTAGCCAGCATAAACATCAGCATAGGATTCTTAGAAAAATCCATTCCAGACTGACCATTCATCATCTGAGACATCAACAGCATCTTCATCATTCCATCATTATCGCTATTGCCATCAGACATAGCAGACATCATAATGAAAGGAGCAATATTACCAAAAGGATTATCCTCGGAAGGAGTTACAGTGTTTTCACCAAACATATTGCCGAAAACATTGATGACCTTGGTAACAAAATTGAAACCAAACATACTCTTGGTAGGAATAATATTGATTTCCTCACTCTTAAAGGGGTCAACCGCAGTAATGCAACCATTCTCAGTGCCGCCCTTGACAATAACATAAGCGTCCTTGTGCTTAATAATATCACCAACAGCGACATCCTTAGCAGCCACCGGCATCTGCATAATCATACCGTCAGCATCCATAGTCATTTCAGTCACATCAGTGAACTCATTGTCACCAATGTTGTAAACTGCATATCGACCATTGCCAGTAGCAAAAGCCAGACCCATGAAGGACATCTTAAACTTACCAGCAGGAACCTTACCAAACTCAAAGTTCATACCAAACATATTCTTCATATTAGTATTCTCCTTTTTAACAACATTTTTATTTTCTGTCATAGCCGCAGTAGTAGCTTTTTCAGACATAGCTCCAGCGACTGCTTCATAATTTACATGACCGCAAAGAATCTTCTTGATTCTCTTGACTTCTTTAATTGTGGTACGCCCTGTGAAACTCGGACGACCAAAATCATCAGTGGTTGTGTACTTCATATTGAGTACAGAAACAATCATTACAGGATTGCTGTATCCAATATTGGTTTCAATGTCATATACATTACCTAATACAGCAAATTCATCGGGAAAATTGTAAAAATACTGTTTCTTACCAGTTGCCTTGTAATCACCATTAGAATTTTCTTTGCAAAATTGAACCGCGCAAGTTACTAACATTATTTTCACCCCTTATTTTCTATATTTATTATATCAAAAAAATTTGAAATTTTCAACCTCAGTCAATTATATATAGATAATGCTCCCAGAAGATGTAATTAGTTTCTTCAAGAGAAACAATATGCGGGCTGGTGTCTTTTACTGTGAAAATGGTATCACGATTATCTTCAAGGAATTTTTTAAAAACTTCGGTATGATTAAAGCGTGAATTTAAGATTTCATCGACTTTTAATCTGACTTTTGTTCCAATAGGAATGGGTTTATAATTTGCTAATGCTTCTTCGATTTCTCCTGTTGTTTTAAGAAAATTTAGGAAAGATTCTCGACTTGAATAAGGAACAACCTGGTCGGCGGTAATTACAGCCCGAATTTCCTTGTTAGTACCAAATACTCTGTAATACCAACTTTTATTACCATAAAAGCGAGTTACTTCACACTTTTCTTTAGTTACAGGATGAAGAAAAACATCTCCTTTTTTCATTTGTTTTTCCTCCTTTAGCTTATAATATATTATACCATATAATTTTTATAGTGTCAAAAAAGCCAGCGATTTTGCTGGCTTTATCTTATTCATCGTCCTGTTCAAACTGGTATCTGTTCTTTTCTTTAGATTTTCTTTGACGGCTTTTATTTTGGTCAGGTTTGCGCTTACTCTTATAACCGCAATCATAACAATACCATCTATCTCTATACTTATCGTACTCAAGAACTTCGCCACATCGAGGACACTTCATTGATAAAAACTCCTTTATCTTTTATCTACTAATTCTTCTGCGATACCTAAAATTTCAGCACCAAGGAAAGCACTTGCTAATACCGCGACACTTCTTTTCTTAATAGCTATTACACTACCTAAAATCCTAATACCGGATTTCGTCATAGAAATTAAAAAATGACCTTTATCATTCATAGTTTATTCTCCTGCTTTAAAATTATAAATTGGAATTAATCGTTCTTCAATATCAACAGTAGGCTGAATATAGTTCATAATTTCTTGATAGTCTTTATAAACAAAAGGAGCTTCATCTAAAGTAGATTTATTTATACAAGTAGTATAAATACCTTCCATAGAATTAGCATATTCATCTACAGTAAATAGTTCTTTTGCTTTTGAACGAGAGTAAAGTCTGCCTGCGCCATGAGGAGCGGAATAATTCCAATCTTCATTCCCTTTACCAACACAAACCAAAAGACCATCACGCATATTCAGAGGAATTACTAAACGTTCTCCCGCATGAGCAGCAATAGCGCCTTTCCGCAGAATACGCTCTTTGACATCAATATAGTTATGAATAGACTCAATAGTCAAATCATGGTATATAGGAGCTTTCATCGCTAAAGCAATAGCACAAAGCATTTCCATACGATTCATCCTTGCGAAATTTTGAATAATAGCAATATCATACAAATAATCTTCTAAATCATTGCCTTCAAGATACATCATGTCTTTAGCTACAACGGGCTTCTTATAAGATTTAATAAAAGATTCTCTTTCTTTAGGCGGGATAGTTTCCAAAATCTTTTTGAAATCTTCTTCAACAACTTCAGCAAAGCGAGACTGAGCCAAAGACTGATAATAAGAAGCGACCTTTAAACCGATATTGCGGGAGCCAGAATGGACAGAAAGATAACCATTTTCATAGGCTTCGATAAAATGATTACCTCCACCTAAAGTACCCAAAGAACGCTTAGCTAAATTTTGAGTATCTTTAGAAAGTTTATCCCAACAACGCAGAACAGAAAAATCAAATTCATCGGACATCGTAGTATGGACAGTACGTCCCGCAGGAATTTTAGAATGAATAATCTTATCTAATTCTTCTAAACGATTAGCAAAATCAGTAGAAAATTTTGCCAAAGTCACACCGCAACCAATATCAACTCCTACGATATTAGGACAAATCTTATCAGTGATTTTCATAGTCGTACCAATCGTACAACTAGCTCCAGCATGAACATCAGGCATAATTCTAATATGAGCATTTTCACCAAGAGGAGAATTAGCCATATTGATAATTTGAGTTAATGCTTCCTGTTCGATATTGTCAGTAAAAATTTTTACCTGTCCATATTTAGAATTTAATTCCATAATCTCACCTTCCTTACATAATAGTCCACCAATAATCAAAAATTTTACGATACATATTGCCATTTAAGATTTTCTTTTTGTACCGTCTTACTTTTCTATTAGCATAATTCTTAAAGAACTTATTTCCATACCACCAACGCCGTAGATGCGGCTTCTGGGTACTCTGCCGACGATAAAAGGTAGAGTAATAAACAGGATAATAAGAAGAGAATTTTGCTCCATAAGGACCATACAGATAATCATCAGGCTCACGCTCAATATCAAGAGTCCGCATAAGTTTCTCTTTATACTTTCTCTTGCGCTCATATTTATTAGTCTTTCTCTGACCTTTACCATTTTTCTTTTTCTTTGCAGAAAAGACTTCGTTATCACACTTACAGATAGGATTTTCGCAATTATAGCAATCATTCATACAAATCATACTGCTTTTTCTCCTTCTTTCGTTTTCTTTTGTCTTTATCTGCGATAAACTCTTTGGCGGCTTTACAACTTCCACAACCATTTTTGTTATCACAAAACCAGCAGCCATCAGCTATTGCATACCACCAATAGTTAGGAACTGAAGGTTTTAATTTACGATATTTTTTCTTTTTACTCATATCAGTTCCTTTCTTAACCTTATAATATATTATATTATATTTTTTTAAAAATGTAAAGAGAGCCTGCGATTAGCAGACTCTCTTATTTTAGAAGCGAGGAATAGGGTCTCTCTTATGAAGATTATAAATATGAAGTTTCTCAATCTTTTCGATAGTTTTCTTATCAATACTGTCACTACCATGAAGATAAGCATTTAATTCTTTATAAGTGAAGCCTAAATTATCTTCATCAGTTTTTCCGCAAAGACCATCAGAAGGAACTTTATCAACCAAGTGAGAAGGTAAACCTAAAGCATGACCTAAAGCTACGACTTCATCGGTAGTAAAGTTTGCAATAGGATTGAAGTCATGCGCACCGTCGCCCCATTTAGTAAAATAACCAACATAGGCTTCAGAAGCATTACCGGTGCCGCAAACTCTATATCCCATCTCTTGTCCAATAGCATAAAGAGTCGCCATACGAATACGAGGTGGAATATTAGTTAGAGTATGATTAGATAAAGGAAAGAAACTATCAATGTTTTCGTTTGCCGTATAGTTCTTACTATATCTAATCATATTATAGATAGCATCATAAGCAGGTCGAATATTTACAACACGATAAGAAATACCTAAATGCTCACAAATTTCAATGGAATCTTCGATGTCTTTCTGTTCTCCATTAGGCATAAGAACTCCTAAAACCTTATCCTTACCAATGGCTTTCGCACATAAAGCCGCAGCAACCGTACTATCTTTACCACCAGAAATACCAATGATAATACCCTTAGCATTTCCAGACCGGTTTTCAAACCAATTCTTAATCCAGTTAATTACACTATCCTTATAAAAATCAGCGTCAAACATTTTATCTCTCCCTTATCTCTCTAATTTATGAATAAAAATCTTTCTGTCTTTACACACTTCTTTAATCATAGTAAGAATAATATTCCAATTTGCTCCACCTCTATCACAACCAATATGATACGGAAAAGCAAAAGAAAGTTCGGGAATAAAACTTTTATGGGCTTTCTCTAAACATCTATAAAAAGCCTCGTAATCAGTATATCTCTTACCATCATAACCATAGAAATATTGCGAAAACATATTTACAATAAATTTCTCTGAACAATTTACAATTTGGCTTCTCCCTAAAAGAAGTTCTTTAGGACTTGTAAAGCACAAAATTTTATAATCTTCATAGGCTTGCGGGAAGCGGCGTTTAACTTCAGCCGCAATCCCACTACCCATAACGCCTTGACAATTCACTTGATGAAAAATTACATTTGCTTTTGTATTAAACAAATCTCCAGTAATAAAAGTGATATTATCTTCCATTAGAAACCTCCATTATGAAGTTTATCTCGAATTTCTTTTAGAGTATATTCCAGAGTCATCTTTCCATCTTTAAAGACAGTTCTCATAATACCTCCACGAGAATCGTCCCAAGTGCGCTCGTCCTCATACCGCATTTCGCCATTCTTATCATAAAAAACTACACAACAGCCCTTTTGAGATTTCTTAAAGTGTCCAGTGTCAGTCTTAGGATTCTTAAAAATCATCATGGGAAGTTTATTGTCAATTTCCGCATAAGTAGCTTTTACTGCAATGCCGAAAGTATCTCTGGTATAGGGATTAAAACCACCTTTCTCATTCTCTTCGCATTGCATAGAAAAACTACCAACTCCAAGAGAAACTGTATTACAAGCAAAACCCTTTGCCATCAATCTCTGATAAATCATTTCGGCTCTACGATAAGTAATACTATCACCATAGATAGCTTTAACATGAGGATTAAGAGTTAAATATCCCTTAGAATTTACATCTCCACCAAAAATCTCATAAAGTCGCCAAACAGTACCCTTATCCTGAGAAGTCAAAGTATAGTTTTCTTCCAGAGTGACATTATAATCTTCAATAAAATAATAATTACTATCGGTCATGCCGCCACGCTCTCGGCTCCATTCAACCTGAATATGCGCCAGAATATAATCTCCATCAAAAGAGAAGATACAATCTGTGTCCTCTTGAATTTCCTCATAATCAAAATATTCACGGATAAACTCAGAAGGTTCCTCTTTTAAAGCCAGCCATTCATCTTCGGTAGTCAGATAAAAAATCTCTTTACCTGCGATAATCTCTACGGGGTCGCCACTATCTCCACGAATAGAAATAGTTCCATTGTGCTTCATAATATCATCATAACATTTAGGCAAGATATTATCAACTAAATTCCAATAATCATAACTATCAGAAACCATAGAAAAACTTTGATTAGGATAGATTTCATTTAGAAGTCTTTTAATCATAGTTTCCTCAGACCCATCAAGAGCATAATTACTACACATAACACTATGCTCGGTAGAAATTGCACCATAAGCAACAGGCTCTTTAGTACAATCACAATTATAATACTTCTCTAAGAAAGGAATGGCAGGAACAGTTGCGGTATTTAAGAAAGACAAACAGAAAGCCGCACTGCTCTTAGTCGCGCTTTCAAGACTCTCTTGACCTCGCATACTGAAATCACCCAGAGCACGAGCACGAGGAATTTCATCATCTACTGTTCTATCATAATATTTATTTACAATCTGGCGATATTTATATCCTACATTAGCAGAAATCATAGGATGCCACAGAGAACAACTCATAATAGTTTCAATAGCATTGACAATCCACGCAAACTGCGGGTGAGTATTACTAATTTCAATCATAGGAACCTTTACAGGAACTAAAGTACCTTCTGGAATTGCGCGAATTTCAATAGGCAGATAACCTAAATCGTAAAGATTTGCTACCTTTTCAGACTCATATGACCCTTCACCAAGCGTATAGGTTAAAATTCGATTATAGTCTGTCAGGACTTCGTCTTTGGGCTTATTGAAAAAATTCTCATTAAAGTATTCAATGAGGTACTGCTTAATGAAAGCCTGAAGTCCAAACATCACCAAATGAGTATCTTCTACTCTTGACATACGGGGAGTAAAATATGACACAATCTTTGTCATATTCTTAGGATACTGCTCAGAATGAACAGTTTTATAAAAATCACACAACAGTAAAGCAGGACAATTATTCATTAAGAAACCCTCTCAATCTTTTCATGGTCATCAGAAATCAAACTATCTGTGGTAAAAATTCTATCGACATAATTAGTAGTAAGCAATTCGCCTTTAAAAATTGCTGGTTCACAATGAGAACAATAGAAGTAAACTTTAGCTGCACCAAGTTCCTTTAACTTCTTCGCAGCAAATAGAGTAGTAAATCCTTTTACACAAAGGTCATCTACAATTAAAATATTTTTATCCTTAATATCAGGATTTTCAAAAATATTATAATCTGTAATTTTACCAGTGTCAAGGTCACGATGTTTATCTCCAAAAAAGGAAGGTTTTGACAGAGGAGCTAATACTTCTCGATATTTCTTTTTGGCACCATTATCGGGGAAGAAAAGATAATCAACATCATGTTCCTCGATAATATCATCTACCATTTGCTTCAAGTTATATCGGACAGTTCTATCTAAAACTGCCATAATAACCTCAGAGTGCGGGTCCAAGACTAAAACCTTATCAAAATTCAAAAAATTAACAAACTTTCCGAAATACTTTGCAGTAAACATCTGATTGTCAGTCTGTCTATCCATTCTTTCATAAGGAATATACAGCATTTCCAGTACCGTAGGAAGTTCAGGATATACATCATCAAGATAACTCTTAACAAACATAAGAGTATTTAAATCTTGACAATTTTCATACTTCATAGTAACAACTACAATCTGAGTATCTTCTCTGGAAAACTTAATAGGAGCTAATTTCAATTCTCCATTAGGAAATAAAGAAGTTTCTACTTCATTACCATTAACGCTAATCATTTCAGTCCTCCTCGTTAATAATATTGATTTGACAGGCTTTCATAGCTTCTAATGCAGTCTTATGACGCTCAGGAGTGACGCCCGCGCAACAAGCTGCATCCACAGTAATTAGAGCTTCTGGAACCGCAGCTTTAGCCATAATAGCATTAGAAATAACACAAATATCAGTACAAACTCCTACAAAAATGATTTCATCAATTTTGCTTTTGTTCTCACTTAGAATATTCATCAGTTTAATAGAACCGAAAGTATCTTTCTTAATTCTACTATTGATAATATCGCAAGTATGAAGGGTGTAAAGAGAAGCGGTTTTTGCATATCCACTAATCTGCTTATTTAACTGCCAGCCTTCGGTCATCTGAATACAATGCGGAATGGGGAGATTCTTACCCTCTTGAGTTTCAAGATAGTTCTCATAATGAGTATCTTTTGTAAAGAGTAGTAAAGTATCAGTACCTTCGTACTCTTTAATCTTATCTACTACCTTTGGAACAATGGCTTGGGCTTCTGGAGTACCCAGAACTCCATCAATAAAATCGTTCTGCATATCGACGATTACTAATACTTTCATGCTTTTTCTCTCTTTCTTTAGCTTATAATATATTATATAATATATTTTTCAAAATGTAAAGAGGGTTTGCGTTTTACAAACCCTCTTTTGTCAAATAATATTTTTAATTAAACAAACAATGCTCATTGTGTAGCAAATCCAGTAGGTCAGCCAACGAGGTTCCTGCCCGCTCGCACAAACAATAACATTGCCTACGCCAACAAAAATCCACATCACCAGAAGAAAAATATCAATCTTTTTCATTAGTTACCTCCTCAACATAATAGGTAATCCAACTTTCAACTTCTTCCATATAGTGCGATTCGACATCTTCCTCCGAGGGGTCTTCTCCGAAACTTTCCAGTAAATCTTCAAAAACATCATCTCGGTTCAAAATCCCATGACAACCCTCATAGCTTTCATAAGAGTCAATGGCGCACTGTCGAGCATAATCTTCTGCTTCCTGCTTATCTTTTGCTTCGATTGTCTCGATGAATTCAGCTCCACCAAAACCACCGCCAAGTCCAGCGTAAATATTAAATTTCTTCATTTTTTTACTCCTTACTTACTGGTATATAAACTTCCATCGGTATTTAAGCGAGGAGTTATAGCGATTGAATATTCACCATTACCTCTTTCGGTTGAAACTACAATATAATTGACACCTGTATCATCATCTACTACACAATAAGTGTGATAGGCACCATTAGTATTTTCATACCAAATTTTTAGAGGACGACTTTGTTCATCTGTTGCATTACTTGTAGTTACACTACAGGCTCCAAGGAAAAATACCGTACACAAAGAAACAATAGCAATGAACTTTTTCATTCTTTACTCCTCAACAATATAAATAATAACATAAGGAATAATTACTCCATGTTCATTAGTTTCATGGTAAGTAAAAATTGCTCCATCTTCATTACTATCCAATTCACAATTTACAAAAATCCAAGGAACATCATGCGCTCCTCCCTTGAATAAAGGTTCAGCATCATCTTCGCCATAAATAATTACATCAACATCAAAAGACATAAGGCGCAAAATATCAATCAGTTTCATTTTAATCTCCAATCCCATGATAGATTTTCCAAATACGGGTGTTATATTCTTCTTTATCTTGAATTTCAGTTTCATCTATTGGACACATAAAAGCATTTAAAACCAATTTATAACAAAACATATTAGGACAAAAGTAACAGTTGTTAAAGATAGGCATATCATCATTAGTCAAATACTTCATAATCGCTGCACATATACCTGCGCTTCTTGAGATACCAGCTTCGCAATGCACAACAATCAAATCAACTTTATCTTTCCATTCCAACACAAAATTTGCTATTTCTTTTGCTTGCGTTAAAGTCATAGGCTGGTCAGTTGAAAACATTTTATCTTGAAATCCATCAACATCATCAAAAGCTAAACGCAAAATAGCTTTAATGTGCGGGTTCTTTGCAAAATCATTTTTACAAAGTTCGGGGTCAGTAATGGAAATAAAAACACAATCCTTCTTTACTCTATAAGAAAAATCTGCGGCGTTCTCTCTGGACAGTACAATAAATTCCATTATTCTACCTCCACTAAAGTAAAGAGATAACCAGACATAATAGGAGTATTAGCTTTTACTTTTTCTAAAAGAGAAACAGCTTCCTGATAAGAATTAACCTGGAAATTTCCTCCAATTTTCACAGGAACAGAAATATCATTATTCAAGTCCTGCATAAAAGTATAACCTACAACATTAAACATTTTTATCTCCTCACTTTCTATATATATTATACAATAAAAATAAGAAAAATGCAAGAAAAAGACCTACTAATAGTAAGTCTTGTTTGGAACGCCTTGCGAGAGTCGAACTCGCACTCTTTGCTTTCGTAGAGCAACGCTTTCTTCCATTAAGCTAAAGGCGCATATAACAGAAGGACACTTTGCCGGCTTCGCGGTGAGTTTTACCCGTATACAAGGCGTGTCCAAAGGTGCAACCTGCGCATCACCGCAGAACTCCCTAACCCTCTCTGTTTTTGGCACGGCTACTGGGACTCGAACCCAGATTATTACAGCTTAGAAGGCTGGTGCCATTTCCATTAGGCGATAGCCGCATATTATAACAAGACACTAAAAAATACCATTTAAAAGATGGAGCCTTGGTGAGGCGAAAAATTTGCTGTATGTGTCTTTGGAGGCGTGAGCCAGATTCGAACTGGCGATTAACAGTTTTGCAGACTGCCCTCTTTGACCACTTGAGTACCACGCCATATGGCTGGGACATTAGGACTTGAACCTAAAATTACTGGGTCAGAGCCAGCCGTGTTACCAATTACACCATATCCCAATAACTACAAGACGCTTCACATACTGTGTCCGGAAATCGGATTTGAACCGATATTATTTCTTTTTAAGAGAAATGTCTTAACCTTTTGACTATTCTGGAAGTAGATTTGCTGTAGGCGTCTTAAAATTAAATTAAACAAACTTGCCACAACTTTCTGTCGAAACCAGTGATACCGCGAGGAGGTTGTTGTGGAAATCACCGCAAGACACAAGAGATTCGAACTCTTATCAGCTGTTTTGGAGACAGCTATGCTACCATTGCACCAGTGCCTTATATAAAAGAAAGGGAGAAACTTTCTTAAACTTTTTTACTTATCACTACAAGTGATTTCTTCATCACCAAAGATGAAATCATCAATATCTCTATCCATCATCCAATCCTCCTTCTTAAATAATCTGGGGTGAAGGACGAGATTCGAACTCGCATCTGCTTGAGCCACAATCAAGAGCTTTACCAGTTAAGCTACCAACACCATATAATCTGGACGATTTCTATGTTTACTTTTCCTCTTGTAAGAACCTTTACCTTTCTTACTTCTAACAACAGTGCCTCTACGCTTAAACTGAAGATACTGTTCTAACTCCTCTTGACTTTTCTTAAAAATACGCTTGTCCATTTCACTTACCTCTCTTTACATTTCGATGAAGTACAGACTGGCTAAGATCAAAATAACGAACTGCGACTAAATTCTTAAAAAATCTCACTATTTCACTTCTTTCTTAAAATTCTAATTTGTTTTCTAATTTCATTTACACTAAAAGTTTCATAAGAAGTTTGAATAATATAATCTTCGTCTGGTTTTATTTTAGAAAAATAATTCAAAATTCTCAAACCTTGATTATAATGAGAAGTATGATTATCAATCTGGTAATTAGCCCAATCTAAAATTTCTTTACCAGAGAAGACTGCGTTTTGATAACTGAGAATATTTTTCATATGAACTCCTTATAATTGGCGGAACGGAGAGGACTCGAACCTCCACATCGTATTCCTACGACTACTCAGAGATTAGCAATCTCCTGCCTTACCAGTTAGGCTTACCGTTCCATATAAGGGAAATTAAATTAACTTCCCCTCTGCACGCTCAACCGGAATGAGCTTCCTAAAGCCGCACTCCTTCATTTCAGTGGCTCCATCCTTGTTCTTTTTTGGAACCTGCTTAGTACACAGAAATACATTACTATTTCCAATGTGCTCTAAGACAGAACCACAACGAGGACATTTATAACTCTTTTCTTTTGTTTCCCGCTTCTTCGGCTTAACGCCAAAATAGCTTGCCATATCAGAGAAAGAATTAAACTTAGGCATTGGAAAACTCCTCCTTAAAATAATTAAATAAGAATTTATAAGAAAAATTATTTTGACTTTTTTTCTTTCTCGACACGAAATCAAAATATTTTCTTATAAAGTACCCAATATTTTTAGTATAGAATTTGATTAAAAAATATTGGCTGTAAGTGTCGAACCTATAAAGGCGAAATAGATAAATGAAAATTATCAAGTTTGTTTTACTCGATGCGACTTAATAAATTCTTCTTATCTGTCAATCTTCTTGTAAAAACTTTTTTAGAAAGTAATAGTTATTAAAGAAAAGATTGCTGTTAGCACCGAACCTTGTTAGGAAACAAAGCGATTATAAAATCGCATGGCTGGCGATAGAGGACTCGAACCTCTAACCCTTGGGTCAAAGCCAAGTGTAGTTGCCGTTACACCAATCGCCAATATAAACAAGACACAAATTTGTTGTTGCTTCACCATTAAGCTATATTTCAAAAAGCTGAAATAATAGGATTCGAACCTATAATACACAAAGTAATGTGTGATTGCTGTTTGTGTCTTTTTTCTCTACTTTATTATAAACTAATTTTTGGAACTTGTCAACTCAAGACGCAATCTCTATCAACTTCTTTTAATCCCTAATTAAATGTTTTATAGAAAAAATAGATTGCTGTGTGCGTCTTTTTTCTTATCCTTATAATATATTATATAATATATTTTTGAAATTGTAAAGGGGAGATTTCTCTCCCCTTTAAATCTCTTAAAGGGTTACGCAATCATACATAGGGTCAGACAAAGTCTCGACCATAGCATCATATGCGCTCTTGCCCATGTTGGCAATTAGACTCTTAAAGACAGACGGAGACTGTCCAGAAGCAAACTGAACGCCAAGGAAATCAGTAGTAGCCAGATAAGTGTCATTGCGAGAAGCAACATTCCACATTACCACATTAGGCATCTGATAACCATGCTGGCGGAACTTCGCACGCATAGAGTCCAGGAATCCCCATGCACGATTCTTCTGAGAAGCCCAATAGCCCTGACCCATATAAGCATCAATCTCGCCATCAGAGATAACGATGATAGCCTTAGGCATATCTTCCGCAGGAACTCTACCCTGGATTGCAGTATTTAACACAAGGTCAAAAGCTGCCTCCAGATTAGTGTTGCTAACAATAGAAGGAACATTCTGAATCTTGTCGTACAGAGTGTCACCCTTTAAAGTCACGAAAGAAGGACGAGAGCTGAAGGTCATGAACATATCCTTGAACGCACCGTGGTTACGCTCAGCGAAGTAAGTCGCAAGACCAACAGAAGTACACATAGGACGCCCGCTCATAGAGCCAGAAGTATCAGCCATGACCAAGAAGTTAGCGCCATCACCGACATAATCGGGAAGTGCCTTCCACTGTGCTTCCAGCACACGGTCATAATGGTCAAACTTGAAGCTATTGGTATACCAGCTACCTCCAAAACCCATCTTCTCAAAGATATCATAAGGATATAGAGTAGCAGCCTTAATAGTTGCCTCTCCCTTTTCTACCTTCTCGATGTACTCCTTGAAAGTATTCATACCATGACGCTTAAAAGCATCACGATAGATAGCCATAGCACGAGCAGGAACTCCCTCGTAGTCAATGTTATCCCAGTCATTTGCAGACATCTTCTGCTCTACAACATCAATATACTTACGCATGGCGGAGAGCGCCTTACGATAGTTTCTCTCAGTCAGACCCAGAGCATGAGCAGTCTTACGACCAAGGCTAACAGACTTGGCAGAAGAAGTATTGGTGGACTTCAACCACTTTGCCATGATAGAGATAGGCTTACCAGCGTTCATATTCTTGGCATCAAGAATAAACTGAGCCTTAATCATAGCCCATACGGCATCCTCAAGGTCAGTGCCAACCAGCACATAGAGGTCGTCCCAACGACCAAAATGAGGAATGTTATTCAGGTTATTCAGAACAGTCTGAGGGTGAACCTGTGCCATATACTTCAAAATAATTCTGAAAGTATTACGCTCGCCAAGACCACCACGCACATTACGCGCATAGAAAGCCATCTTAGTAGCCAACAGAGGGTCTTCTGCATAAGCCGCCGCAAACTTTCTGGTAATACGAGCATAATCTGCTCCGCGCAGAGAACCAATAGAGCCAAACAGGTCTACAAGGTCATCGCCAGTAGACTTATAAGCTACAGCCCCGTTCTCAGTCAGAGTAACATTGGAAACACCCTTAGCGGTATCAATAAACTTATTCATATATATTATCCTCCTTTAATTCCATAGATACTGAATTTTACTTAATGCTTTTGCTGTAAGTACCTTAATAAAGGACTTGGCGGGAAGGATAGGATTTGAACCTACGACACGCGGATTATCAGTCAAAACCATTGCTGGAAAAGTCTTTAACAAGACTTATAAGTACGCCGCTCTACCACTGAGCTACCTTCCCATATAAAGGGAGAATATATCTCCCTTTTGATTAAACGATGTATCTATTCAGATAATCATCCTGACGCTTAGTAACACGAACATTCTTAATCTTACGATTCTTATAAAACTCAACCTTCTCCTTCGGCATATCCTCAAAGTCGTCCTCATCGAAGACAACCTTAACCTTAGGAGCATCAAGAGTCATAGTATTCTTCACGGTATTAACCTTAATATCAGTAGGAGTAAAATCAATACCAAAATTCTCTCCATAAAACCACACACGAGTAGTCTTAGAGCTATACAGGTCAATACACTCACGAGGATTCTCAACGAAAGTACCGTCCTCAAACTCAACAGTAATAGTAAAGTACAGACGCTTCTCCTTAGAGATATTCAAATCCATCAGAGTTTCCTCAAAAGTATAACCATGATTCAACTCGAAAGCAATAGCACGAAGATAATCATAAGTGACATCCGCACACATCGCAAAACTAACAACCTGGTCAATCTTATCCTGATACTGCGGGAGCAGCTTATCAGTCATATACTCTCTAACCTCCTGCGGAGTAGGATTAGTCAGAGTGAAATGATAATGGAAACGACCCGGACGATTCAGCAAATAACTATTCAGCTTATTTACCTCATTACAGGTAATCACAAATAGCTTCTTGCCATTATCAATACCATCGAACAGAGAAAGCATCTCCTCCTGCGGGTCTCCCTGCTCAGTGGCGCCAAAGGTCTTCTCGAACTCGTCAAAAAGAACAATAACCTCCTGCTCGATAGAGCTAATGAAGCTGGAAATACCGGGGATATACTCAGGCACAATGATAAGAGGAATATTCTCCTTAACAGCCTCGCCCGCAAGGATTCGAGCGAACAAAGACTTACCAATGCCCTTCTGACCACTCAAAATAACACCCAGATTGCGGTTTACATCACGAAAAGCCCGCATAATCTTATCGACCTTCTGCTTGTGATTACCATAAATCTTATCCTCATTCACAACCAAATCATTATGAGAAACAAGATAAAAACCAGACATCTTATTGAAACAAACCTCATAGGAACCAACCGGAAGACTTCTAAAAGTCTGCAAGTCCTCACCGAAAATCTGAAACTTAGCACCAGCATTTACAACATTCATATAATCATTTCCTCTATTTCAATATTTTTTCTTCTTAACTTTATAATTTATTATATCATAAAAATTTTGTAGTGTCAATAAAGATACTGTGCGGAGCCTCTCACTCCTGCAAAAACCGCATGGATTTCGCTACAGTTTAATGTGTTAGTGTCCCACTCGTTCCATTGGTGCGGTCCGGTATTGTCTTCACCTGACTTTATCTTTGTCCAACAATATCTTTTATGTTTTATTTATTTCAGTTATCTTTCTTTTGTTTAACGCCCCAGACATCACAATCTAAGACGATAAAATCATTCATCTGCATAAATAATTTAGTTCCGTTGAAGAAACTTAAAGACCCGCCCAGTTCATGATAAAGTTTACTGGTTTGACCCGTCTTTTTATCAAGAAAATCATAAACAACAACAAGATAATAACCAGATTTATCTTCATATTGAATAAGATAACTGGCTCTTTGCCGAGCAACAAAACGACCTTGCCATAGTTCGTCTTTCTCAATATTCTTGTTTAAAGCCCGAAAGACTTTATTTACTTGGCGCTGATGACGCTTGCGATTAGCAGAATATCTATATCCCATCATGTTTATCTCCTTTCTATAATAATTATACTATATTTTTTCGATTTTTTCAAGTTAAATGGTATCGGAGAAGGGAGTCGAACCCTCAAAACCTTGGGTTTGAGCCAAGTATGTATGCCAATTCCATCACTCCGACATAAAAAGGAAGTCAATCTTGATTGACTTCCAAATACAGGCAGTCATCGCAGATATAGTCACTACCAAGTTCGTTCTTGTGGCAAACTTCTTCCCAATAACCGCAGTAATCGCATTTGAAAATCTCACTATCAAGGTCAAGGAGTTCCTCAAGAGCCAAATCATCTTGAGTGATACCAATATGGTCACAAGCCTGCGCCAAGGTCTGAGCCGTGCCCTTCAAATCCGCAATAATTTTATCAATGCGAGTTTCCATATATATTCCTCCTATATTTCCCCATTGTTTATGGTACCCGATGACGGGTTCGAACCGCCGACCCCTTGAATGTAAGTCAAGTGCTCTTCCGGCTGAGCTAATCGGGCTTATCTGCTAAAAATCTAAACTCCTAACTCTTTTTAGCACCAAATAGCATATCTCCAAGCTATAAGGATAAAGTTTTTCAGCGGTTATTCCAGTCGAGATTTTGGTAGGAATACTATTAAGTCTATTACAAGACGCCGCCTTGCGAAGAATGGTGTTGGAGGAGAGGATTGAACTCTCGACCGCACGATTATCAGTCGTGTACTCTACCAACTGAGCTACTCCAACATATTGGTTGAATGTTTCGTCAACCTCGAAAGAAAAGGAATCATTTTGAAGCGCGTTCCTCTTGCGTACTCGCGCAACTACAGGGTTAAAGGCACTGTAGTCTGTCTTTATATCTCTTGAACTCCAACCATAGAGTCACAATCAAAGCACATTTGCTGAATTTCATCTAAACTTATATTTGGATTATCAGAAAAATCATAGCCATATTGCTCAGTCAAATACTTCTTGACTGCCGCAACTTTATCTTCTGCTTCAACTTTCTTCATCAGAATTTCATTATCGAAAAAACTAATAAATGCAATCATGTAATTTTTCATTTTTTTCTCTCCCTTAACCTTATAATATATTATACTATATTTTTTGGAATTTTTCAAGAAAGAAAGGGTGTTTTTGGTAAGGTCACCCAGCCTTCCCTTTTCAGTTTGTTTATACTGGATTGCTGGTCTGGTTTGACGAATTGTTCCAGTAAAATCTTTTTCTTTAAGATTATAATATATTATATATTATTTTTTTGGAAGTGTCAATTACAATCCTATCGCGCAGAAATAAATCAGATAACCAGCCATAGCTAAAACCACAACAGGTACACCAAATTTAGCTAACTCTCTCTGCTTTAATCCATAACCACTTGCTACAGCTAAACAGCTATTACCATATACAGTAATATAACTCAAGTTAATAGCCTTGCACAAAACTGTGAATACTAATACATTACCGGGGAATAGACTTAATACCACAGGAATAAGAGCTGCCGCAGTTGCAGTATTAGTCGAAAAATTAGTAACAAGAGCAGGAATAATAATTAACAAAGCGATTGTAATGAAAGTAATTTCTCCGCCAAAACTGAAATTAAAACTTAAAATAAACTTCTGAATAAAAGTACCAATTACATAACAACAAGTCCAGATAAGAAGAGCCTTATAAGGCAGCTTCTTAAAGAAATCTACATTGACTCTTAATATTACCAAACTAATTGCAAGCAAGATATATGCTACTAAAATCATCTTCTGGAATCCACAATAAATTGCGCCCAGCAGCATAATAGTAGTAATGACATTGATAACTTTAGTTGAAGTAGGAAGTGCGGTTGAAACTACAACTTCTCCTGAGCCACTTCTAATTTCATTTTTATTAGCAAAAAACCATAGAACCGCAAGTACAATAGCCGCAGTAATCAATGTTGGTACAATCATCATCTTAGTCCAATCAATCGGAGCTAAAGTAGTACCAAGACTCTGTTCTAAATAGCCAAGAGCAAGGATATTATCATTACCGCCAAACAGAGTTAAATCTCCACCAGTTACAATACCAAATACTGTCGCAACTAACAACGGAGTTCTATTCTCTACAATGTTATTATGCTCAATGAAGTAAATTAACATCGGGAATAGGATTGCGGCAGTTGTCATATCATTGAAGAAACCTGACACCAGGAAACCTATAAAGAACCAATAGATTACACAAGTAGAAGTTTTCTTCAAGCGATCAAGCGGTCGCAGCAATACCTCCAAAAATCCGCTCAATTCTAATCCTTTAATAATCATACTAAATAAAAGAATCAGAATTACTTTAGATACAATCTGTTCAATCATTTAAACTTTTCTCCATCCTTTCGTGTACAAATGCCTTTTGCTGAGGTTCCAGCAAAGATTCAAATTCTTCTTTTTCAGAATCGTCCAAACTATTATAATATTCATAAAATCCATTCGGGAAACAGCAACTTTTCATACCAAACATAGAGTTTAGTTCGTTTTTAAGAACGCCACTTTCTATTTCCTCTTTTGTAATATTATAAATATTATATTTGGTTTCAAACTGTTGTAGGATGGGACACTGAGTAATTGCTCCATTAGCTTTAATACAGAAAGTCTTATTTCTATTATCTGTGAAGGTATGCGGGCAGATAGTATGATAAGGTCTAACAAAACCCCAACGTTTATTAGCTTCCTCAACAGTTCTCAAACCCAGCATGGTTTCACCGTGCATTTCTTTACCAAAACCAACAGGAGCAACATATTGACTTTTTATTTCGACACCATTTAAATATTTGGTGGCTTCTATTAAATTTTCAATATTCTTTAGATTTCCGTTGGTAATAACTGACATAATATAACAGTTAATACCACTCTTCTGACAATGTTTGATATTAGCAATTACTCTATCAAATACTGGGATGCCGCAAGTCTTATTTTGATAGTCTTTATCACCATCTAAACTAAATTGAATTTTTACTGCGGGGTGCTTACAGAAATCTGGAATTTTAAAATATCCATTAGAGTTGATTTGAATAGAGTCCAAAGGACCTTTTCTCTCGTATAATAGATATTCTACGAGCTTTTGAGTTCTGTCAACAACCAGAGGGTGGAAGGTTTCGCCACCTGTGATCTTCACCTGCATTACTTCGTCGCTGTCAAGCATACGATAAAAGTCTATTAGGTCGTCAATATCTACCTCTTTCTTGTCTTTGTCACTCATAAGCAGCTCATTGCCGCACATACAATAATTACAATGACCATTGCAAATCAATGAAATAACTTGTGCTATATTATACATTTTTGTCCCTCCTTTATAATTTATTATATCATAAATTTTAGAAAAAGTCAAAACAGCATGATTTTTACTTTGAGATTTTATCAGCGATGCTGCTTGCCACATAAGACTCAGGCTTTACATGGACGTCCCAGCCGCACGCTTTAATCCAACCAACAATTTCGGGAATAACCTCTTTAGTCGGTCCATTGAAACCTGCATCAACATGGATACTAAAATGGAGTTTAGCATAATCAAAGTCGGTTTCATCATAATGACACTCAAAAGCCTCCATTAGCTTAGTGGCATAATCAAGACTAATGCTGGTTTCAGTCATTAGCTTTTGCTTTACATTGTTAATACGATTAACTCTGGTTACATCATAAAAGAAAATTCCGCCTTTTGACTTTCTAATCAAAGCAATGACAACCACAATCTTAGTTTTATCAAAGTTCTGGCTATCTGTACCAACGACAACTTGGTATTCGTCCATAGGATTTTTAGATACTAACTCGTCGATGATATTCACAATTTGCTTAATATCCACATCTCCATAAGTGATGCTTTTCATAAAATTACTCCTTCCATTTATTGGTCACAAAATCTAACAATACCTTTTTCTCATTTTCAACCTCCTCTTGAATGACCATTTCAAGAAGAGTGTTTAATACTTTACCCATTTGCGGTCCAGGCTTCATTCCAATTTCTTTTAAATCATTACCATCAATAGCAAGTTGCTTCAAAGAAAAACATTCTTCCTCATCATCAAAATGCATCAACAATTCAAAAGTGTCGAAAGCCCGCACAATTCTATCGTCTTTCATATCAGCAAGCCCTTGACCTAAAACATCGGCAACTCGGAGAGCGATAAGTTTCTTTAAATCTTCTCGGCTCATTTTAGTCAGCATTTTTCTAATAAATTTCTTAGTTGGAGAAAAAGTCACATCGTGGTACTTAATTAAAAGCAAAATTTCTTCAATATCTTTATTAGAAAATCTTAAATCTCTTAAAATTTCTTCTGTAATTTCCGCGGATTTTTCTGCATGACCTTTAAAATGAAAACGTAATTCACCATTTACTTCCTCTTGTTGGAAACAATGCGGTTTGCCAATGTCATGGAATAAAGCTGCTAATCGAGTAATCCTATCTAAAGGACAACTTTTGATAGTATGATGAGTATGTAGCCATACATCATATTTATGATAAGGATTATGCTGATTGAATCCAACCATATCCTTAAACTCTGGAATGATAGGTATCATAATATCTTTAAAGTTGTTAATAGCTTTACTTAGATAAACTCCTTCAAACATCTTGTTCATCTCAGCGCAAATACGCTCTTTAGAAATTTTTAAAAGATTTTCTCTTTGCGCCCTCATTTCGGCTTTTGTATCAAAATCAATACTAAAACCTAAGACAGCTTGAAAACGAACTGCTCGCAGAATCCGCAAAGCATCTTCCGCAAACCTGTCTTTAGGATTACCAACAGTCCGCAGGATTTTCTTTTTAATATCCTCCAATCCATTGAAAGGATCAATTAACCCTACAAGAGGACTATATGCCATAGCATTGATAGTAAAATCTCGACGCGCTAAATCCTTTTCTACATCAGTAGTAAAAACAACAGAGTTGGGGTGTCTTCCATCTTCATAACTTCCATCAATTCTAAAAGTAGTAATCTCAAAGACTTCCTTATCAATTACTACAGATACAGTTCCATGCTGAAGCCCAGTGGGAATTACTTCTTTTCCATCAGCTTCAAAAATTTCAATAACCTTCTGAGGAGAAGCCGCAGTACAGATGTCAAAATCATGCGGCTTTCTCTTCATCACCATATCTCTAACGCATCCACCGACAATATAGGCTTCATATCCCATATCATCGAGCTTATGCAAAATATAACTTACATTGTAAGGGATAAACTGCATTTTATCACTCTCCCAACACTACTGATTTGTTGACCTCCATAACAAACTCTTCAACCTTAGCGTAATCAGGCTTATCAGGAAGGTCAGTATTCTTTCGAGCATACTCCATACGCTTCTCCAAGTCATCAATCAGGTCGAAAAATTCCTTACGGAAAGTACCATCTTCTTGCTGATAAAAACCATTTCGTACTGCCATCAATTCGTCATGGTCTTCGACTCGATAAGTGATAATATCACCCTTTTCAAGAATATCGAGGCACATATGATACAGCCGCACAAGATGCATGGCGTGCTTATTGAGATGGAGGTCGTCTTTCTTGCGGTTTCTCTTGTTCAGTTTACCATATTCCTTAATTACATTATTAAGGTCGCTCCAAATATTCTTATAATCTCGCAAAGGGTAATGCCGCAGACTTACATCAACAAAGATTTCATCTTCCATATCTTCATTTCTGCTCTTGTCTACATACATCTTAAAATACTCATCAGGAACAAACTCGCTGTAACGACCATTAAAAGTCGCCATCATAGACTGACAAGAGCCAAGAATATGACGCTCCTTCTCACTCTGAGGGTAACTATCTCTCGCCAAAGCGTTCTGCAATCTACGAAGCTGCTGATTTGCATATCCACCGAAAGAATAAACAGCTTTCTTAGACAAAAACATCTTGCGGTTAGTAACAAGCTCTCGACCCCAGTTGCTATAAAAGATGTAAGTTTCAGGACGGCAACCCAACATTTCAATCGTGTTAGGGTTACAATTCAACATAAGACCCACCAGTTTATTAAACTCATAAACAGTAGTGTCAGTTTCGTTATTGATAGCCTGCTCAAAAGAAGAAAGACCAATCAAATCTTTCTTGAGAGGGAAAGCGCATCCCCGCACATCAATATCAGAACCTTCGATATTAGTACCATAAGAATGGCTACCACCAAAAGTCAAAAACATAATGTTATTACCCAGACGAGGATTAGTCCGCAGAAAATCATATTCAGGTCTTGCTACTACTTCTCTAATATCCATTCATTAACATCTTCTTTCCTTTTGATTATAATATATTATATAATAAAAAAATAAAAATGTCAATAAGAAAATGAAAAGAAGGATGCGGTTAAGCATCCTTCTTTTCTTACCATCGACGGTTCCTACGAGCTTCCAACCAATCATTCTCTCTGGCTACATAAATAACCACTAAGACAATAATACCAATACTCCAAAGAACCCAAAAGATAATGACAGGAATATTCTCACTATCTTGTTTATCTTCTACAATTTCTGCGGGAGTTTTCTTAATTAACTCTACTTTTTTACCAAAAACTGGAGTAATGTCTTCATCTGCGAGCCGCACGAATATACTACCAGTAGAGGTCTTGGGAATTACATTATAATGATACCTAATATCACCAACAGACTCCCAAAAGCCATCAGGATAACAATAGTTACCTTGAGAAATATCCAGAATAGTGTTATCCGCGGTTTCTGTATTTAAATTAAGAGTAGTATGCCAATCTAAAGCAAATTTTTCAATAGGGAAATCTACTCCTAAGAAATTAACTGTACTTGCTTTTGTTACATCATGTCCATGATAATCCCAAGTATAATAGGTCTGCACAGTTGTATAAGTATGTCCCTTGCCATCGGTATGAGTAACAGTACGAGTGTGCATAGTATATTTCTCATATACCTTTTCAACATACATATAGTCATTTAAAAGTCCACTCATAGTTACAGGGTCAACTGTTTCTAAATCTCCATGTACAAGAGCATTACCAATGTTAGTCCGCATACCATATTCAAACTGAGTAGGGTCATCGTTAATCTTAACAGCAGTATAATAGGCGGCATTAGTGTCCGCAACTTTATCTGCTATTGCGTTAGAGATAAAAAATCCTACAAACAACAGAACAAAGACTATCACAAGGCTGGTAATAGCTTCTCGTTTTGTAACCTTAATGTCGCCAATATACATTCGTTAATTAGTCCTTTCCAAATAGATTCTGCGGAGCGTTAGAGGGCGCATTAAACTCCAAATAAGTAGCATCAATAGGCTCATAACCCATAATACCAAGCACAATATTAGCAGGAAAACGCCGCACATAACGATTATAACTCTTAACCTGAGTATTATAGTTAGAACGATTTTCCGCAATAATATTCTCAGTCATAGAGAGTTCGGTCATAAGGGTCTTATAGTTCTCATTGCTCTTGAGTTCAGGATAAGCCTCAGCCAGAGCCTGAATAGTAACCTGAGCCTCTTCAATATTACCAGCATCAGCCGCAGACCTTGCCGCGACAATAGCAGTCATAGTTTCCTGCTCGTATTTATTATAATCTTCAACTGCGTCTACCAGATTATAAATCAAGTCCACTCTTCGCTTCTCTTGAGTTTCGATATTAGCTGCGGCAGTGTTAATCTGCTCTTCCAAACCAACAACATGGTTATGGGTTGACGCGAACCAACCGACAATACAAAGGATAAACGCAAGAATTACTACAGACGCAATCATCCAAGACTTCACTTCAAAACGCTTCATTTTAATCTCCTTTTGTTTGACTTTTTTAAATAAAATTTATATAATATTATTAGAAAGAAAAATCTTTTCTAATATCCTTTTATTTATTATATCTTTTTTCTCTTGACTTGTCAAATTTTAATATAACAAATCATTTACTGCCAAAATTTTGATAGGAGCATTATAATCTAACCAACTACTTGCCCAAGCCCCATCAAACGGGTCGCCTTCAAATTTAGCGATAGGCGAATTACCAGGCTTATGAGAATAATGTCCGTCATGATGTCTTTTTACAAAATGAAAATCATCAATATAACCTTCACCATCATAAGACACTCGAAACAAAACTGCATATTCATCTTCGTGCAGTTCAGACAAAACTGAAATCGGACGCACTAATCCCTCAAAATTTTCTACTATCTCTTCAACACAGTTATCTTCCATGCGGGCGACATAATCTTCGATTTCTTCCATCATATCTTCATCGCCATCATCAAAACTCAAATCATAACCGTGGTCAAAAGCATCAAGAAGAATCCAAGTAAAGGTTCCCAAAGCATATCCGCCACAGTTATAATCAAGAGCGTTCATATTCTGTTCATTGCGCTCTCTATCGAGATTGAGATAACTCTTATCATTTTTATCTAAAATCAAAGACATAAAATCTTCCCCTTCCCTTACTTTAAAGACAAGCCGCGGTTACACCACTTTGAATATCCAATCGTATAGATTGCATTTCTTTGCTATCTTTACAATAACGAGTATAAGACTTGCGGTTGGTCATTGTGATTTCGATAGCGTTATTTGAATAACAAACCATAGTTGCGACTTCCCGCAGGTTGATATAAACGCCATCTGAAAATTCATATAGCATTTAATTATTTTCTCCTTTCCTTTAGCTTATAATATATTATATAATAAAAATAAAAAAATTGCAACCAAAAAAGGTTGCAATTTAAATAAATTAAAATAAATAGTTAATTAGAGCTTTAAGTTGCGCTCGTTCTGCTAAAGTAAAATCTCCCAAACAATTTACATCAAAAATACCATAATCATCATCGGCTATAATAATAACACTGGTACATTCATCTTGTGTAGATGCTAAATTGACGGTTTTGATAATATCGCCTTCTATCCCTACATAAGTTGGATATAGCATTTTAATCTACCTCCGTGTGATTAGATGTAGTAATTGTGTAAGGTTTATCACAATATCTGGGGCAGGTATCTTGACAAGTACAATTACCATTATTAAAAGGACAAGAGGTGTTATAACAGATGATTGGAGGAGTATCTACTTTAATTTCAGTTTGGCGCCAGCCGTCCGCAACCATATCCCAATCAAAGTAATCGCAATCTACCTTTATACTACAATAGCAGTGAAGATGACCCTCTTTATCTTTTGTATTCCAAGTGGCATCAGAGAGCGCGGCAATGGCTTTACAGAGAGCTGTAAAATTAACCCTCTCTTGACAATCATTTCTCTTTTTACAAATTTCGCAATTAGAATGTTTTATTTTTCAGCCCTTCTTTCGATACAATGGATTTCGCGTTTTATGACTTCTCCTGTACTATCATAAACCCAAGAATATAATTTGACTTCAACTTTATCACCTTTTTTAAGATCGGTCTCCCAAGGCGCACCAAACATACCACTGCCTTGGGTGGTTAAAGTTGCTTTTAAATCATAATCTTCGTTATAGACAGTAGTAGTGGCTTGCGCATGGTGGATTCCCGCAAACCAACGTCTTACATCATTATCAGTAACAACAGCAGTTACAGTTTTCCAATAAAGATGCGGCTGTTCGGGAGGTGTATAGTTCGAGGTTTCGCCACAAGAGCAAAGACAAAGTAGAAGTAGCGGAATTACCAAAATTTTCCAATTCCGCATCAACATTCCTCCCACCAAGGGAAATTTTCATGGCGCAGAGTACCATCTTCATCAATAAAAGCGACTGAAATCACGCCACTATTAGCCGCGTCATAAACATTTACAACAGAATAAGCAGTGATAGGAGATTCAAGGAAGAAATCACTAAGAGCTACCACAAAATCTTTGCCACCTATGGCTCGGAAGTAGGTAGTACCATCAGGCTCCTTAAACTGCACAAACTTATCCGCAATATCATAAATCTTATCAATAGTATTCAGCATTTTAAATACGCTCCCATTTATAAATTTGATGTTCTAATAAACCAGTTTTCTTGTCAAAAAATGCCACAGAAATTACTCCAAACTCTCCGCCACTACAATCAAAAATGCTATTATCAACAACAGAAAAGAGGTCAGTATCACCAATTTCTTCAGTAAGAAGAGTAGTTAAAGCGTCTTTAAATTTGATGTTTTCTTCTGTTTTTTCGTTATAAAGACTGCGGAAATAGGTGTCTTTTACTTCATTTTGGAGGAACATCGCAGCCAGTTCTTCAACCTTATCAATTGTTTCCATTAAAAATCTCCAAATTATCCCAAAATCTTTTAGCTTCTGTCGGATATGGGAATAGCTTGCCATGACATCTGCAATTATTACATTCCATTATCCAACCGCGGTTAAGGACTTCGTGTAAAGCAACGGAGTTCTTTTTGCCGCAGAATTTACAATTCATTTAGTTTAATTCACTCCTTTATCACCTCTAACTCCATTCGCATACCATTATCTCTTGGAATAGGAATAAATTTACCATAACAATCGGGGTTAGTAGGGTTTTTGTCAAGATACCAACAACCGAAGTAAATACCGAAAGTGCGCTGGAAACGATTCCAAAAGACTGGGCCGATATGATCGCGGTATTTGATGAGGTCGCCAGTAATAATATAGGTTTTGTGTTTATCGAGAAGTCCGGTAATACAGCCGGGATGTTCTCTTTTATCATGCGGAATTGGCTTAATACGCAACTTCTCCATATTTATTTCCTTTCTTTACTTTCTAATTTATTATACTATAAAAATAGAAAAATTTCAAGATAGGAAAGAGGTTTAATTGGGAAGAAGAGAAAATTGGGATTTTTTAAGGGGAGGTAAGGTTTAAAGTGCGAGGAAAGGCGAAAAGACGGAATTTTTCAAAAAATTTTATGGAGAGTTTGTTGTATTTTTGTTAAAAAAGTACTCCATAATAGATTTTCCCATAAAAATACATACGGTCGTAGGAAAATCTTATAAAATATTTTATTATAAAATTATTTTATAAAAGTTGTCTAAATTTCCCCGAGTGTCTAATTTTCCCCGTACACCTGTCTAAATTTCCCCGTGCGTTCTAATAGTTTGTGTCTAAAATTCCCCGTCATGGTGTCTAAATTTCCCGCCCAGAGTGTCTAAATTTCCCCGTCAAGTTGTATAAAAAGGTCCTGTTATATTATAGTATCATTATAGATTATAGATTATTATCTTATTATCTTTACGGAAGAAGTTTCCTAACGGAAACTTCTTCCTTAGGCTTCGCGTTTGCGTACTATGTTATCGACGTGTGAGACTGTACTCATTGTAACGCCATTAGAGAAGTGTGGACTTGAGATTGTAATTAAGAAGTTATTGTGTAAGGTTAATAGAATTGAAGAAATGGTATCTCGGTTATTTTGGTCATCCCAATATAAGCCTATCGCATTGCAAATTTGTTTATGGCTTACTTCATAAGGGCTATTTCCATTACTTATCCATCGCATAGAAAGGTAAATATAACTTTTAATTACATTATATTTTTGAGTATTAACAAGAAATAGAGCTGTTTCATATGGAATTAAAAAATATTCTCCATTTTTAAGAAGAGGGAATTCATATCTGTCTTCTAAGTCGATAAGATAATGTTGAGATATTAAATGATTTAGGTGGGTGTAAATTGTTTGTCGAGATTTATAGCCGCACGCTTTAGATAATTTACTTTTATTTAAATTTTTCTTTAATATAAAGCGATTATGCTCTATATTTCCGTCCCATTCACTTAAAGATTGAAGTAGTAAATAAAGAATGTCGTGTAATTTTTTGTCTTCGATTGATTTTTTGTCACTTGGGAATTGACGACTGTTTGGTTGAGTTTGCAATATATTACCTCCTTTAAAATTTCTATTTAATATGAGTTTTAATTATAAGATTTTAATAAAAAATGTCCAACGTTATACATAATATTATATAAATGTGTCTAAATTTCCCCGTGCGGTATAAAAGTGTCTAAAATTCCCCGTGGTCAGGTGAAAGTTTGAGGGGAGAGTTGAGGAAGCGTTAAATGGAAATTATAAAAAATTTAAAAATTGTCAAGTGAAATTCTAAAAAAAATTTAAAAATTGTCAAGTGAAAATATATAAATTTCTCTAAAAATTTAAAAATTGTTAAGTGGTTAAATTGTCAAATTGTAAAATTGTCAAGTGGAGGTGCCAAATCTTCTTCGACTTGTCAACATAAATTTTTATCGTTATCGTCTCCCTTATCAACTTTTTTCTTTCTGCCCTACTTCTTCTTCATGCTACCAAAATTTTTTCCCGTAGCGCAAACGAGAGCATATCTCAGCTACAACATTTTACTGGTAATGTCCCTCAAAATTTTGCCTATGGCCGCATTTTTAGTTTAATTTTCTTCTCTCTTGATTTTAGCGAACGAAAAATAACCACCCTACCAATTACTCATATTTTCTTTTTCTCTTGTTTCTCAGCTTCAAATTTCATAGTTCAGCTATAACAAATTAGTGCTAATGGGATTAGTTTTTGGGAATTATGGGAAATTTATTAGAAAAAATTGAAAAAATTTCACTTTTCTCTTGACTTGCCTATAAAAATATGGTAAAATTGACGCTCGTTGTCGGTAATAATCCTTCATTTGCGCCTTAAAATCAGAAAAATGACCAGTTATTCGCGTTAAAAGACCTCATTTATCTCTCAGAACCGGGAAATATAGCTGAACTATAACAAAAAATCGGCAAAAAAGAACCAATTTTAGTCCTTTGCCGCAAGATAAAAAAAAAGAGTAGTAAGAATTTAATCTTACTACTCCTCAACAGAAAGGAAAATACTAATTATCAAGACACATTAAGAATCTTCTTCAAGCATTAAATATCTTAAATAAAATCGCTGGATGTGCCTTACATGGTCGAAGTGCAGGGACTCGAACCCTGGGCCTCAGCATCCCAAATGCCGCGTTCTTCCAACTGAACTACACCTCGATAAAAACAATAGAAAGTTCATTACTTAATGCCGAAACACTCAATGAGTTGGTTTGCATTGCCACGCCGCACCTCATTACTACTTCTATTGTTTCCGATTATCAAAAACGCCTAACAGCTCTCTTTGATTTTGATAATCAATTTAGTTAATATAATCCAAAACAATAAAGTTTGCAAAGGAGCTGTGGAGAATATCCTAACTTTACAAACTGGTTGAACTTTGCGCTACTCTTTGGCTGGCGATTTCAACTACTGCCATTGGCTGGCACAGTGAGACTCGAACTCACAACCCTCCGGTTAACAGCCGGATGCTCTACCTATTGAGCTATACGCCAATATATATATCCAAATGAGTTTGGACCTTACTTGGAGAGAACTTTCTTGGGCGGGCAAGTCCTCGCTATCACAATTTCATATATTCGGCATTTTATCCTCCTATTGAATATAACCCAGGCTTATGGTGGAACATATCGGACTTGAACCGATAACCTCCTGCGTGCAAAGCAGGTGCTCTCCCAGTTGCGCTAATGTCCCAAAAGAAATGGAAACTTCCTCCGTAGAGAGGTTTACCAACCCCGCATCGATGGTTGTGTGTTTCTTGCTATGACCCTTGCCGAAACCCACTGAAATTCAGGGATTTGTCTTTTGCCGCATTTCCTATTGAAAGCTCAGGTTCATCTCGCCCTGGCACCAGTCAATGTAATTCAGGTTTACATAACCCACCATTTAGCAATAGAAAATAGCAATTTAAAAACTTGTGCACAGCTTTAAATTGAGTATTAACTAAAGAAAATGGATTTTTGGAGCGATATAAGGGATTTGAACCCTCACCGACTGCTTGGAAGGCAGTAATGCTACCATTACACCAATACCGCATAAATGGAAGTTTAGGGTTAAAGTCGCGGCGCTACTTCCAAACTCGACTCTGGTGACCCGTATAGGATTCGAACCTAATATCAATAGATTGAGAATCTACTATCCTAAACCATTAGACGAACGGGCCAGATGTTAAGCCTCTTCGCAAGACAACTCGCAAGGAGTATTATTATCTTCCTCAGTCAGATTAGCGACAACAATAGTATCATCATTGTCAGCATAACATTCGTTCAATTTGTTCATGGCGCCCATGATGTTCTTAGCCATCACAACACCCTTAATCTTATTGTACGAATCATCATACTTGCAGGCCAAATGGATTTCATAGTGGAAAAGTTTCATTTTTAATTTCCTCCCTTTACCTTATAATATATTATATCATAAATTTTTGAAATCTTCAAATGAATGGAACTGGCGACAGGACTCCTATGTTTTAACTATATTTCCATTTAAATTTTGCCGCAGTTTTTCTTTTCCCCATACACACTTCAGTAATATGTTGTTTAATAGTCGTCATCTTACATCCAGTTAAATTGTTTTCAACCATATATTTGGCGGCTGCATTAACAGAAGGAAAAGTTTTTAAAAAAGTATTTTGTAAATCATACATATTAACTACTTTTCCATATTTCTTTTTTATTACTTCAGAAGAAGTTATAATGGAAATATTGTTTGCGCGTAAAATATTTGAGACAGAATCAGAAGAAATTCCTAAACTAATTGCTGTATCTTTAACAGATTTAATTTCTTTATAAGAAGCAATTATTAAGTTATAATCTAAATATTTTTTTCCATCTCCACCAAGGGTCGCATTATATCCCTTTTTAAAAGATTGTTTTTGTTCAATCCAATATTTTTCTCTTTCCTCTGGATTGTCTGTTTCTTCAATTAATTCGATATGAAAATGTTCAATTCCATATTTCCGCATTGCGGAATATAAAGGACGTTTTTCATTTCGTTCTTTAAAAGCATCGGAACAGTGTTCTTTAAACCGTTTATCAATAGAGAACTCAGTTTTCCCAATATAAATTTTGTTATTTATATCGTTAATAATTTGATAGATGTATGCCATATTTAAATGGCTCCTCTCTTTATATTAAGCAATTAGTGAAAACAGTCATGCCACGAGAAGGCTTGCTTATATGACCGAGCTGGCGACAGGACTTGAACCTGCAACCTGATGATTACAAAGCACCTGCGCTACCAATTGCGCCACGCCAGCAAATGGGAGGAGCCAATAACCCAGACCTCCATAGGGATACCTTTTAAACGCCAAAGGTATGAAACGATTATTTTAAAGTGAAATAATAACTCGGTTCTATTAAGTAGATACCTGTAACACTTAAATGTTGCCACACGCACGCGCTATACGCAGTCATACAAATAATCCAAACTATAAACTAATTAACCATTATTTTATAATATTTAATTACTAACTCATTAACTTCTTTTAATAATAATGGTTATGGTTGCGGGCTTGGGAGTTGAACCCAATCCTCTCAGCTTATGAGGCTGGTGACTTAACCGCTTGTCCTGCCCGCAATATAAAATATATAGAAAATGCGCTCCAAAGACCCAAGGGGAAACCCTCGCGCATATTAGTAGAGTTTCAGACAAACTTTATATATAAACTACTTACTCACCGATGATGTCGAGGATGCGCTTGCGCACCTTATCATTGTCCTCGATAATCTGTGAAGCAGTAGAACGCTGAGAATCAATAAATACTGTGAGGTCATTAAACTTGTTAATCTTATCTCTCAGTCCACTATTGATATTATCCAGGTCTGTAGCTGCCTGGCGGAAAGCACTCAGTGCCACATCTCGCTTACCCGCAAGAGTAGTAATATCTGAAGCCAGTCGGTCAGTTGCCGCGTTAATAGCCTCCTCAGTTGTCCGAACCTTAGTCGTGTACATAATTGTTACTTCCTTTCTGTTGTTTTATGATTAAATGGTCGGGAAAGAGGGAATTGAACCCACTCAGGCTCGTTAGAGCACCAGTTTTACAGACTGGGGTACCTACCTTAGTACGCTACTTCCCGAAATATAAATGGTGGTTGAGAGGGGACTCGAACCCCTAAAATTCAGTTTCTAAGACTGACGCGTCTGCCAGTTGCGCCACTCAACCATAGGGTGGTGAGAGCTAAGGGGATAACTCTCACCGGGATAGGGAAAGGAAAGGGGAAAATTTTCCGGTTTCAAAGAAACCGTGGCGATGCTGATGGGACTCGAACCCACGATAACCTGAGAGACAGTCAGGCGCATTAGCCGCTATGCTACAGCACCAAATGGTACTCCCAACGGGATTTGAACCCGTGACTCTGGCGTGAAAGGCCAGTGACTTAGACCGCTTGTCGATGGGAGCGTATACAAGACACATTTTTTGAAATATTTTTATTTGCAGTAAAATTATTTTCAAAATTTTAGCTGTATGTGTCTTATCTTTTGTTTGTAGTTAATTATAAACTATTTTTTGGGAGATGTCAATTCAAGACGCGGTATAAGTGAATTGTTGGACTTGAACCAACTACAGTCAAATTACAAGTTTGATGCTCTACCAGATGAGCTAAATTACTTACAAAGTAATATTGCTGTATGCGTCTTTGGTACTCTATGTGGGATTCGAACCCACACTTGACAGGGCTTAAACCTGTTGCCTCTTCCAGTTGGGCTAATAGAGCATATTGGCGGCAGGAGTGGGATTCGAACCCACGGGTCAATATCTCTATTGACACAGAAGTTTTCAAGACTACGCGCTTATGACCAGACTTGCGCACCCTGCCATATTGTCAGTTTAATGGCTTATCTGACTTGCCCTGGTGGATTCAGAAGGAATCGAACCTCCGACGCGTAGGGCTTCAACCTACCGCTCTTCCAACTGAGCTATGAATCCAAATGGTTGGAGCATCGGGACTTGAACCCGCATCTGACGATTATAAGTCGTCGGCTCTGACCGATTGAGCTATGCCCCAGTAATAGGGGAGGAGTTACCTCCCCTTTTGTTTACTCGGCAGTGTCCTCGTCCTCAGACACAACCTCGTACTTGGTGACACCAGCCTTAGGAGTGATGAACTTCACCTGCACATCGCAAGCCTCGGTCTCAACAACCAGAGTGCCCTCGGTAAAGCCATAATCCTCAGCGTTGGTGTGGACAACCACACCCTTCTCCAGCAGGAAATCAGCCAGCAGCTTGGACAGTTCCAGCTTGGAAGTCTTCTTAACATCAACCTTCTTAGTAGTCTTCTTAGCCATAAATGACATCTCCTTTTAATAATAATAAATTTTATTGAGTTAATGGTACTCCTGACCGGACTCGAACCGGTACGCTGTTACCAGCAGGGGATTTTAAGTCCCCGGTGTCTACCATTTCCACCACAGGAGCATATTTATTTTTCTTTTTCCTTACCTTGTATATATATTATATACTAAAAATAAGGAATTGTCAATCAAGAATTTGGTGAGCGTGGTGGGATTCGAACCCACGGTATCTTGCTTAAAAGGCAAGTGCATTAACCGGCTATGCTACACGCTCATTTTTTTGGAAATTTTCTTCAAGATTTTCTTTCAAAAATCCTTTAAAAATTCTTTCAATTTTTTTTCATTCTCTCTTAACCTTATAATATATTATATCATAAAATTTAGAGGATTTCAAGTTAATTGCTAATTCAGAAGAAGTTTTTTAATTACTTCGTCCAAACTTTTTTCTTCCTTTATTGTATATATATTATACAATAAAATTTTTGAAGTGTCAAGCGGGGAACCCACCCCACTCTTCGTTAGCACCCTCGGTCCCATTGGAACCTTATAATGAAAATCTCCATCAAGCTAACTTCCACAATATATAAAGTTTATCTTTCTCTTACTGTATATATATTATACAATAAAAATTAGAAAATTTCAAGAAACATAAGGTCTTGCATCGGAGAGCAGGAGACAATTCCCATAACACTCACTACACTGAAAATGACAACCGGGGTCATCAATAGAAACCAGATTGGCGCAATCCGTACACAGCTCTACGCCGCCGAGATGGAATACTTCATCTTCCTTAGTATGCACACAGCCGCAGCTTTCGCATACAAACAAAATCTTCTTTTCATCAGTCGGAATAGTCAGCATAAACATTTTCTCCTTTTCAATCCCGTTGCTTTTGTTTTTTGTTTTTCTTCCCTTACTGTATATATATTATATAATAAAAATCAGAAAATTTCAAGAGAGAAGACGAGTGTTTCTCTTTCTCTTGTTTAATTCTCCTTGTAACCATCGGGGCAGCTCTTGTGCTTAGTGATAGTCACAGTGTAATAACCACCATTGACACCCTTAAAAGACATCTTGGTAGTGGACATCTCCTGCGGCGAAACAATAGAGCCAGTATCGCCCATAGAGTGCAGGAAGTCGAAAACTGCCTGAATAATGCCATGCTTCTCAGCATCAGCCTTTTTCTTAGCCTTCATGTTACGCACTTTGTCGAGCGGGCTGCCGCCAGACTTCTTCTTATCAGTCTTCTGGTTTTCCTTAATCTTCTCTTCGATGACATCGACCTCTTCGCAGTCCATCTCATCATGATCGAACGCCCACATTTCCTCAGCTTCCTCACGAGAGATACCAAGGATTTCCATGTTCTTCTTAATCTCAGCGTCCTTTTCAGCGAGCATCTTCTTAGTCACATTCTTGTTAGCCATATAGAACACTCTCCCTTTTAATAATTTATTCTTTCCTTTTGTTTCTATATATATTATACCACAAAAAATAATAAATGTCAATATACAATTTGCACAAAATTTTGGGCGTGTCAAAATGAGCGGCAATGTCCCTGGCGAAATCGCCTATGGGTGACGCGTCGGCTTGAATTTCGGGAAAAAATGGGGCGTCCAAAAAAATCGACAAAGTCCCTGGAAAATTTGCATATAGGCGACGTGTCGGCGGAAACCGCCCAAGCGCGGCCGAGTCAAATTTCCCCTTTTAATTATAACACGCCGAGCTGCATTTGTCAATAGGCAAAATACACAAAAAAAAGAGAGGTAAAAACCTCTCTTTCTTGTTATTCCTTGTGGAAGGTTTCCCAAATCTTGGCGGCTTCCGCACTCATGCAACTGTCACAAACACAACCGTTGTCACAAGGGCGATTTCCATTTTCGTCCTCATAGCAATGGAAGAACTGACCAAGGAACTCATTCCAATTCTTTTCAGTCATAGTATTTTCTCCTTTCAGCAATCAAAAGTGAAGCAACCCTCGTAAGGGTCGAACCCGCAATCATCATCAATGTCATCAGGTTCATCATCAAAGTCGAACTCCGGGCAAAGCTGAAAAATCTTTGCGCCCTCATGCTGAGTCGCGAGTTGAAGAGCTTCTTCATAACCAGTACAAGGAACACCAGCAAAAGAACCATCGTCCTTAACAACCGCCCAAAGGGTCTGTTCCCAATCAAAATCTCTCATGTGTTACACTCCCTTTCTGTATTATTATAATACCATAATTCCGGGAAAAAGTCAACATGGCAAAATGCACAAAATGAAACGCAGAAAATTAGCTAATGTGCCTATTGACAAGTTCAGCGGTCGCGCACGACCGGCCGCAATTATACCACACTTTTCTACTTTTGTCAAGAGGTAAAAGTGTACAAAAATAGGACTGACTTTTTAGTCAGTCCTACAAAAAGAATTTTTATGCAAGTTGCACAAAATAATCCTTTTTAATTGTGATTTTTACGCTGTCAACTTCTGGAGGAATAATAAAACGATCATTTCGCAAGTATTCCCAGTTAGTTCCAGCAATCCACTTTTCTTTGTTGTCCTCTTCGACTTTCAGAGAGGTAAACCGCCCACGCAACTTGGGAGAGAGCCACAGAACAGTTACAGGCTTTTTATAATTCCTTTCGTGTTCCAACATTCTGCGGCGTGGGTCGTTGGTTGTGCCAATCTTGAAAAGTCTTTCCTGCGGGTCGCCAATCCGCAGGAAGTAGACATACTGGAAGTCTTTGCCATTCTTTTGTTTCTTTGCGGTAGGCAAATCCGCAAATCTGGAAGTCTTTGCCATTACTCACACCCCTTAAAACCATCGGGAGCCGCTTTGTGCTTGGTTACTGCTACGCTGTAATAGTTTCCCATCGTGTCCATAAAAGAAATTTTCGTTCCAGTCATTTCCTGCGGAAAGACTACCAGCGGCGAACCTTTGACAGCTTCAAACACAAGATTGACGATTGCCTGCTTGCTTTCGTCTTTCTTCTTCTTGGCTTTAAGGTTGCGAACCTTGTCAAGCGCAGACCCCTTTTTCTTCTCTTTTGTTGCTTTCTCTGCCTTTTCGGTCAGAGCCTCGGCTTCTGCGTTCTCGGCTTCATCATGGTCAAACGCATACAGTTCTTCTGCTTCTGCTCTGGAAATAGCAAGCACTTCCATGTTCTTGCGGATTTCCTTTTCCTTGTCAGAGAGCTTCTTTGCCATACCTATCACCTTTCCTTTCTGATATTAGTATAGCACATGGAAGTGCTTTTGTCAAGACTTTTTTTCGGGGAGGGGAGGATTACTCCTCCTCCTCCTCGTCCTTGGCATACCGGTCAATGCCAGCCTTGGGAGTAATCGGCTTCAGCTGAATGTCGCACTCCGGCGCGTGGATAACCAGAGTACCCTTGGTGAAGCCGTACTCAACGCCGTCCTCCACGGGGATTTCCAGCTGCTCCAGGCTCTCACGAATGGTAGCCATCAGAGTGGTCTTAGCGGTGTCCTTCGGGTTAACCTTCTTCATCTTCTTAGCCATAGTGTTTTCCTTTCTGGTTTGGGAGGTTTCCTTCCTCTTTATGTACTTATTATATCAGATGTTTGGGGTTTTGTCAAGGGGTTTTTTGATTTTTTTTGAGGGGAGGAAGGGAGGGCTTAGCCCTCCTCGTCCTCTACGACCTCGTAGCGGTCAACGCCTGCCTTGGGCGTGATGGGCTTAATCTGCACATCACAGGTGGCGTGGTGAGCCACAATCGTGCCCTTGGTCATAGCGTAGTCCTCGCCATCAGCCACATCATAGCCAGCAGCCACCAGAGCCTTGGAAATGACTTCCATAATCTCCTTCTTGGCGGTATCCTTGGGGTTGACCTTCTTCATTTTCTTGTTAGCCATAGTATCAATTCCTTTCTGGTTTGTTGGGTTTTCCTTCCCTGTGATTATATTATACCACAGTTTAGGCGGTTTGTCAAGAACTTTTTTTGAAAGTTTTGAGAAATCTTTTGACCTCTCTCTCTTGCTTTCCTCTCCCTTACTGTATCTTTATTATACCATAGGCTTGAGGTTTTGTCAAGAGGCTTTTTCGATTTTTTGAAAACTTTTTTTGGAGGTCTTGACCTTGCGCCCTCCCTTGGAACAATTATAGTATATCAAATCTGACCTCAGATTACAAGTGGTAAAATGACGAATTCCGGGATAAATTTCATCTTTCTTTTGTGTAAAATTGCTATTGACAAAATTGCTGTGGCGTGGTATAATGGAATTTTAACGCCCGCGTGCGGGCGACCCAAATTATACACCCTTTTTTCTTTTGTGTCAATAGGCAAAATGTACAAAAAAAGAACCAGATTTCAGCGTCCCAAAATCTGGTTCTTAAAACTCCGATGTTGCGCACCATCAGAGGGGTTTTCTTCGGCTCCTCATCTTAGAAGCGACCGCCAAGAAATACGCCATAAAGAACTAAGCCGCGAAAGTTTTCTTTTTGGTTCCTATTACTAAACCTCGGTGGAGAGAAATAACATTCAAAAAAACTCACCTTGATTATAACCGAAGTTATAATCTATCAAAAAATATCAATAAAAAAGTTTAATCAATAGAGTAATGAGTTTCAAGGAGGTCTAATTTCAATCACTTTTTATCACAACCTTTTCAAAACTTTATTCAGTTGTCGGCAATCAAGTGGCATCCCCTCTTTCATGCTCTTATTATAACACACGGGGCTGTTTTTGTCAACCCCTTTTTCAGAAATTGCAGTAACCAGAATAATCCAGAATGACAGGTTTACCATTGACATAGCCAATGTTAGCATTGTGCAGGTCATTCACACGATTTTCTTTCGACCACTGTTCAAGAGAACGGCAAAACCGCTTGCCATACAGAGAAATTACCATTGACAACCAATTTCTATCAAGGTCATCATAATACATACTATTACGGATTTTCTCGCACATCTTAGGACGCACAGTCTTGTTAATGCGGATTGCTTTCTGTCTGGTTTTGCGGCTTACTCTGTCGTGACTTTCGGAAATCTTAGGTTGCATGAAAAATCGAGTACCATTCGGACTTTCATACACGAAACGGGTTTCAAGCAGAACACGCTCAATCCCATACTTTTTTCCGCTCTGATAGGCTTTTGCTTCTTGTTCACACTCATTGTGGCGCTTGTTATTCCGGCAGAACTTGATAACAAAATCAGCGTCAGGGATAATGTAACAGAACTTAGTAGCACCACTCGCAGACTTCCAACCCTGTTCTGCGGCAAACTTGCCAAAGTCAAAAAAACGGTCTGCGGCAGGCATGGTTTCCAGAACCTTAATGACTTCCTCTAAGGTCATTGTGTTCCACTTCCTTTCCCTTTTGTACTCTTATTATATCATGGGGAAGGGGTTTTGTCAACCCCTTTCTCAAAGATTTTTGCTTTCCGCTACGAAATATTTTGCTTCATACTGGTTTGCAATAGCCTTGACTTTTGCGCTGTCTGCTTGCGTAGCGCAATAGAAATTAAACAAAGTGTGTTTGTCGCTTAACTCAATGTAAGAATGGGGAACAGTCCGCAGGTCAAAATCAACAGCATTTTTGTATTCAGTCGGAACAGTCAGTTCAACTTTCCAAAGTTTGTCTTTTCTTGCTCTTTCCTCGCCGTACTTTACAATGAAAACGCCGACAAGGTTACAGCCCGCAGTTACTACCACTTTCTGCCACAGGGGAAAATCTGCGACAGTGTAAATCAGAACGATGTTGTAATAGCCATAATAGAGAGCAGAAACAATGCTCGCCACCCAAGGACCGGACTTAATGGTTACAATGCTCTTGATGGTAGAGAAAATGACATTGATAATCGAGAGCACGATGAAGATTAAAAGTAAGTTCATGTTCATAAGTATTACCTCTTTTCCTTTACTGTAAATATATTATATCGTATTTTGGGAATTTTGTCAATCGTCAAAATGCACAAAATTCTGCCCCAAAATTTGTGCAACCTACCACTTGACAGATTTAGCCGGCGCCAGCGCCGGGCCGAATTATACCACAGATTTTTGGTTTTGTCAATGGGTAAAAATGCACAAAAAAAGGGAGAGATTCCTCTCTCCCAATTTTTGCCTTACTCGGCGTCATCGTCCACCACGTCATAGCGGTCGATACCAGCTTTCGGGGTGATGGGCTTCAACTGGACATCGCACACGCCCGCACGGATAACAACCGTGCCTTTGGTCATCGCAAAGTCCTCACCGTCCAGAACCTCATAACCAGCGTTCACAAGAGCCTCACGAACCACGGTCATAACCTCGTTCTTCTGGGTGTCCTTGGGGTTAATCTTCTTAGTCTTCTTAGCCATAAAATCATATCCTTTCAGCGTAGGTCGCTACCCAAATTTTTATTTGTAACAAGGTTCCCCTTGATTACATACTTATTATATCATAGGTTTTGGAGTTTGTCAAGCACTTTTTTTCTTTTCTCGGAAGTTTTTACACTTCCGAGAAATCGAACTCACAACAGGGACAAAGGTTATTCCCCTTATAATCCTGTTCATAAATCGGCTCGCCACATTCGGGACAGATGATGAACTCTGCACCATCTTCCCGCACGACATCATCGAACACTTGGTCGACAAGTCCTACCAACTCTTTCCATTTCATTCTCTTTTGTTCTCCTTTCCTTTACTGTACCTAAAGTATATCATACTTTCTTGCTTTTGTCAAGCGGTTTCCGCAAATTCCTTGAAAGAATTTTGCGGAATCGCCCAACAGCGCCGGTAAATATTGGTTTTCATCTTCTTGTGCTGTGCAAAGCACTTAGCCATAATTTTTACTTCAATGGTAACATCTTCCAGTCCGGTGTGTTCCTCTTGGAAATCAGGGTTGCCGGAAATGTAAGCAAATACCAGTTCCGCCGAAGTCTGCAAATTGCCTTTTGCGGAAATCCACTTGTGAGCAATCGCCTTTTTGAAATAGGTTTTCTGCTGACAAATAACTTGTGTTGCCATGTGCCAAATGCAATGAATTTTCGTACCGTAGGGGAAAAAGAAACGAACCTCAGATTTAGTTAAGTATCTAACAGTTCTGTCAAGACCAGACTTGTCAAAGTTCGCATTATAGGCGAAAACATCAGTAATACGATACTTTTTCATCACCTGTCGAACAATGCGCCGAATAGTCAAAATCTTAGCTAACTTGCGTTCGCCCGCTTTGTAATCTTCCCAATACTTAGGAAGTTTTTTGGCGTAATAAGCGGTATCCATCAAAGGCTTATTGTAGTTGTCAAGGAACATTTCAGCGACCATGTAAGAATGGGTTTCGTAGATACGACCCTTTTTGTCAGCCACCGCAAAGCCCACATCATAGGCAAGAGCGTCCTCAGTAATGTTCGCCGTTTCAATATCCAGAACAAGGACATACTTGCGGCGTCTGTCAATCTTTTCCATTTTGTACCTCTTTCTGAAATGAAGTGTACCATCGTTTCTTCATCTCTTGTTTATGTACTTATTATATCATATCGAAAGGGGATTGTCAAGACCTTTTCAAAATCTTTTGAAAAATTTTTTTCAACCTTGAGCGCACCTTGACTTCCTTACACACTCGACAGGGTTTCGTTGCGAGTTTTACAAGCCCCTTTGATATTATTATTATAGCACATTATGTGCTTGGTGTCAAGAGGTTTCGCAAACTTTTTTGTTTTCTTCCTCTACTTTTTCAAGGTTGTGCCCTTGGATTTCTTGGGCTACTCCCTCTTGACATTATCTATTATAGCAGATAGCAACCCATCTGTCTATTGTCAAAATGACGAATTTCGGGATAATCTTATTATTATTTTTTGTTCATTTTGCCTATTGACAAAAGTGCCAACCTGTGGTATACTGGAAATAGTGGCCGCACGCGGCCGGCGTAAATTTTATCACTTTTTTGTGGTTTTGTCAATAGTGAAAATTGCATAAAAAAACGCCTAAAAATTAGGCGTTTTCCTTTTACCAGTATTTTCTTACCAGTTCTTCCACTTCTTCATAACTTGGCGGCTCCAAACCTTCCCTTGCCGCGAGCCTACCCAAAGCATAGCTGCAATTACCAAAACTTGGCTTTTTACACCTTGCATTTTTAAGGTGCTTTTGTTCTTGCTCCTTTTCCTCTCTCATACTGTTCACAAGAGTAAGAGCCAGATTGATAATGCCTTCATAAGTCTTTTCCATTTTTATCATTTCCTTTCTTATTAAAAATCATAATGGCTTTCACCATCAGAATACAGCTTTTCCCAAATCTCGTCATAGTGTTCGCCCGCAAGCTCTGCCAGTTTTTCCCTCCTATCGAAAATCTTTTTCAAAAGCTCGTCCTGTTCGCGCAGTTCTCGCAAGATTTCATTCTTAGTCATGCTTTTCTTCCTCCTGAATTTTCCGAATGGCTCTACCAAGAAAATAATCTACAAATCTTCTTCCTGTCGGGTCGCTTGCTCCATCAATCAAACAAGAGCCAACAATACCAATGTAATCTTTTTCCATTGGTATCTCTGCGGGCAGATACTTCCTCATGTACTGCCCAGCTTCTACCAAAGCCCGCACAAGAATTTTATTCTTTTCTTTATCAGTCATTCTATCACCTCTTGTTGTACTTATTATAGCACAGAGGACTCTTTTTGTCAAGCCCTCTGTGCTATTTTTTTTAGTCCAGCTCAGAGGAAATAGGGTGCTTAGTCGCACGACACCAAGCGTAAACCATACCCACAGCAGGACTGAAAGTGTCACGAGGGTTGCACTTCGCTTCACCGGTCATTCTGTAACCGTCCACAATGGCTTCACAGGTCACAGTCTTGTTGTAAATACTGAACTTCGGATAGGTCTTGTCGATAATGGTCTTGTGCTCATTCAACCAATCCTGCGCCACGCTGTCAAGGTTCTTAGGCTTGTAGGGTGCAAACATCACGCCGCAGTCAGTCACAAAAATCTCCAGCGGGTCGCCCTCTTTGATGTGCTGAGAACGACGAATTTCCTTAGGAATGACCACTCTGCCGAGGTCATCAACACGACGAATGATACCAGTTGCCTTCATAATTTTTACTTCCTTTCTTCTTTTGTACCTTAATTATACCATCTGGAAGGGCTTTTATCAAGCCCTATCCAGAAATTTTTTGAGCCAATCCGCAGAATAACCACCGAACCCCTGTTCCAGTTTCTTGTCAGTCAAAATCTCCTGTTTGTAAGGTGCAGACTTAAACTCTTTGCCTTCTCGCAAAAGTCGAATAGAATAGTTCTCTTTGACAGTTTCATCTTTCCCATACAGTCTTGCAAACTTGCTTGCGGTCTTAGGGGTCATGTAGAAATTTTGACACCAGCCGCCGTAAGGTGTAGTCTGACCTTCTACCACTCCGAAGAATTGGTAAAGATTGTAACGCCGACTAATCATCAAAACAACATACTTGTAAACAATGCTAATAAGCGCAATCGGCAAGAGCCAAAAACCAATAGCCGTCCGCATGGTGATGGTTTCATCTTCATTGGTGACAAGGCACACAATAGCCACCACCAACTGCCAAGCCAGAATGGACAAAAGAACGATTACCAGAGTATTCATTTTATTTACCTCTTTCCTTTATTGTACTTACATTATAACACAGGCTTTTGTTTTTGTCAAGCCTTTTTTATCCGATAGAAAAAGAATTTGTTAGTTAATGCTCTTGCATCATAGTCTACATAGAACCAAACTCGCCCGAATAAATGCAGATTTTTACACTTTTTAGCGGTTTTCAAAGTCAAATCTACATTCTTTTGTTCAACGCCACAAATCCAATGGCGGAAGATTTTGTAAATCCAAATAGGGACAAAAGAAACTACAATAGCCAGCACACACCACGGTTTGATAAACAAGTCAATGGCTTCCACATCGTATTCATCATACAGGAAAAACAGCAACGAAGCCAAAACATAACAAACCAGAAAGCCCAAAAGAAACATCTTCATCAGAAAGTCACCCCATTCATAATAAACGCAAAGAGAATAATTTCCAGAGCGAACATCACACAAAGCCCGCCGCACTCCTTTTCAATAGAAGCCACAAACTGGAAAGACAACAGAGCCGTCAGAACAATAATAGCAATAATCATTTTTCTTTCCTCCTTTATTGTATCTACATTATAACCTATTTCGGGAAGATAGTCAATAGTCAAAATAGCCAAATCGCAAGCCAAAAATTTGTGCATTATGCCCCTTGACAAATTTAGCGCCCATCCGCGGCGCACTCAATTTTACCACAGATTTTCTCTTTTGTCAATAGTCATTTTGCACAAAAAAGTTTGGTAATTTCTTACCAAACTTCTTTCTAAAAATTACCAAACTTCCTTCCACAATTTAGCAATCTCATCATCATAAATGGTATCTGTTCCCATTGTATCAAAGAAGATACAGTAATAACCATTAAGGTCAAATTCAGAAGCATAACCTACTTCAGTAGTCCACACTTCACCATCTTCATCTGTCAGTTCAATGATGTTATTGTTCTCATCAATGGCTGTCACCTCGCCGCACACCACACGAGTGAAGGCATTAACAGGGTTGCCACACTTTCCTTCATTCTCTCTTTCTGTTGTTTCCTGTGCGGGAATGGAAGTGATTTCCTTTTTTACTTCCTTGATGTCCATTCGTATCATCGAAGTGAACAACGCCATTACCAACAGAGTAATAGTGAACAGCACAAACATCTTCTTGTCTTTCATAATAACATCTCCTTAAAAGAATAAAACGAATAAGTTCCACGGCTGATAGACTGGATTAGATATTGTGTTATGGAGTATCACATCTATCCAACTCAAGAACAACCACACAAACCAAGCGATGCAAACCGCATTGATTACTTGTCCTACTCTCTTCATTACCTCTCTCCTCTCTTACTGTACCTCTATTGTACCACACCTAACCTTAGTTGTCAAGCAGTTTCTCCAATTCTTTAATAATATTTTTTGTGGCGTCAATGCTGGTTCTCTGCTTTGCGGTGTTCCACTTAGCCCTGACCTCTGCGTTATCATCAACCAGTATCATTTGTGCGGCTCTGTGAGTGGGTGCGCTCTGCTTAGGCTCACCATAAGTCTGTGCATAGAACTCAGTAACCCAAGGCATTAAGGTATCAACCCAATGCTTCTTCTCTCTCTCGCACACACGCTCGAACTCACGGCTTGCACCCATCGGCAACCAAGTGATGACACCGAACCTGTATCCCTGCTTCATCAGTTGATGACACACACGGGACAACTCCATCATGTCAACCAGAGGTCGCAGATTGATGAAAGAACCCTCACGCTCATTCCGCAGATTATCCAACCAATTATCCTCACCATAGAGGTTAGCAACCGTGCCGTCCATATCGAAGTAAATCTTCTTCATAATCAAGTTCCCCTTTCGGTTATTACCTTTCCTTTTGTACCTTTATTATAACAGATACACCTTAGTTTGTCAATACCTTTTTGAAAAATATTTTTTCTGGTAGAAGTTGGAAATGGAATCTCTTTTGTTTTTCCTTCCCTCTTTCTGTATTTATTATACTATAAATAATAAAAGAAGTCAATGGTTATTTTGCACAAATTTCGGGAAAGGAATTTGTATAATATATTTTTTCTCCAGCTCTTGACAAACTTGCCTAAGTGTGCTACACTCTACTCAACGGTCGCAGGCGCCCGATGGAGGGGTATGAATTAAACACTAAGAGACTTTTTGGCAAACCTGTCAATAGACTTTTCTAATATAGATGGGGGTATATTCTGGGAAAAATTTTTTTCAAAAGTAGAAAAGTGATATAACCACCTCAATTCTGTTCGTTCGGTCATTTTCAATTTTAAGAACGATTTCAATTTTAAAAACGATTTAATTTAATTTCTTCCAAAACTTTCCCTTCATCTCAAATTACTAATATTTTCTAATAACCCCACCCTTGTCATTAAACCCAAACCACCTGGTACTGGAGTATAATCAAGAGTATCAATATCATAAATCTCGGAATTTGCATCCCCGCACAACTTTCCCTCATCATTTCTATTAATTCCTACATCCAAAAGTAACTGCCGTTTAGCGGTATTAATCATATCTTTCTCAATAAAATCTCTCTTTCCAACCGCACTCACAATTATATCAGCACTTCGACATAATTCCTTCAAAACATTCGATGGAGTCTTACTATGACAAATACTCACCGTAGCATTTCTTCCAATAGCCAAAGCCGCCATTGGTTCGCCTACAATTCTACTTCTGCCAATCATTATCAAATGCTTCCCGCATAAATCCTCACCCAAATAATCCAATAGCATTAAAATTCCCTTTGGAGTCGCAGGAATAAAAGGAGAAGTTCCCTTCAAGTTATCAACATCCATCTTGGCCGGAATTAAATCCACCAATCCCTCTAAACACAACTGCTCTGGTAAAGGAAGCTGAATAATTAAAGCGTCTAAAATATTACTATTAACTAAAAAAGAAATTTTCTCTCTCAAAGACTCCTGCGAAATTCCCTCATAATATTTAAAAACAGAAGCCTCAATTCCCACTTCCGCGCAATCTTTCATCTTACCTTTAATATAAGCATTTGACGCGGGGTTATCTCCAACTTGTACGATGCCGAACCGCAAGCCCCTTCCCGCGCATTTCTTTTTTATCTCTTCCTTCATTCTTTCTGCTATTGTCTTACAGTCAATCTTCATCGTTTTTATCCTCCGATATAATTTCTACTCTATAATAAGGGACTTTATAAATTTCTCCATTCTTCTTAATAATTGCATAATCTCCCCACCAAAAACCTTTTTCTACTCCCACTAATTCAAAAATATTACTTATGCGCCAACATTTGCGGCAATCGGGTATTTTTCCACTCAACATAAATTCAATACAAATGCGGCAATCCTCAAATGAGGGCTTCAATTTTACTTTAGTCATAAAAACAACCATACCCTACAGTTTCATCTGTAAACAATGGGATTTCGTTATAAATAGTAAATTCTGCTCCACCTAATCTCAAAAGAAAGAAATAAATATCCTCAATAGATTCAAGAGAGAAGCCACCTTCATCTTCCTCTCCATTTTCACAAATTTGCGCCTGGGCGTATTCTTTCCAATCTTTAAATCTTACGGGAAGAGTCATGTACTCAGTTTTTTCAAGATTATCAAAATTATAATTGTTATCTTCCAAAATTTGGAAAATCTTTTTTGAAATTTTTGAACAACCATAATCATTCGCTAAATCATCGAAAAGATATTTTCCATATTTCTTTTTAAGAGATTGAACAGATTTGCCCAAAGCCGCTGTATCTTCAATCTCTATTAAAACTTTTTCATACATTCCATGACCATCATGCGACCAATCTCCAAAAGGAACAAACATCATACTCATTTCTTCAACTTCCTCCCACATTTAGGACAATAGACCGCAGTACAACCCTTATGTAAGGCATCCGCAGTCATGCGGCTCCCGCTCATTACAGCATACTCCTCGCCGCAGAAATCACAATAATCATCTTCGTTATATAACATTTCCCTTATGTCTTCTTTTGTGCGGCTTTCTAACTTCATATGATTATCACAACAAATGAAATGAATAGGGCGTCCAAGAGCAGGCTTAATACTTGAATCAAGCTGCTGGTAAAATGCGGCAAGTTCTTCTAAAGTAATATTATCTCTATTATAGTAAAGAACTATAAAATCTGTATTATCATTGATTAGTTTCTGTACTTTTTCTATTGTTTCTCTATTGTTATTCATTATTGCGGCAACCTCCTTGAAAATAAATACAGTCCATGTTACATTGACCATCTGCGCCTTTACATGGTTGTACTTTTGTTAAATCCACACCATCTTTTAAGCAATATTTCTTTGCGGTTTCATATCCAAATACTTCCATTACTCTATTGAATTCATAGATATTGCGCTGAATGATATAATTATCTATATATTTATTATTATAAGGCTTATGATTTTCACTATCTGAATTAAATTCCATACTCATACTACCATCTGGATTATGAGTAATGGGGTGAGTTTTGTGAAAATGTTCCATGTTCGCGACGAATGGGTCTTTTAATCCTAACTCTTGTTCTGCGTATTTTGAAAATTCTGACGAAATCTTCATTAAGAAACTTCCTACTGGACCAACTATTATCATATTATCACACCTTTGTTTTTTTATCCTATAATAATTATACAAAAATTAAATAGATTTGTCCAGAAGATTGACAGTTCCAAAAAAATTTCGTATAATATATATATAAGGAGGGATAACTTGAACATTAAATTAGATTATACAATCTTAGATATTGATGAACGAATGAAGATTGTAGAAAATATTTGTGAAGAGAACAAGGATAATCTCACTCCTAAAAATTTAGAAACTTTATCAAATTATTTAATAAATTGTGTTGAAAAAGAAGAAAGAAAAAAGCGAAAAATTTTAACTCAAAATAGAATGGCAACTGTAAACAAGAGAGAAACCAGTTTAGAAGGTTTGGTATCTAAATTTGAAAATGGAGAAGATGGTGTTTACCAACTTTTTAATCCAAGTAGTAAAAATTACTTATTATCACCCTCGGTAAGCATTACAAAGAAGGACATTGAAGAACTTCCTTTTATTAAGCAAATAAGAGAAGCAATAGCAAGTTATAAGAAAATAGAAAAGAAAAATTACATTGTGTGTCAAGCCATTATTGATTTATCACAAACTCAGTATATGGTAAAAGATGCTTATAGACAACCTATTCGTTTAAAAAGTTTTTCAAAGACTGGTCCTTCTGATATAGATTGGGATTTATTCTTAGACTTTAAAAACTGGGAGCACGTGGCGGCGTTCCTTCAAAATTATTCAAAATTAAAAACTAACCTTTGTGAAGATATACAAAAAACAATGTATTGGATTTTAGCTGATTTTGAAAATCTGACAGATGCGGCTTTGGAAGAAAAAGAACCAATGTTGTATGATATTGTAATAATGAAAATTGATGGTTTACAAAATCAGGATATAAGAAAAGCCCTACAAGAGAAATACGGAAAAACTTATTCAATTGAATATATTTCTTCATTATTTAATAATAAAATTCCTAAGCTGATTGCGGATGAAGCTGAAAAACAGGAATTAATTTGGTATTATACTAATGTCGAAAAAGGAAAATGGAAGAAATGTAATCGTTGCGGGCAAGTTAAATTATTACACAATAAGTTTTTTTCCAAAAATAATAGTAGTAAAAACGGATTTTATAGTATTTGTAAAGAATGTAGGTGCAGTAAAAAGAAAGGTAGTTGAACTAATGTATATTGTAGATACTAATGTATTAATGTCATTAAATACTTTAGATGGTATTATTGATAAGTTAGAAGAAATTTATATTCCGGTTGAGGTTCTAAGTGAATTAGATAAACATAAAACCGCAGAAGGATTAAAAGGATTTCAAGCAAGACGCGCGATAAGAAATATAAATAAAAATATAGATAAATTACATTTCTTAAATCAATCTCAAGATTTTTATCATACTTTTAATAAAAATACTACTTATATTGATGACATTATCATTTCTTATTTTCAAACCTACAATTATACGCTTGTCACTAATGACATCGGAATGAAAATTAAAGCCGAGGCTTTAGGTATTCCTTGTATCAACTATTACGAAAATAAAATTCTACCTACTTGTTGCGTAGAAGTAAATATGGACGAAGAAGATTTTGAGATTTTTCAAGAGACAGGTGGAGACTACGGGGTTCCCGCGGGTCAATATTTAATAATCAGAGATTTAGAAGATAATTTTTTGAAAGCATATAAATACTTAGGTGAAGGTTTATATGATGATTTAGGTTTAACTGGAATTGGAAATTATTTATTCCAAGTTTCTGCTCTTGATGAATATCAAATGTGCGCGATAAATTCTTTGTATAAAGATAGAATGAGTGTTATTACTGGACCCGCGGGTACAGGTAAGACTCTATTGTCTATGGCTTATTGTTTACAAAAGATAAGAGAAGGCGCCAGAGTTCACATTTTCGTCAACCCTGTGAAGACAAGAGGGTCAGAAGAATTAGGTTTCTATCCTGGCGATAGAGATGATAAATTACTACAGAATTTTATTGGTAGTATTTTAAGAAATAAAATCGGTGACATGACTGAAGTAGAGAGATTAATTCAAGAGGGAAGTTTAAATTTATATCCCTTTTCTGATATTCGTGGAATAGAAATCGCTAAAGGCGATATAATGTATATCACAGAAGCTCAGAACCTTTCTATTGATTTAATAAAATTGGCTATCCAGCGCTGTGCGGAAGGTAGTAAGATAATTATTGAAGGAGACCCTCAGACACAGGTGGATAAAGAAATTTTCGCAAATGATGGTAGTGGATTAAAAAGAGTTATTGAAGTTTTTACAGGAGAAGAAGACTTCTCTTATATATATCTTCCTAATATTTATCGTTCTAAGTTTGCGGAATTAGCTGAGAAGTTATAAAATTATTTAGGGATAGTCTTCGGACTATCCCTTTTTATTAAAGGAGGAAACTTTTAATGGCTATAGAAGGAGCTAAAGAAAGAAAGTGTAGTAAATGCGGCAAGTTGATGCGTGAAGACCAGAATTTTTATGTATCTCGACGCACAGATTTGTATCCGCCAGATGGTGTAGTAGATGAATGTAAAAAGTGTTTTACTATGCACATTAATATACATGAACCTTCTACTTTTTTAGATTTGTTAGAAAAAATTGATATTCCTTTTATTGAAGCAGAATGGAATATTTTAGTAGATAGATATGGAAATAATCCTAAGACAACTGCTACAGCTATTTTTGGTCGTTATCTTGCTAAAATGAAATTAAAGCAATATTGTAAATATCATTTTGCTGACACAGAAAAATTTGTAGAAGAAGAAAAAATTAGAGAATTAAAAGCAAAAGCTGAAAAACTGGCGCAAATTAATAAATATAGAGACGCTCAAGCATCGGGCGCGACTTTGGAAAATTTGCAAGAGATTGATTTGAGTAATCTTTCAGAAGAGGAAAAGGCAGAGTTATTTAAGAAGCCCGAAGATTTATATGAACCAGAAGAAATTAATACTGATTTTGATGAATTAACAAAAGAAGATAAGCAGTATTTGTTACAAAAATGGGGTCGTACTTACACAATTCCAGAATGTATCAAATTGGAAAAGCTGTATAATGAAATGATTGAATCTTATGATATTAGAACTGCTTCTCACTTTGATTACTTGTTAAAGATTTGTCGTGTATCATTAAAGATTGACCAGGCTCTTGAGGTTAATGATATTGATGGCTTCCAAAAGATGACTAAAATCTATGACCTATTGATGAAATCTGCGAAATTTACTGCGGCTCAAAACAAAGAGCAAAGTGAAGATTATACTGATGCGGTTGGTGTTTTAGTTTCTTTATGTGAGGAACAAGGATTTATTCCTAAATACCACGATGATGAAAGACAAGATATTGTCGATTATACTTTAAAAGATATGAATGAGTATATGAGAAAATTAGTTATGAATGAAATGAATCTTGGTAATATGATTGAAGTTTATCTACAAAAGATGATTCAAGAGGAAAACAAGGAAGAAGATGAAATGACAGACGATGATGATGTTGTTATTTTGTCTGAAAAGGAACAAGAGCTAATTCAAGATTCTGATTATGAAGAGTTTAACAATATGATAGATGAAGAAGTTAAGTTAGATGAGGAAATGTTGAAAAAGAGCGGAGATATTACATGAGTATAAATATAAGAAAATATGAATATAGTCCTGCTCTTAAAAAGGTATTAGAAAATACTGAATATAAAATGAGCGATGGGCTTTTAGACGTGTTAAATATTGAACGAAGTAGTCAAAAGATAGGCTTATCTGAAGAGCGTGTTACAGAAGTTCTACCAATTATAAAACAATATGCGTCTTTTTGGCGTGAATATCCAGATTTATTTATTGATTTCTTATTACCTAAAAATTCTAAGTTTAATTTATTCTTTTATCAAAGATTATTCTTGCGCGCGGCGATTCGTCATAAGTATTGTTATGCAACATTTCCACGTGCGTTCTCAAAATCATTCTTAGCAGTATTAGTGTTAATGATTAGATGTATCTTGTATCCAGGCGCGAAGTTGTTTATTGTATCTGGTACAAAAGAGCAGGGCGCTTCTATCGCTAAAGAAAAGATTGAGGAATTGATTGAGTTAATTCCTGCTTTGAAGAATGAGATTAATTTTAAGAAGACTTTGTTCGGTAAAGATTATGTTAAAGTTGAATTTAAAAATGGTTCTCGTTTGGATGTAGTTGCCGCAAGAAACTCTACTCGTGGTGGTCGTAGACATGGAGGTTTGATTGAGGAGGTCATCTTAGTAGATGGTCAGGCATTAAACGAAGTTATTCTTCCTTTGATGAACGTGTCACGTCGTGCCAAGAATGGTAAAGTTGATGATAATGAAAGTTTAAATAAATCTCAAATTTATGTTACAACTGCGGGTTACAAAGGAACCTTTAGCTACGATAAGTTATTACAATTATTGATTTGGCAAATTGTTCGCCCAGAGTCTGCCTTTGTGTTTGGTGGTACTTGGCGTATTCCTGTAATGCACAAATTGTTAGATAAGAACTTCGTTACAGACTTGAAATTAGATGGTACTTTCAATGAAACTTCTTTCGCAAGAGAGTATGAAAGTGAATGGTCTGGTTCTGTCGAAGACGCTTTCTTCAAACCTGAATTATTTGATAAATATCGTGTATTAAAACAGCCTGAATATGAATATAGCGGTAGAACTACCGCTAAGGCATATTATGTTCTTTCTGTCGATGTAGGTCGTATTGGTTGTCAATCTGCGGTTATGGTATTTAAGGTAACGCCGCAGGTTAAAGGACTTGCTATAAAAACCTTGGTCAATCTTTACACTTTTGATGAAGAGCACTTCCAGGCGCAAGCATTAAAAATTAAACGACTATATTATAAATACAATCCTCGTGCTATTGTAATAGATGGTAACGGTTTGGGTGTTGGTTTAATAGACTGTATGGTTGTGCAGACAGTTGATGATGATACAAGAGAGACTTATCCTCCTTTTGGTATTATCAATGACCCAGATGGATTATATAAGAAATTTATTACTGATGATACAGAAAGAGAAGTTGTTTATATTATTAAAGCTAATGCGGAAATTAACACAGAAGCTCACACTAATGTATTGAGCCAGATTAGTTCTGGTAAAGTCAAGTTCTTAATTGACGAGCGTGCGGCAAAGGCTAAATTCTTAGCTACTAAGATTGGCGCAGCGGCTTCTTCTGAACAAAGGGCAAATTATCTAAAACCATTTACTTTAACTTCCATTTTAAGAGAAGAAATGTTGAATTTGAAAGAGCAGAGAGAAGGAAAATATTTAACCTTAGACCCTGTTAATAAAAAGATTAAAAAGGATAAATTCTCTGCTTTTGAATATGGTTTATATTATATTAAGATTTTAGAGGAATCTGGAAAGAAGAAAAAGCGTGGACGCATTTCTGATTTCATGTTCTTCACTCCAGGGAGGTAACTAAAATGGCGTCAAGTCGTGGCGAATTAAAAATAGAAGATATTTTAAAATTTAATAATATTAAATATATAAGAGAATATATTTTTCCAGATTTAATTAGTACAAGTGGTCGTCCATTGCGCTTCGACTTTGCTGTTTTTGATGATGATGGTAATATTGATTTTTTAATTGAATTTCAAGGAGAACAGCATTATACAAGCGTGGCGCATTTTGGAGGTCAAAAACATCTTCAAATTCAAAAATATAATGATACTAAGAAAAGGGAATATTGCTTGCGAAAGGATATTCCCCTTTTGACAATTCCTTATTGGGATTATGATAATCTTAATTATGATTATATTTTTAATAGAGTTGAAGAGTTAAGATAAGTTGACATCGAGTAAAAAATTTGTTATAATAAATTTAAGGTCAGGAGGTGATTCCGATTAGACAACATTACATCGGTCCAAGTCAACAAGAGCGTGTTAGTTTAAATTTCGCTAAGTGGATTAGAGGAATGGAAGTCGCTCAAGATGCGGTCTTAGAGTTGGACAAATTTAAGAAATCTAAATATAGAAATAGTTATATTAATGAGGAAAGAATAACTCGTGCTTTAGAGGAGCAAGATAGAGATTTCCTAAGAGAGCTGTCTAATTATTTTTATGGAATCAGTGGTATTTATGCGAGATTTGTAAAATATCTTGCAGGTATTTTAACATATGACTGGTACGCTTATCCTTATATGTTGAAAGATGGTTATAGCGTAAAAAATGTTAGAAAAGATATTAACATTGTATTAAATTATTTAGATAATGTCAATATTAAAACCACTTTCTATGATGTGTCTTTAGGAGTAATTTTAAATGGTGCTTTTTATGGATACATGATTAATAACACCGCGAAAACTGTCGGTACTATATTAGAATTACCAGTAAAGTATTGTCGTTCAAGATATAAATATAATGGTCTTCCCGCAGTGGAATTCAATGTAAAATATTTTGATGAACAATTCGCCAATCCAGAAGAAAAGATGATTGTATTAAATTCTTTTCCAAAAGAATTTATGAAGAACTATATCGCTTATAAAAATGGTACTTTAAAGACTGATAAAAATGATGGCGGAGCATGGTTCTTATGTGATACTAATTTGTCAATGAAGTTTTCTTTATTCACAAATGATATTCCTTTCTTCTCTGCGGTTATTCCAACTATTTTAGATTTGGATGAAGCTAAGCAGTTGGATATGAAAAAAACAATGCAAGAATTGTTAAAAATTATTATCCAAAAGATGCCGCTGGATAAGAATAGCGAAATGGTTTTCGATTTAGATGAAGCCCAAGAGATGCACAATAATGTATGTCGAATGTTGAATAACGCAGTTAATGTTGATGTACTTACAACTTTCGGTGATGTTGACGCTATTGATTTGGATAACTCAACAGCCACATCTAATAAAGACCCATTAGCTAAAGTAGAACGAGGAGTTTTCAATGAAGCAGGTATTTCTCAGATGTTGTTTGCTACTGATGGTAATATCGCTCTTGAAAAGTCTATTATGAATGATGAATCTCTAATGTTCTATTTATTAAATCAATATCAACAAAAGATGAATGAGATTATTGATTATACCTTTAAAAAGAAAACTAAGTTTAAAATAAGTTTTCCGCAACTTTCTATTTATAATAGGGAGCGTATGCAAAAAGTATATAAAGAACAGGCAACCGCTGGTTATTCTAAGTTGTTGCCAGCGATTTCTATAGGTATGTCACAAACAGAATTTTTATCTATGAATGAATATGAAAATAATATTTTAGGTTTAAATGAAAAGATGACGCCCGTACAAATCAGTTCAACCCAATCAGCAAAAAATTCATCTAATAATGAGAACAAAACAACTACATCTGGCACCAACAGCGAGGGTAAGGTTGGAGCGCCAGAAAAAGACGACAGTGAAAAGTCTGAAAAGACTATTCAAAATAAAGAAAGTATGTCATAAGGAGTGAAATTAATGCCAAGAAAGATACCTACTAATTTCTCTTTTGAGATTATTAATATTACTCCTGTGAATCCTTACATTTCGGAATGTCAGATAAAGGTTTTCTACACAGGAAAGAATAGAAATGGAAGTTATATTTCTAAGCCTGTGGGTGAAAAGATTGCTCAAACATTACCTCGTTCTCCTATTGTAGCTTATTACAATGAAGAAATTGAGGATTTTGAAGACCACGGACAGGAGTTAATCATTAACAAAAATGGAATGAAGATGATTACTAAGACTGTACCATATGGTGCGGTTTCTGAAAATGGTCCGATTGTTTGGCAACAATTTGCTGATGCGGATGGAGTAGTTAGAGAATATCTTGTTTGCAATGGTTATTTGTGGACAGGTCGTTATCCTCAGCTACAAAGTGTTCTGGAACATAATAAAGGACAATCAATGGAATTTTTCCCAGATAGCATCATAGGCGACTGGGCAAAGTTTGATAATGAAGAAGAAGAATTTTTTATATTTAATGAAGCTAATATTTCTGCATTATGTATTTTGGGAGACGATGTAGAGCCTTGTTTTGAAGGCGCGTCAATAGGTGCTCCTAAAGTGCTGTATTCATTAAATAAAAATGATGAATTCGAGAATGAGTTCGCGGCATTTATGCTCGAACTTGACAAGGTTCTGGAAAAAAATCCCGAAGGAGGTAACGCAGGAATGAATGAACCTATTACAGAGCCAGTTGTAACAACTGAGCCTATCGTAGAACCAGTAGTAGAGCCTGCTATTACTGAGCCAGTAGTTGAGCCTGTTGTAGAGCCAACAGTAGAACCTACCGTTGAGCCAACTATAACTGAGCCTACTATTACTGAACCTGCCGAACCAACAGTAGAACCGGTTGCTGAGCCAACAGTTGAGCCAAGTGCTGAACCTGCTGGTCCTTCTGCCGCAGATTTTACAAAGCTACAGAATGATTTTGCTGCTCTACAGGAGAATTTCAATACTCTGCAAACCAGCTATAACGCATTGATTGAAAAGGAAACTGCAAGAGAGAATGAAGCAAAGGATACTGTTTTTGCTAAGTTCGCTGTTTTAGGTGAGGAAGTCTTAAATGATATTAAGGCTAACAAAGATAAATTTAGCGTAGAGGAAATCGAAGATAAACTTTCAGCTATTGCTTTTAGAAAGGGAATTAGCTTTAGTTTGATTTCCGAAGCAGATGGAGTATTGACTCCACAACCTCATACTGCCCCAAGTGAAGATATTCCAGCTTGGTTAAAGGCTGTAGAGGATAGAGAAAACTAAAAATTTTTGAAGGAGGATATAAAATGGCACTTTTAACAAAGAATGGCTATGGTCAGGTCGAGCCTAATCATCTGTCTGCTCAGAGAACAGCTCAGATTTATGCTCAGCTACCTTGCGATGACGCCGTTGAAATTTTAGAGAATGGCTCTTTCTTAAAATATGATTATGCCGCTGGTAAGTGCAGTGTTTCTACCGCCGCTACTACTGGTGAGTTCATGCTTGTTTTTAATGAAATTAAGCTATATGATAACGCAAGACAGGGTTACAAGGATTTCGCTCTAAAGAAGTCTGAAATGGTTGATGGAGTTATTACTCCAAGACTGTTTAAGGTAAATGATGGTGATATTTTCACTACTAACCTTGTTGATGTAACTACTGCTAAGGGCAGTAGAGTTGGTAAGCTACTTGTTCCTACTGTTAGTGAGAATGTTGCTATTCTGACAGAGAAGGCTACTCCGGCTAATGGTGACGAGGTTTATGTCATCGTTAAGGAGACTACAATGCCTGATGGACAGGAAGCTGTTAAAGTTCAGAAGTTATACACCAAGCACGATGTTGCTGTTGGTGGCTAATCTAAGAAAGGAGATTTGAAATAATGGCTTTAGATAAGAAGAATTGTACTATTCTTGCTAAGAAAGTAGCCAAGGCTCCTAAAAAGGTTGGCGCAACTTTCAGCTATAACGGTAAGGATTACAGCTATGAAGCTCTGAATGAGACTCTTCGTGACGAGTTCAAGGAAATGGCTGGTACTTATAACGCTTATAGACGTAACAAGAATGATATTTTTGAAATTATGCAGGAAGTAATTGATGATGTTCTTCCTAAGAGAGTAATTGAGGCTTACGGAGATTGGGCTGAGATTAAGCAGTACGGACAGGGCAATAAGGTTCAGTTCGTCAAGAGAGCTGGTAAGAAGCGTGCTAAGCAGTTTATTACCAAGGTCGGTCTTGCTGGTATCTACGAAGTCTTTAAGCTGGATAAAGAGTTCTACGAAGTAGAAACAACTGCATACGGCGGAGCTGCTCAGATTGGTCTGGAAGAGTTCTTGGACGGACTAATCGACTTTGCTGATTTGCTGGACATTCTGCTTGAGGGTCTTGACGAGTGCGTTTATCGTGAAATCGCTAAGGCTATGAAGTCTATTGAGAGCCAGCTTCCTGGTGCTAACAAGGCTAATGGCGCAGGTTTTGTTCCGGCAGAGTTCGATAAGTTGTTAACAGTTTCTCGTGCTTATGGTGAGCCTGTAATTTATGCTACTCTTGAGTTAGCTACTAAGATTGTTCCTGAAACCAACTGGATTTCTGATGCCGATAAGGCTGCTATGAGAACTCAGGGTTACGTTGGTATCTATAAGGGATGTAAGGTTATCGTTATGCCTCAGTCTTTTGAAGATGAGACTAACACTGTAAAGGTCTTTGACCCAGCTTACGCTTACATTATCCCTGTTGGTGGTAACGACAAGCCTGTCAAGATTGCCTTTGAGGGCGAAACAATCATTGATGAGGTTAAGAACCGTGACCAGTCTCGTGAGATTCAGGCTTACAAGAAGTTCGGTGTGGCTCTAATGGCTACCAATGATATGTGTGTCTACAAGGACACCAGCCTTGCACAGTAATTTAATATAATATTAAATTAAACCTTGTGGGAGGGAGGTAAAACCTCCTTCCCACTTTTTTCATATAATAAAATAAAAGAATAAAAGGAGAAATTGTTATGGATGGTAATAGAAGAGTATCAGTAAGAAGTAGAACAGAAGGTTCTGTTGCTTATAAATTAGATTCTTTGCGCGTGGCGCGTTCTTGGCCTAAGTCTGGTTCCGTGCTTCAAATTAGTATTGATGAATTGAAGGAACTAATGGTTTACCCCGGTGGAGAATATATTTTAAGAAATTTGGTAATTATTGAAGATGAAGCTGCTCGAATTGAGATTTTAGGAGCAGAAGTTCAGCCTGAATATAATTATACCGAAGATGAAATTAAATATTTACTATATGAAGCAGAAGATAATGCTTTGTTAGACTGTCTTGACTATGCGCCTATTGGTGTTTTAGAGTTAATTAAGGAATTTTCTTTAGAGAAGATGCCTAATACTACTGTTAAGATTAAGGCTATTAATCAGAAATTAAATATCAATTTGAATAAAATTATTGAAATGATGCGCGACGATGATGATGACGCCGCTAAACAGCCTACTACTAATGGTAGAAGAACTGCTCCAGTTGTACTTCCAGAAAAGAAAGAGAAGTATAAAGTAGTAAGTAAGTAAACAATAGAAAGGAGTAGTGTTATGACTAAGGAAGAAAGAGTAAATGGTACTACTCCATTCCAAACTATTTATGACGCATTTTATAATATCGTTACTGATGATATGTATTTAGAGTGGACTAAAGAGGAAACTGCGGCAGACTTAAAAAATATTTTAATTGCCGCAATTCCTAATTTTGAATTCCCTCGTTTTAAATTATATGATTATGGAAAGATTTCTGAGGAAAGTGAAGAATATCAATTTAATTTTATTCTTACTTTAGAAGAAATTAACATCTTCGCGCAGTTGATGATGATAGAATGGATAAAAAGACAGATTGCTACTGTTGATGTGACTAAGCAAAAATATAGTTCAAAAGATTTTGAATTAACCTCTCAAGCTAATCATTTGTCTAAGTTAATCAGCTTGAAAAATGATTTTAAGACCGATAATAAAGCTGCTCAGCGTTTATATAAACGCAGAAAGACAGATAAAGATGGTTACATTGTAACTAATTATGCAGGACTTGGAGGTAAAGAAAATGCGAACTAAACTTGGAATGGAAATATCTCCAACTGGTGAAAATAAATATAAAAAATTATTGATAAATATGATTTATAAGTTGTTGCCGATTAGAGAAGAAAAAAATGATTGGCAAAATTATTTAAGTTCTTTAATTGAAGAAATTCATGGTTTTGAAGATTTATTTGAAGAAATAGATGAAGTATCTGTAATTCGTATTTTATCTAAATTACAAGGTTTACAAACCTTAGATAAAGAAGAAGACTTTTATCTTTATAGAAAAACAGTTCTTGAATGTACTAATTTAATTAAGTAAGGAGGTTTATAATGTCTATTGATAATTATGATTTATTTCAAAAAAGATTAAAAACCTCTGCTACTATTCCTTTAAATAAGTTAGAGGAAGATAAATTAAAAACTTTTAAGATTGCTTTAGAAAGAAGTTATAACCGAGAGATTGTTGAGAGAAAAGATGGGTCTCAAATAAAATGTTTGATTTCTGGTATCAATACTCAACCCAAAATTGAAAAGAAAAGTTTTTCTACTTTGACAGAAAATAACTGCGATGTCGGAGAGGTTTTATATTGGGTTCGTCGAAATTCTCGTTGGATTATAACTGATATGGAAGAAACTGAAAAGAGTATTTTCCAAGGTTATATTAGTCAGGCTCTTTATCATTTAAAATGGTTAGATAAAGAAACTGGAACTATTTATGACGAGTGGGCTTGTACAAAAGGTCCAGAAGAAACCACTATTCCAGATGGAGTTAAACATAATATTAAATATGATAATTTAAACCAATCTTTGTATTTAATGATGCCTAAATATTCTGATGGAATGGATTTATTAGATAGATATTTTGAATTATTTGTAAATGGTAGAAAATGGAAAATCCAATCTACTGATAGATATTCTTATGATAAACTTGTCACTTTGCAATTAGTTGAAAGTTTAATCAATGAAGATACAGATGATGCAGAAAATGAAATAGTTGATGGCAAAATTGATATTGATTATTTATTTTCTTGTTCGTTAGATGGAATAGATTCTTTAAAACGCAACCAAGAATCCGCATTATTATTTTCTCTTTACAAAAACAAAGAAATATCTATGCTGGAGCCGCAGATTTCAGTAGAAAATTGCCGATATGAAAATGGTAAAATTATTTTTGACTCTGTGGGAGAAGCACATATTATTTTTAACTATCCTGATATAGATAAAACTTATGAGTACCTTATTACAATTACAGAAGATGAAGTTATTAATGAAGTTGCTTCTATTGTTGGTGAGTCTATTGTAAAAACTATGACTTATAATACATTTGCTTTTGATTATACTTTAAATGGTGAAAAAGTAGAAGTACAAGGTGTTTGGTCTTTTGATAAAAATTATTTTGATGTAATTTCAGAAAGTAATAAGGAGATAAAATTAAAAGTAAAAAATAAAGTCGGTTCTACTTCTTTAATTTATAGTTTTACAAAAGAAGAAGAAACTAAAACTATTACTTTTGATATAAAAGTAAAGTCTATTTATGAAAGGAGTTAAAGGAAATGCCCACTATTGATTTGCGAAAACCTCGTCAAGTAAATTTTTTGACTATTCAAAAAGATTATGAGAAAATTCTTGAAAGATTTTTTAGTAATCAAACTTTATTAAAATTATTATATCATAATACTCCAGACTCTTTGGAACAGCCTGATATTGAAGACGACAAAACTTTAACTGAAATCAGCAAAGAAAATATTAGAATTGTTCCTCGTATAAAAATTCCGTCAAGAAAAAATTCTTTTATGGTAATTTATTTTGATAATTTTACTCCAAACCAAACCAATCCTAAGTTCATGGATAACAATATTTATATTGAAATCTTATGTCCTAACGAAGATGATATTATGATGATGGATAATTATATGCTTCGTCCGCATCGTATAATGCACGAAGTGAATGAAATGTTAGATAAGACTAAGTTAAATGGTATTGGAGTAGTAAATTTTACAGGAGCAGATTCTATTAATCTTGGAGAATATTATGGTTATAGATTAAGCTATACTGTAATAAATGATGTATAATGAATGTCCCTATTGAAGAATTATTAGTTGCGATAAAAGACAACAATGATGGTTCTATCTGCGCTTTCGATACTGAGGCTACTACCTTTAGAAAAGTAATCTTTGACTTTGCTTATGGATTTTTTAATATAGGTAGTGGCGCTCAATATGGTTTCAAATCTTATTTAAATCTTGATGCTATTGTTGATAAGCAATTATTATTATCAATTTCTGGTTGGAAAAAAATAAAGGAAGCCGCAGATGATAGTTATTATGGTTTCTTTAATACTTTAAAGAAGAATGATTGGTTTTCTGATGATTTCTCGGAAGCAGAAATCGAAGCAAGAATGGATTTGATTTATAGAGATACTTTAAGAAAAAAAGTTGATACTATTCTCACTTTACAAGAACAATTAAGTTCTTCAATTTCCTATTGGGAAACTCATAGTAATTATAAACGAGCAGAAGAGTTTAGGAGTAAAAGAACACAAGAGTTATTAAAAGCTCAACAGACAGAAAAACTGTATTTAGATTTACTTAGAAAAGAAGATAATTTAACTTCTGATTTACCGGAAGAAACTAAAATGATGTTGAATGATAAAGCATTACGCCAACTTTATTACTCACAAACAGGACAAAACGGTGAAATTCAAGTAGACCAAAATGCATTGAAGATGGAAGTAAGGAAGATATTAAATAATCCTTTAGTTCAAGATTGGGCATGGATTAGTCAGCAATTTATGAATGATTTAGAAGCTAATAATACTTGTTATGTGACTTCATATAACTTGAACGCAGATACTTTATTCATAAGAAATACAAATCAAGCCTATGGTTGTAATATTATTGATATGGCTAAAATAGTAGGTTTTTGTTCTTTTAGATTATATCAAAATTTAAGAAAAAATCCAGAGAACTTATTAAATTTAATAGGAGCTGATGCTCCTCAAGCCGTCCGCGAAGCTATTACAAAAACAGGTAAAGGTTCTACTACTCTTGATATGTTTACCACAGTTTTAGGTACTAATCCTAATATTCAAGGTGAGCGACATACCGCTCTTTACGATACTCAATTACTTGCTGACGCTCTTGTAAACTTTTTACAAAAGGAGTTGAAACAGAAATGAGTATTGATAAACTAACTTTGATTATTGGAGCAGATTTGGTAATACCTGAGACGCCGGTCAAAATCCATCAACCCACTATCAATGAAATTGCATTAATAGGTGAAGAAAGGTTTTTTTATTCACTTAATGGGTTTACAATTAACATTGATAGAATAAAAAGAACAATAGAGGAAAAAACAGAAGATGAAGAAAAAGCTAAAGTATTGATAAGCAATATAGATGAATATATTGTTTTATTACAATACTTACAGTCTGACGAAGGTTTAAGAATAAATTTTGAAAACCTCTGTAACTTACTTCTTATAAACTATGAAATCCAATTACTACATGGCAATTTATTTATGAGAAGTTTAGACGAACAGCAATTTCCGAGTTTTCAATGTGATTTGAATTTCTTTTTAAAATTTAAAGATACGGTACAACAAATTTTTAAGTTGAATAAAATCACTGAACAATCTTCTCTCAATCCCAAAGGCAAACTTGCAGAAAAAATAGCTTCAAAAATGCAACAAACTCGCGCCAAGATTGAGAAAATGAACGGCACAAAAGAAATAGATATTTTAAGTCATTATGTATCTATTTTAAGCATTGGTACTAATGCTTTAAATATTAGTACAATTAAAGATTTAACAATTTATCAATTATATGACCAACTTGAACGCTATAATTTATATAGTCAATATGAAAATAGTTTACAAGCTGCGTTGGCTGGCGCAAAGGTCGATATAGTGGATTGGTTAAAGAAAATATAAATAGGAGGTAAAACTTTAATGAAATTTGGTATTCGTGAAGCAGTAGACGTAGTATTCAAGGCTCTTGCTCCTGTTACTATTGGTTCTACAACTTTCGCTAAAGGTGAGCCAGTACTATATTTTGATAGTTTAAAGACTTCTACAACTGAAGGTACAGCTACTACTGTATACGCTCAGGGTGGTAGAGGAAATCCTCGTCTGATTGCATGGGAAGGCGATAAGGCTATTACCTTTAGCTTTGAAGATGCTCTGATTTCTGCCGAAGGTATGGCTATTCTAACTGGTGCTGGTCTATTAGAGGCAGGTAGCGATAATAAGATTCGTGTTCACCAGAAGGCTACTGTAACTGGTACTATTGAGGCCAAGAAGGTTACTGTTGTACTTACAGATGCAATGCCTGCTAATGGTACTCTGGTAACTGAGGACATTTTCGGTTTCATTCTGGATAACAACGAGGAAATTTCTGAAAGATTAGGCGCTGGTACTGGTACCGCAGCTTCTGTTCAGTTTGCTAATGAGACTGAGGCAACTGGTACTGTTACAGTTCTTGTTGACTACTATGTTGATATGACTGCTGGTGCTAAGGAAATTACTATTACTGCTGACCAGTTCGCAGGTTATTACTACATTGAAGGTGACACTCTATTCCGTCGTCAGGCTGATGGTGTTGACCTTCCTGCTCAGTTGGTAATTCCTAACGCTAAGATTCAGACAAACTTCACATTCACAATGGCTCCTTCTGGAGACCCATCTACCTTTACTTTCACTGCGGACGCGTTCCCTGGTAAGGTTAAGGGTAGCAAGACTAATAAGGTTCTGTACGCTCTTCAGATTATTGAAGATCCAGGCGAGTAATTTAGTCTAAAATAAATATAGTATGGGTAGTGTAGTATATTAACTATGCTACACTACCCTTTCTTTTATTTTATTATATGAAAAAGGAGATAAAGGATACATGAAATTAGATAATATCAATTTAGATATAGAAACCGCAGAAATTATGATTGGTGGAGAAAAAATTCATATTAAGAGCTATTTACCAACTGCGGGAAAAATGGATTTAGTTGATGCTTTAAAGATGGAAGTTCTAAATGAACCGATTATTAATCAACCTAAATTAGATGCTTTATTAAATATTTTTATTGTTATAAATTATACAGATATTGAGATTGAAAATCGAGATATTGATAATCTTTTGAGTATTTATGATTATTTAGAGTATAATGGTATTATTGATGCTATTTTACAAAAGATTCCTAAAGTTGAACTTGAGGCTTTGATTGGTTATGTGAAAGATACCGTTGAAGATTTTAATAGATATAAGGTTTCTGGTGCAGGAACTATGGAGAGTTTGGTAGCTAATCTACCAACATTAATGGAGAGTATAAATGTTTTAAAGGAAGAGTTAAAGGATGAAGACCTGGAGGTTGCCCGCACTCTTTACAATAAATTAGAACATTAATTATAAGCCTGCTATTGAATTATAATAGCAGGCTTTTCTTTTTTATATTTTTAGAAGGGAGGAGTTAAATAATGGCTGGACAAGTAAATATTGGTGTTAATCTTGATTTTACTGCTCAAAATTTAGCACAAATACAAAAGCAATTAAGTAGCACTTTAGATGCTATTGAAAAAAATGGTGTAAAATTAGGATTAAGTCCAGAAACTATCTCTCAAATGAAAGCAGAGGTTTCAAAGCTATCTGAGTCTATCGTAAAAAACTTTAATAATACTACTGGTAAAATTAATTTCGATAAAGTTAGAGTAGATTTGGAAAATGCTGGCGTATCTGCCGCGGGTTTGGGTGCAAAACTACAAACAGTAGGAGTTAATGGACAATCAGCTTTTAACTCTATTACTAAATCTGCTTACACATTTGAAGCAAAAATAAAAAACACAGAAAGTTTACTTTATAAATTTTCTCAAACTTTAAATAATACAATTAAATGGAACATTTCAAGTTCTATTGTAAACCAGTTTTCTGGAGAAATTCAAAGAGCCGTTTATTTCACAAAAGATTTAGATAAATCATTAAATGATATTCGTATTGTAAGTGGTGCTTCTAAAGATGAAATGGCTGATTTTGCTATTGAAGCTAATAATGCAGCAAAGGCATTAAAGACTTCAACAGTAGAATATTCAGATGCAGCGTTGGTATACTTCCAGCAAGGTCTTGCCACAGATGATGTTAAAAAAATGACAGAAGCAACTGTCATGGGTGCTAATATCGCCGGCGAATCTACAGAAGAGATGTCTAACTTGCTGACATCTACTATGAATGGTTATAAGATGGCTGCTGATGAAGCTCTTGATGTTACAGATAAATTATCAGCCGTAGGTGCCGCAACTGCCGCCGACTTTTATGAATTGGCTACTGGTATGTCTAAGGTTGCATCAATGGCTAATGCTGCCGGTGTTGATATTGACCATTTAAATGCTCAATTAGCGACTATTGTTTCTGTTACTAAAGAAGCTCCAGAATCAGTTGGTACTTCTTTAAAGACTATTTATGGTCGTATGTTAGCGTTCCAGAATAATGCTACTGATTTAATGGAAGATGATGATGGCGAATTGTTCGGCGCTCCTTCTGTTGAATCTGCTCTTGAGAAATTTAGTAAGGCAACAAATACAGAAATTTCTTTATTTGAAACTACTAAAGATGGTACTAAGGTTATGCGTAATCTGGGTACTGTTATTGATGAAATTGGTGATGCTTGGCAGAAAACTGATAATCAGGCTGTAAAGTTTGGTTTGTCTACTGCATTAGCAGGCTCAAGACAGCAGAACCGTTTAGTTGCATTGTTTGACTCTTGGGATGATTATAAAGAAGCTGTAACTACTTCTTTAAATGCTGAGGGAACTACATTACGTCAAAATGAAGTCTATATGGATTCTTATGCGGCTCACGCTAAAGAATTACAGGCTTCTATGGAATCTCTATATATGGAGTTGTTTGATTCCGATGATATGATTGGAATTGTCGATGCCATTAATGAGATTGTGAAGGGTCTAACTACTGTTGTTGATTTATTAGGTGGATTACCTGGTGTTCTTGGTGTTATTAGTGGTTTAATGACTAAAACCGTATTTTCTAAGCAATTATCTGGTTTAGCTTCTAATCTGGCTAACAAAAAGATTGCAGAGAAATTCCAAGGTGCTGATTCTGCTGGTGTACGTCAAGACGGTCGCAACAGTAGTGATTATAGAAAAGATGAAACTAAATACAAAGATAAACTTCAAACTGTTTCTACTGTTTTTAAGGGAGAGGATTTTGAATCTGTCAGAAAAATGACAGAAGAGTTATTAAAACAAAAGAAACAAATAGAAGAAGTTCGTGCGAGTGCAAATCTATTAAATGAGGCTTATAAGCGTACTAATTCTGCTATTACTAACAGTAGTGCTTCTAAGGGTGTCTTTAAGTCTTTACAAGCAGATGCTGAAGGAAATGTAATAGCTACTGATAGATTAAACAAAAAACTACAAGAGTTTAAAACTACTTATAGTGCTAATTTAACAGATACCGCTGCGGAAGAACTTCAAGATTTAGAATATAACTTAAATAATTCTGATATTAAATTGCAAGATTTCATTGGTCAATTTAAGGCTTTAATTAGTACAATGGCTAATGCTAAAGCCCAGAATGATTTAGGTCTTGATACTAACTTCGATGAATTAACACAGCAGTTAAATCAATTAGAAGCAGGTTATAGAGAAAATGCTCAGGTCTTAGACGAAACCTTAGACCCAATGACAGAGTATGCAGATAAAATCAATAATATTAGAAATGGTGTTTCAGGTGCCATTCCTGTATTAACCACTTTATTCTCTGCTCTTGGTGATGATAGTAAATCTGCTGGAGAAAAGGCATTAAGTGTATTAACTTCTTTAGGCACAGCTTTAACTTTCCAGATGGATACTATTATTGCGACAACTACTGCTAAAATGTCTGAAATTGCCGTTACAGATTTGCAGACTGCAAGCGAACAAGGTGGTATTGCCGCCAAGTTAGCAAGTGCGGCCGCGGAGGCTTCTGGAACTAAGGCAACAATTTTAAGTACAGCAGCTAAGGTGGCTGCGACAGTAGCGAATGGTGGTTTAACTGCTTCATTCTATGCTCTTGCTTCTGGTATTTGGGCAGCTTTGGCTCCTATCTTACCATTTGTAGCAGTTATTGGTGGTATTGTTGCTGTTGGTTATGGTCTTGTAAAATTATTTGATGCTTTGGTAGTAACTGAGGAAGAATTGCAAGAACAATCTCAAGAAGCGGCAGATGCTTTAACAGAAGTTCAAAATACAATTTCTGATTTGGAATCTAATTTGAAGTCTTTAAATGACCAGATTAACGAATTAGACCCAATTACAGATGCTGACGAAATAGCTGATTTGGAAAGACAAGTATCTTTAACAGAAGCACAACTTGCTGCTGAAAAAGAACTTGAAAAAGTCAGAGCAAAAGAAGCCAGTGAAGCGCAAGCAGTTTATTTACAAAAGACTTATGGAACAGCTGATAATTCTACTTATAATAGTGAAACTGGTGGTTATGATTATAAAACAGACCAAGATGTTTATAAAGATAAAATTAGTGAACGTCAAGATATAGGTAAAAACTTAAAAGACCTTGGTGTAAATGATGTAAGTGAAGCCGCAACTGTTATTGAAACTAAAACCGCGGAATTAGAGAAGGTAAAAGCTGATTTACAAAAGATTAAAGATGAACTTTGGGATAATAATGGCTTTACCAATCCTGAAAGAGAAAAAGAATTAGAGGACGAAAAGAAAGCCTTACAAGAGGAGAAAAAAACTCTTGAAAATCAGATAGAAGATATTGAAAATTATTCTGATAGATACGGTACTTTAACTTCTGAATTGGCTGAAGAAACTAATACTCTGTTAGCTGAAGTAGCCAAAGTTGATTTATCACAAGTTGATGATGAAACTAAAGAATTTATCGAATCTTTAAAGAATACTGCGGAACAAGGTTTAGCAGAATTAAATCCTTCTGATTTTATTGAACGCTTATTTGACGAATCTGATTTAACCTCTATCATGGATAAACTTTCTTCTGGTGGAGATATTTCTGGTATTCTAAATAAGTATGAGGATACATTCTCTGCTCTTGGAATAACAACAGATGAAATGACAGAGTATCTACAAGACTACACAAATGCAATGCAAGAATCTGAGACTGTTGTAGATGATGCTCAAAGTCAATATGACAGATTAGTTAATAATATCAATCTATTATCTAAATCTTATCAAGATGGCGAAACTAATTTAGATGATTATACTTCTGGAGTTTATAAGAATTTAGAAGGTTTAGCTCAATTAGCTGACAAAACTGGTGAAATAAAAGGCGATTTTAGTGGAACTGTCAATGAATTTGTTGGCGACCTTGGAGAAGCTCTTGGTTCTTTAAATGACCAATATAATTCTGGTGCATTAAGCATTGACGATTATATTGAAAGTGCGAAAAATCAAGTTAAGCAATTATTAGAATTAAAAGAAGTCTTCCCTGAAATCGGCGATGAAATTGACACTCTGTTAAATAAGAACTTTGATATGGACGGTATCACTGGCTTGTTAGATATGGACGAGTTAGTTGATGGTTGGTCAAATACTCAAGATGTTATTTCTCAGGTTACTGCCGAATTTGAAAATTTGGCAAGCGTTCAAGAGTTAGTTGCTGATGGATTTAAAATTTCCGCAGAAGCAGCTTCTGAATTGGCTAATATGTATCCTCAGTTGCTTGAAAATGCACAAACAACTGCCGATGGTCAAATTCTACTTGATGAAGAAGTTTATAATAACTTTATAAATTCTCGTCAAGGAATGTTAGCCGCTGATATTGATAGTCAGATTGCTCAGTTAGAAGCTAAGAAAGCCGCACTTGAAGCTGCTAAGGCTCAAGCGCA